GATTTGAAAAACTTTTTTTATTTATTTAATTTATTCATAATATACTAATAAGTACATGAATATCCTATATAAATAACATGAATATAGCATGAAGGGTAATTAAATTAAATAAAATATGTTTTGGTTTCAGGGGTGCCCTCTCTAAAATCGGTAACAGGCAAATAGGCCCAAAAAAATTAGTATGATGACAGCGTTGGGACCAGAAGGTCGGGCCAGTTCGGAACAGTTCGGGCCAGTTCGGGTCGGACGTCACACATGTGGCAATCAAATACAAGAAAGAAGAATTATAAAAGCAATTACATAAATTGTATAAATCACAATGGAACTACCCAACCCCAACAACGACCCCATTATAGCACGTATCAACAACACGATGCCACAAAGAAAAAGAAAGAAACGTAAGTATACACATACTGGATGCGGTAGAAACGCCAGTTCGTGGCGCAGAAAAGATCTTTCTATTTTAATACCAAAACAGGCGGTGGTATTTGGACAAGGTGAGTGCGACCACGAATGGGTACCAACCCCACGCATGATGAATGAACATACAACCTACGAATGTATGGAATGTGGAATGGAAGACGGTTGCGCTTAAACCTTGAGTTTCCAGTAAACCTTTCCATTTTGCCAATCACCAAGTATTTTGGATAGAGTATACTGGTCATATGATGACACAATTGTAAAGTTTCTTTTTTTATAAAGTAGTTGATAAACCAATACCCGATGTTTACCAAAATTACATATCACCCGATAATCACTATCGCGAATAAGCGTAAAATCATATGAACTCGAATGTTTCATTTCCCATTTGTTCCATTCGACATCTTTATGCCACGTTTTGAAATCCATGACTATTTAATATTACAATAGATAAATAAATGTTTAAATACTGCGTATGGTACGTTTTAAAAGATAAACATATTATCCACCAGCAAATAAGACGATATTCTCAAGCATTTAATACCGAGCACTTTACAGCACATATAACCGTTCGTCATTCGTTAGAGAAGGAGGAAGCTATAGAATTGTATATGAACCACGTGTCAAAGAAGGAAAGTTTTTCACCGGTGGGTTCGCCTGTAATAACATGTTGCACCAAGAATGATAAATATTTTTATTCTATCGAACAGCCCCTGACAAACGGTAGTCATATTTCGCTAGCATATAGAGTAAACAGTGGATTTCACCCAATGGAATTGGCAATAGTGGGTAAAATATGCACCATAGAAATAGACGATATACAATTATGTGTAGTGGATTGTAGTTCAGAGCATCCGAAAGAGTGGGAGATACTGAGTATATAAATAAGTTAATCCATAGTTAATAATGTCAGAATGTTATGTTTGTTATGAGCCATGTGACAACCCGGCTCCATGTTTATGCAAAACCATGTATGTTCACCCCTCTTGTATGATAATAATGAAAATGTATGGTCAAACCGAATGTGGAGTCTGTAAAACACCTTACCCCGGACCACCGGTAGAGCTTATAGAAGAAATCCCACCAGAGTTTGAAGAAGAGGAAGAGGAAATGTTAACTCCCCCGTGCATGTGCTTTATTGTCCCCACGCATTATCGCGGTGGTATGTACCATGCATCCGAGCTAGATAAACTAATGGATTTGCTCCGATACGTTGTTCTATTTATGTGTATTATGTTTTTGTTCCATATGACAACAAGTCCGTTCACCATTAGTATTGACAAAGACTGGGTGCCATCTTTTGTTATGTTTATGGGACTGATATGTTGCTGTAGTGCAATTGGGCAAACAATAAGGCAGAAACGGCATAATTTACGTCAACGGATACGTCGTGGCGCTGTGATCGCATGAACATATAACTTAAAAGATCGCTCAAAATCAACGATAAATTGAAATATGTAGCGAGTGGACTTGTGGATCCTACCATTGTAAATAATAAAAGGATTCCCAGTATAGCAACCGGATAAAAAAGAAAGTAATGTCTGTTTTCCAGAAACAAGGTTTCGTTGCTAGAAGCAATATACATAACTTGTTCTTCGTCTGACATGTCTCTAGGAGATTTATCATTTCTCCTCACGTCCCTATAATTTGAAATTCCAATCTGTGTTTTTCTTGATTCGCTGGTACTTTCTAAAACATAAAGTCTATTTGTATTAAAACACGACTCGTGAAATCTATTCTCTCTATCTTCTTTAAATACATTTAAGTGTAAATGGGCGATCCTATAATCAGGTATCTTTTCATGTATGGATTCTTCTATCTTACCAAGTCTAGATTCCGCAAAATGGAGGACAAAATACAATTCCTTATACAGAAACAAATACAATAGAGACGCAAGCGATATGTACATATTTTCATCGTGTAAATACATTGCAAAATGAAAAAAGAACTGCCATATTTGTTTCCAACGGACGTATTTCTTTTCCATAACATAATAAACATACATCATATGAAATCTGGGGTGTAACATGCACATATAGTATATCATCATGATAGGAAAAAAATAAAAGAAGACGGACTTTACAAACACTATATTTTTCGTTAGCATCAGAAAGCATAGAATAGCATAGTATAAAAACAATATGCTATTCTTGACATATATTATCATTTAGTCGTATGTAAATGCACTTATATAGTATTTAAGTCGATAATCTATCATAGTAAATGCAAAATATTGTAGTTGTTGGCAACAGTGGGAGTGGAAAAACTGCTTTTGTGAGGCGCATAAAACATAATACATACAGTGATTCATATATATCAACGATTGGGAAAGACATGGAAGTGATAGAGCACAATGGTAAAAAATATATATTGCATGATACGGCTGGCCAAGAGCGTTTTGAATTAGCATGTCAATCCTATTATAAATATGCCCATGGAGCACTTGTGTTTTACGAGACGATAGATCATAGTTCAATAGAGAAGTGGGTGAGGAAGTTGCGGAAAGAGCAGAAAGATATACCGATAGTTCTTGTAGGGAATAAGATTGACGAATGTAAAAATTATCATGTATCTATGTATCCAACCGCGCATATTTCATGCAAGACCGGTGAAAATGTGGACAAAGTATTGTCACTCATGGTACCGATGCTAAAGGAGTTTAAAGTTTTACCTGATCAAACTTGGCCTGAATTGTTTCGAGACTGGTATTGCGTCTGTCAATGAATCGATCAAAATCGTCACTGCCACCGGCGTATTGCCAGCCGGTTCGACTATGTACAAATATCTGTGGCACGTGGGACATTCCTTTGTTTACAAGCTTCGGATAGGCCTGTATGTATTGCGTGTCCGGTAAGATATCATACGGCTGCTTTAAATCCGTAGCCGATACATACTTACTGGTTAAAACATCTATTACCGCCACATCACTACATATGTCCAATGCTCTCCCCGACGCATGCTTGCTAAAATGACAGTAGTTTTTTACATACATAAATACTTTATCAACTTCTGTTGGAGTGAATTTAACACCATTACATGCTAAAATACATTTTAATAGTTCGTTATCCATTTGTTTACGCATTCAATATTTATATACTATAAAATATTCTTATCCTTCTGTAAATGTTACCCAGTTGGGCACACGCTTATTCTCATCGCATGATGAAATCATATAAGTGTGATTCTTCACAGGATGATGATAGAGCTGTGGCAGTTTATATAAATAATAAAATTATTAGTTTTAACGAGATAGGTGAAAGTACGGCTCTCACTGGCGACTCCCTCCGATTAAAAGATCTTGATGTAACCAAACAACAAATAGCATGTGCACTGTGGAACAATACAAGAAAATCCGTGGAGGTTTCATTTCAAATTGGTGATATTATCTTTACCTACAAAAAGGAATATCGCAAACAACCAGAATATTCCGAGGGTAAAGAGGTCATAACGCGAGAATTTTTCTTTGACTTAGTATTTCCAGACTTTGAATACGAGGGTAAACCCCCGGGGTCACCAGAGCCAGTCGTCGAGGAACCAGAGCCAGCCATTGATAGAACAGCGGATTTATATAATTTAATGAATCCCAGACACATGAGACCGCCAAATGAGAGACCGACATTTAACTTGAACAACATAGACTCATTGAAATTAAAAGATCGTGATATTATATGTTATATATTGGATAATTGCGAGGTGGGTTGTGATATAGAGGTTACTTTCGATCGTGATATAATTCGGGTTACCTATTCCGATTCCGATTGGTTATACCAGTTTGCAAAATTTTATCACACTTATGAAACCGAAAACATGCGAAACGAAAAGGACATGCGGGAATGGTTTGATAGGTCAGACGAACGCACCAAGCGTCTTATACTTCAAATTCCAGAGTTTAAAGAAATTCTCGAGCCGGAACTCGATGCTTCGACAGCTGCCGACGGTGAAGAAAAGGCTGGGGAGCTGGAACCCATAGATCTAACAACACCGCCCGAGGTGCAAGAATTGTTAAACCGCGGTCAGCCGGTAGTGACATGTTTGGACAGTGAAAATGGACCTCAACGTAGTAGGTCATTCAGGAGGGTTTCGAATACTACAGTGACTTTGGTACGCGGCACCGATAAAGCCACCGCTATCCGCCCGTCACCAAATTTAGACGCGGTACTGGCTACTGTTGTACCAGCAGATGAAGAATTTACCTTTGGAGGAAATCCTCCTTCGGTAGAATGGGAAACGGTGGGCGATAGCATCCGGTGTTCAAATGAATGCGTTGAAATAGTCGATACCGATCCATCGGAATATTCGCAAGCTTTGACGGAATTTGTTCCACAGCCAGAAAATGCAAAGGAATGGAAACGTATGAAATACAAGAAGAAAGATGGTTCGGTTGGAAATGGGTTCTTAGCAGACCCTCACCAGATGCACAGTATCATCTACGGTGGTTCCAAGTTACTCCTTGCTCATCGGCCCGGTTTTGGAAAGACCATCAACAGTATTCTTCATGGGGAGAAACTACGCAACAGCTGTACCGGTCCAAAGCCAAAAATATTGATCCTTGCCCCTTCGCGTAAGCTGCTTATGCATTGGGTAAGAGAACTGGACCGACTTGTGGTGGACAAGTCACACTACATATGGTCCACCTACAAGCACTTTATGTATACACAGACCAGATACTTATCTAAGAATTCCACTGGAACCTATCCAGAATATCATCTGCTCAGCGAAGAAGTACGTGATGAATTGGACAGGCTTCTACAAGAAAAAAACTATCACCTCGACGGTGAAGAGACCGATTTGGGTCTGAACTTGGTTTTGGAATCAAAGCCCGAAGTGGTTAGAGTCGGACAAAAAGATTATGGTAGTAACAAGAACCATTGTATGATAAGTGGACGTGCGGTGTCTCTAAAAGAATGCGAGGGTTATGATAATTATGACGAATTGAAAAGAATGTGGAGATTCGACTCAAAAGAATGCGTCACGCATCATTTGCATTTGACATCTTCACGCATGATCAAAATACAGTTTATGTGGAGAAAACACGAAGATAAAATATTCTTCACTGCTCCAGAACATGGTGGCCATTTTATCACAGGATTTCAATGCAAAAACATTAACCCCAAGACATTTACAGAACTCGAAGAACAGGTTTCTGCAGGAAATGAAGACTTACAGACCGTTGAAAAATACATCGAGAATGAACGAGCGGCGTACGGCGAATACCTTCAGGAGTTGCGTGGTATATCGGGCATGTCAGATGCGTCTGCCGTCGAGATAAAAAAGGCCCTAAACAAACAAACGGGAGAGTTGGGTCTATCCTATTTTGTAGACTCTGCCAACGAAATCTACCATATGTACCGTGCACCAGATGACTGTATTTTGATAGCCGATGAAGTCCATACTCAAGTCAAAAACAAACACAACAACGTAATGGATTGTTTGTGGAAATATTGTTTGAACTCGAGATTTACTATTTTGGCTTCTGCTACTCCGATTGAGAGCAACGAAGAGACAAAACAGATGTACCTGTTGTCAGAAATGCTTCGTACGAACCGTGAATATGACGATAAGGTATTTCCACCATGGCACCCACTACGGGTGTGGGATACCAACAAGGATATTTTTACTCTATCAGCCGGCCTGAAAAGTAAAATATCTAGACTCAACACCGTCGAAGACATAGAGAAGGCAGTAGATTTCTTTATAGATGGAGAGGTAGAAAACAATGAACAGACCAAGTCGTTGTATGATTTAGACCCCACCAACATTATGAACTTATTTTTGGGTATTTCTGGTAAGGAAAATGCTTTGAAAAACGAGACTCTGTTTATATCTGGTGAAAAATCGTGGAAATCTCTTACCGAAGTACCAGAAGACGAACGCGATAAAGTTAAGCCCAAAACATATCTTCGCTGGTTGGGAACAGAAGGTATTGATAGTAGTGAGACACAGAGAAAAGGTGAAAATCCATATGCATTTGTTCAGAATGATCTATTGGAGTATCGCAACACGGCCATGAAGACGCTGTACAGAAAACGTCAACTGGGTGATACCAAACCCAAATTGTTTCCAGACAAAGTGGCTTACAAAGACGGTTACATCAATGTACCAAATGATGAAATCCGGCTATCTATGATGTTGCGTAGTCCCATACCGGAATTGCGATTTGAGTTACCTAACAATGAAGACCGAATATACAATGTAAAAGTGTCTGAAAACACCATTACAGTGATCAAATCGGATGAAGGGACATACACCGCGGCAGAGATTTTGGACCTCCAACAACTGTGTTTTTCTAATTCGTTGCCCGGTTTAGTAGCCATGGTATACCAGAAACCCGATCAAAAACGATTACCAAATCGTGTCGTATGTGCAAACTATCTAGTAAGTACAAATACGCGCTCATATATGTTGGCCGACCCCGGCGATAAAGTATACACAGACTTGGAAGATAAACTAAAACCAGACACTATGCTCAAATGGTTGAATGTTTGTCCAGCAGAAAAACAAAGGGGACAAGGCGGTAATAAAAAAGAAGCAGAAGTTCATTATAACAATATACCATTTCTACCCGGTTTGGTGTCTTCTAAGATGATGGCTATCGTAGAAACCATTGAACATGCATACAAAGTGGGAAAGAATGTCATGGTATATCACCCGCGTGTTGAAATACATCGGGCGGTTCAAAGGGTACTTGCCATGCGTGGCCATGTATCTGCCAATGCTTATGTGGAAAACAAGAGTTCTGAACTGATAGAACATCAAAAATTGTCGGCCATAAAGCGTTGGGCTATTATTAATAATGATAAGGTTATATTTGACCAGAGTAAGAAATACAAAATATATGGGTCACAAGACGATGGGTTTTGGAAGTGCGACATGGAAACAGTAAAACAACTAATAACACCTTATAGGGAAATGATGGGTTGGGAAGTTATTTATAAAACGATCGAGGGGTGGAAAGATCGTTCCATATGGAGAATCTATTTTAATGTTGGGCCTAGCAAGGAGAAAAGATTAAGTGGGAAAGGATCACTACTATCCAAACTAAAACTTTTCAACGAAATGTTCCGGTATTTTGAATACGAAGAGAAAGGATTCGACGAGGACAGAAAGAATATATTCGATAGTCTAATCGATGACACTTTTAAAGTCGAGACTATACCAAAAAAGGTAAACCGATCACGTAGAGAAGAAATACAGAGAGCTATGGATAACTATTTTGATCTAAAAAATCAACAGTTTGAGGGATACGAAAAAGAAATATTTTTAGAGTGTGAACGTTATTTTGAATATGCCATTCAAAAAATCGTCTCTAAACAAACAAAGAAAAAGAAAGACAAGGAGATCACAGATTGGCAGGTAGACAACTTAAAGTTACGTTCATATGTTTCGGAAAAATTTAAAGTAACCATGGGGGATGTTATAGAGGTTAAACTTAACGCAAGCACTTTTGATTTGGCACCGGTGTTAAAGGAATGGAAGAAAAGTGACTACTTTAACAAACAAGTACCAAATTTGCCATTCGATGAAATAAAAGCATTTTTGAAAAAGCACAAAGCGTTTTTTGAGCAAGAATATTTTAAACAAGATACCTCCAAATTAACATTTAACCGGGTACGTCTGATTAGCGAAATTAAAAACGATGACCCCATGCATATGAACATGAACGATTCGCGCATTGGTGAAATTGGTGGAGGATACGATGTTGGTAGTTCGTTCATAGAAAAGACTCCGTTTACAACGGAAATACAAACAAACGAACAGGTTATTACACTGTGGTGTTATGTAAAGGGATTTTTCCAGACGGAGTTTTACAGGGAATATGGCCAATACGCCAATCTATTTCCAGACATTTGGGAGGGGGCAAATGGAAAAATAGTGTACACCAGTAAAACAACCAAAGATCAGCTGGAGCTGGAAGCAACGCGAAGAGGTATAGAAGGTGGGAAAAGGGTATTAGAACGATTGAACGCTTTGGGACCAGTTACAGGGCAGGATCCAAAAGGTGAAATCACACTTGAAGAATACGACAGGAGATTGGAACGTCTGGTCAACAACCCCTATTTTGTTGCTATCAAATCGAAAGGCGTCCCGTCTTTGCGTCTGAACTACAAATATTATGTGATCGACGAGGAAAATAAAAAGCACAGACAGTGGTATGATAAATGGGAAGACCAGCCGTTGTTAGAACGTCCCGGTTTGGATAGGGTTCAACGATTGGGCATAGGAGGAGACGATATAACGAAATCAGACTTTTTTGACACGATGTCCAGTAGGATAACGGGGTTGCACCAGAGATGGAACAATAAAGGAAATAAATTGTTTTATGGTGTGTTGACAGGCGATGTGTCCAAAAAGAATTACGATGCGTTTGTTGATGCTTTTTCAACCGGTAAAATAGACTGCTTGTTTGTCTCTGATGCCGGTATAGAAGGTATAGACTACAAATCACCCGCTCCTTCTCTCATGATAAGCATTGATCCAGTAAAGTCCCCGGGCAAGATGGATCAATTTACAGGCCGAACCATACGGAGAAATTCACATCAAACACTTCCAAAGGACATGAGAGTCACCGAATATGTATCATTCTGTACCAAAAAATACGAAGTAAAAGACAATAGGAAACAAGAATACATCGGGGAAGATGTGACAGCGGAACGAATAAAAAAGATGGTGTCAACGTATCGTTTGGAGTTTACGAAGAAATATAAAGAAGAAAACAACATCATAGAGACGGAATTAACAGACGATCAAAAAAAAGAACTAAAGAAAATAATAACCGATGGGATCAAATATCTAGAAGATCGTATAAAAGTAGAAAAAGAAAATCCAACCGGTGAAGCCATTGATCTACGATCTACAAAGTTTTCAGCGAGAAAAGTAAATATGTTTTTGTCTCAATCACAGAACAAACTGCCCAAGGGTGCAAGGACAAGGCAATACATTGAAAAACCAGATAAATGGAAGGGTGAACTGTTGGCTGAATATGACGAATGGTATGAAACTCAAGACAAGGGACCTACAAACCGCGTGGATTCTTCTAAAATAAAAGAATGGAAGGACAAAATTGCGGAAAAAAGAAAACAAATCAGACGAGCATATTTCGAATCTATTGGAGGACGCTTGGGTGAAATGACCGAAGAAGAAAAGGAAGCTTTTAATGAAGCCTTGAATGAAGACGACAAGTACAGTGCATTGTCAAGGAGATACAATGAAGTAAAAGAACAAGAAGAAAAAGACAATGCCGATAGTAAAGATGTACAGGCGTTGACCAAAGCAAATGAGAAATTAACAAAGGTGTTGGAAGAAGAAGCTTCAACGGATGACCTTATCAGTGAAATCATTGAATTGCGCCAAAAATTGAATTACAGCGAGATGACAGCTAACCAGATAAAGAAAGACCGTGATCCAAATAACCCCAAAACGATGAGTAGAGACGATATTGCTACAGAAATACAAAGGATCGAACGTGTTATTTTGAATGGAACATCCAACTCGCAAAAAATCAAACGCATCAATCAATTGGGAAAGGAATTGGCAGATAGAGACGATAAAACATGGAATAAACGTTCCCGTAAAGATTACACAGACGGTACAAGAACCAAGCAAAATGTTTCTGACCCATACAATACCGAAGACATTGATATTGATATGGAAGATGAAGACGACGAAAATAAGTTTGAAACGATAGAGTATCCAGAGAATAAGAAATGGAACCACTACATTGATAACTATGTCAACATATCACATGTTCCGGTACACAACAATATTGCGTTTCTTTCTGTTGGAGACTATGAACAATACATGAAGGATATAGCAGTAGAAGAAGAAAAAATAAAAGTGATACCGGAACGCATAACACGTAGAAGTGAATTCAACGGAATGAATGAAGAAGAACTAGATGAAATTAGAAAAACCAGTGAAAAAGCAAAGAAAAAATTAGAACTCTTTGATTTTAGAAACAAATTTTTCTGCCATGCGTGCAATTGGTTCAGCGGCGGTGTTACAATGGAAGCGAGAGAGAAAACGTATGAAGAACATCAACGTACCAAACCCGTGGAATTCTGGGGGCTTGGAGAATCCAACGAAGAATATACAGAGTGGTCCGCAAAGAACGAGCGATTGAAGGAAGAATACGTCAAAGAAGATCGTTGTGAGAGATGCAACACTGAACTAACAAAATGGGACGGTAAAAAACAAAATATATTGTACTACCACCTTATGAAACCCAGAAAAGGTATATTTGACGACAAAGAAAAAGTCTACAAGAACGAAAAACATAAGGAATTGGCAGACAAGAAGCGTGTACAGCGTGATCGTTTGGAAATGGCATTGGCTATGAACTCTGTTGAACATCAGGCCAGAAATATTGGCAGAAAGGTGTTTAAATTTTCTTCGGTTGATGGGGGTTGGGAAAAAAATTTCTACAAGGCGGTCAACAAGGAAGGGTTTGACCTCACCGAAGAAGAACGCCAGAAGTCATGGCATTCCTTCATTGAATATTCTGCTATTAATGACCCTGAACCGGAACCAGAACCCATTAAGGTGAAGTTAATGTCCGGGCAAGATTTTCAAGACATGATAGAGACTCCTCCGCAAGAGAAACCTAAACTGAAACCTCGAGAAAGAAAAACATATGTAGACGGTGACGTAGAGGACGATGAACAGGATGGGACGTATGTTCCCGATTCAGATCCTGAAGATCCAGATGAGGAGTACATGAGTGATATAAGTATACAAAGTGAATATTAATTTATAGTTAATCTACATAGTGGGCAGGTATTATTTACACGGAACCATTGTTGTATACAGTGATGGTGAAACGTATGGTTACAAGCAAGGGTTTGTCTGACAACTGTGTCTTCTTCGTGGCATATAGGGCACAATACAGCCTCTAATATAGGCAGTCCTATCGATTGTTCGTGTGGTTGGATGTCCAACACTTGTCGTGATTCCAAGTTCATTATGTACAACGCTTTGGGTATACTAAAGCGGGGGTATCTGGAATTGATTCGATCTTGTATGATACTCTTGTAAGCATGGAAGCTGTATTTATCCAGCCATTTTTGTAGCTCTTCTCTGACTTGCAAAGGCTGTACATCTACCGGTATCCATATTTCCATTTACTTATATAGCGGTGTTATTTATACTATTTTTTCATATCCATCTTATAGTTCTGGTATTTCCTCACAAGAAAATTCTCTTCCACATGATACACCCAACTGTTTAAAAATGGTCGTTCCAACCATATAACATCTACATACACCTTGTCCATTTGTTCCTGACACTTATCCCACTCACTGGCAGCTTCTTCGGAACAGAAAGTGATTACAAGGTATTGTACATCGTCACCTTCGATAATTGCTTTTGCCACCCTAGAGTAACCACAGTATAGATACAGGGACTTATCATCCTTGTAGTTTTTATTCAACGTGTAAGCATATACTTCGTGTTTAAATCGGGACATTGGATTCCCTTCTTTTAGTTCTTCTTTTAGTTGGTACTTATCATCCTCTTTCTGACGAGAATAAATGTAAAAATCGCTGGACCAATAGGCACCCATATATTATAACTCGTGGGACTTAAATAGTTTTTTCGCGATGTTGCAACGTTCGATGGCATCCTTAATATTTAGGGGGTATGGGTAATCTTCTGGTAATGATTTGGGTACATACCATTCATCTTTTGGTTCATTCTCCTGTTTGGGAGTATTGAAGAACACACATGCATTGAAAACTACAGACACAAACACCATTACAAATAAAGAAGTGAAATTCAGCCCACTGACTGACCATTCAACTACAGAAAATAAGTAGTTGTACGCAATTCGAACCAAGAAGTATTGCCGCATTCTATCGTGCATGTCCCATTGTACCTTTAGTGGGAGTTTCATATAATAAAAGGCTGCCATGCATGCGAATGCCAGTATAAGTTGGAATGGTCTGGCGGTGGAACAGAATGTCAAGACAAACAACGCATGGAGGCTTAAATTCATTACCTTTTCACCATATTTTTTTACAATAATCTTGTTTAACCCTATTACTGAAAACAGGAAGAGGGATATAAAATGTTGATTCCACTGGTTTCTAAAGGCATACGTAATCCAAAGGGCAAGTCGTTGCAAATGTAAAATTCTATTCCATTCCACCATGCTCATTTTTAATCCGGGAAGGTGTAGTATAACCGTAGCCTGTGTACATATGTGTATAGCCAATACCAAGAACAGAGATATATAACCCTTCACTAAATAAGATAGACATAATATGAACCAAGGTAATAAACTGGCTGGAAATAGAGACTGGTATACTAAATTCATTTGTAAATATGCATATTATATTTATATATAATTAAGACTTAATCACACTCGACAATATGTGGTCCCGCCGGAAAGCTTGAAAACATATTTTTCAGACTCTCCTTATTGGGGTGGAGCTCCGTCACTTTGATCTTGTTGCCATCGTACATCCTTATTTCGGCAGAGTTGTCTCCGTTTACATATGCTTTTAAACTGTCGATGTATCGAGCCTTTCCCTTCATTAGGCGCTCTTTGATGTTTGAACAGTCGGATTTAAATGCCACGAGGTGATTAAGTGTTTGTGCGTCTTCGATTGACATGGCATCCAATTTTTGTTGGAATTCGTGTCCTTGACACTGTTTTTTGTTTTTTCCACAATCGTCGCATTCTTCTTCGTATTCTTCTTCTACATCTTCCGCCAACATATCATCGAGTGATTTTTCTACCTTTTCAACCGTAACTATTTTAATATTCTTTGGAAGCGTTCTCTGCCGTTTGAGTCCGAAGGATTGAACTAAAAAGTCGTTTGGGCCCATCTCTTTCCTAGCCTTTTTAACATCATTTTCTAAATCTGCGTTTGCTTTAATATTCGCATCGAATTTTGCATTGTAATCCTCAATAGACATAAATGCTACACCCGGTGGTCGGAGGTGATCAATGTAAGGTTTCACAGTTTCAACCATTTATTGAGCGACAATGTACTATATATACTTAAAAACATTTATTTTAAATGGCAACTGGGCGTACTCGTAGAATTCAATTTTCAAAAATACGATTTTCTTCTCCTACAAGGAGGGGACCTTATTCTGTTGATCCACCAACAGATGATTCCAAAAATGCGGCCAGCGGTGGTGACCCAAACAATGAAGGGTGTTGGGAATTATTCAAAGCGTTCTGGAGTTGTAGCAACCCCGGATACTTTTGGATCAACTGGATAGCTATATTGGGCCATCTAACCAACTCTATTGTTATGATGGCAATTTACGCAAACCGTGATTCATTGGGTATCACCTATACGGAAAATGTATTGGAATGGAAACGTAGCAATGGCACATGTTCTAAAACTTCCAGAGAGTTAGAGACAGCGAACAATGGAAAATTCTGTATTGGTCCGGTTCAAAACACCTTTGATTGCGATGGAGACCCATGTGCTTTGGATTATGGATGGATGATCATTTCATTTCATCTGCTTTCCTTTGTGTTCCAGTTGGCGGCGGCACTAACAGACTGTTGTAAAAAGGGTGTTTTAGGATATCGTTATTCGGACATGATCGGGGATGGAAAGAACCCACTTCGTTTCATTGAATATAGTATTAGTGCATCCATCATGCTCATGATCATTGCATTGATCAATGGTATCATTGACATACATCTATTGTTTTGTATCGCTGTTCTGACAGCCTCTTGTCAGTTGTGTGGTCTAGTGGTAGAATATATCGATGACATCAACATGAAATGGATCAACCATCTTAATGGTTGGTTGACTTTCTGTTCCGCCTATTGGTGCATTACAAGAGCATTTGTCGCATCGGCTGAAGCAGTGGACGGTGTATCACCTCCAGATTTTGTATATCTGATAGTATTGATTCTGTTTCTTCTATATGCATCCTTTGGTTTTGTTCAACTGGTAGAATTAATGTGTATCACAAAGTGGATGAACATTGGGGGATGTTGTAAGTGCTTTGTAAGAGAAACCGATAGCAAATGGTGTCCAAGCCTAAGAAAGAATGATAAATGCAATCCTTTATACAAGGAAATGGTATTCGTTACTCTATCACTTGGAGCCAAGATGGTATTGGGATGGATGTTGTTCGTAAATATCTTAATGGCGTAGTATAAATATATCTCTATAACATATAAATGCGTAAAACCTATTTATCGGATGATTCGGACGAGGAAGAATCTAAATCTACCCATAAAAACATAAAAATACTTATCATTGGTGACAAGAAGGTGGGTAAAACATCATTTATCACCCGCTTGACCAGAGGGTACTACACCATGTTTTATCAACCTACAAAGAATATAGAAATCCACAGGGAAGTTAAAATAGGAGATATGCTGGTAACTTGTTGGGATATACCGCCACATATAAAGTATCATTTTAAGTTAAAGAGCTTGGAAGCAGACGCGGTTATATTAATGTTTGACACCAAACGACCAGAGACTAAAGAGCGCGTCACCGAATACTGGAAAATCATGTACAAACAACTGCGTAAACTTCCTTATATTTTTGTTGTGGGGGTCAGAAATCCACCGGGTACCAAAGGAAACGGTATTCACTATATTGATAATATGAGCACGGACGGATACAATGAATTACTATATCACATCCAAACGACTCTAATCGGATAGGCAACAATCAAATAGAACAAACAAAATAAAGAAGATAAATATTAGAAAGAAGTCCATTTTAGTAATATAAATATGCTTTTATACCACTGTAAATGTTAAGAATCATTGTTCAAAAATTGGCTAAAAGAAGCATTGTTAATCACATTGTTCCCCCACATATCATGGCGGAAAAAGAAGAAAAGGAATTAATAGAACGGGATAAGGAGGAACCTCGAAAAAGATTTGTAACTTGGTTTGGCTATATGTAATTTTTATGTCTATATATTATTTATCTATGTTGTAAAATGCCAGTGCCTACGGATAGAGATAAGAAGGCAACTTTTTCACGATCGGGAAGAAGTTGTCCAAAGGGATATATGTACAACGGAAAGAAAAAAAAATGTGTTTTCAACCCCGATTCTACCTATTGGCGGAAACAATCCGTGAGTGATGTGTTGACAAATAGCTTTAAAATAGAGCCCAATGTAGATATCAAAAAAGTTGGAGATTTATTAGCAACGTGGCGTGGGGATGAATCTAAATCTAGTGCATCTTCATACCTACAAACAGTGGCTGTAGGGGTTGGCATTTTAGGAATTGTGCTTGGAACTATATTTGTTGGCAATTTATTCATGGGGGCGGTTTCATTTGCTGTCACTTGGGCAATACCGGCAAGCATTGTGACATTGAGTCTGGTAACCTTGGGCACTTTATATGTTTTTGGTAGCAAATATTATAAACATAAGCAGAAAAAGAAATTGGATATGGACCAGTGGCAATTATTCGCATGTGAAATTAAGAATATTGTCGATGCGGGAAATGATAAAATAAGATTGTTAAGAAACCTGAAGGATGAAATAGAAGATTGGTCTAAAACCCAAGAGGCTGGAATCACAAAAGAAAATATCAAAGAGTTAATAGAGAAGATAAACGCAATAATAAAATGTCAACGGAAGGAGGGTTGTTCTGATAAATTGGAAGAAATCATTTATTTTTTAATCGAAAAGATAAAGGTCGGCCTAGAGAACCAAGATGTACCCGATGTGGAAAACATCCCTAAAGGGTGCAAAATGCCGGAATATATTGTCACTCTTAACGAAGAAAAGCGCACAATTAACGTTAATGATGTCCGCTATGGTGGACAAGAAAACTTCTCGGTGCCAACTGTGAGCACAAAGTCGGAGGAAAGAGTGATGAAGGCCGCCGCTGCGGAAATTCAAAGTTGTGTAGTCAATGAAATTACCGCAATTCACGATGCACAACGCCGTTTCTTGGATGAACTCATTCATGAGCCCGGTCGTTTATATGGAAGGAACTTAATTGTAGAATTCGCCGACATTAAACAAAATCTAAAAGATGTACAAACTCTGGATGACTTTAATCTATTTTCTGAGTTTATGTGCCAGTTTAGTAAGCATAAAAATGAAATTAAAAAACTATATCAACAGGAAGAAAGATATAAAAAAGCGGAGATACGCTTGAAACTGGACATAAAACAGATTATTGCAATACGAGAACTACAGGTTAAAACTATATTGGACCTATACGGGTCGTATATATATAACATTGATAATTTAACCGAGATAGATTATTGGAACAAGACCCTTTCTTTGTTTGAAGATCAGGGGGATGGCTATAAAGGTCTGTTTAAAAAGGCAATTACATTTACTGGTCGCATAGATGGTCGTATAAACAGCATTAAAAACCTGAAGGATAGATTAGATACCGCAATAGAAAACGAGAAACAACGATCTTCTGTAAGGAAGTTCTCTTACTTTTACTATGGACCGGGCCAGCCGGTGTCGTCACAACCGAAATTAAAATTTTAAACTTGAGAGGCCAACCACGAGAATCCTTTATCGATGCCGTTACCTGTAGTAGCCGTAGACTCACATACTTTCCACGAATCAAAGCTTCTCATCATGGGGTGAATATCCAACTTACGTGACAGTTCCTCTGTTGAAGCCGCATTGGGGAGATCTTGCTTGTTTGCAAATATTAAAAATGCGCAATCTTTTAGATAACTATGCTCTGTTAATTTTATTAATTCTTCTTTTACTTCGGGAAATCTTTCTCTATCACTACTATCGATTACAAATACAACCGCATCCGCATTCTCAAAGTAGTTGTGCCAAAGTCTCCGGATCCTATTCTGCCCTCCTATGTCCCAACCAACAAACGTTAAAGATCCATATTGTATCTTTTCGCAATTGAATCCTATTGTGGGTACAGTAACCATATTATCTCCGTATTTTAAACGGTTCATAATGGTGGTTTTACCCGATGCATCCAAACCAAGAATGAGAATAGAGGCTTCGTGGTTTCCATAAATCCAATCGGAAAACAATGACACGAAAGCTCCCATTTTATATTTATATCACTTCATTTATATATACAAATGCCCTAAAATCCGTGCTACGCCGGCACTTACCAAAACGCAAAAAGAAAAACGTAGTATATATAGGGATCGTATATTATCATATAAAATGTCAGCAGTATCCTCATCCTCAGCAGTAACCGGCGCAAGCGCCTCAACCGACGCCGCTCTTGGCACCCTAACTACCGGTGAAAATGCTCACCCTATAACTAACTTTTTTGGCCCGGTCGGTGGCCATCACGAAGCTCTAAGGGCAGACGATCAATTAAGCCATGAGACATACAACCTGCCCCGTGCCTATGTGGGAAAAAACAAGTACCTAGAGGAAACCCTAGACTTTATGATCCGCAAAGAGGACGAATTCTACACCCGGTCTCTTCTCCCTTGGGAATTCACCGATGATTTGCATGTAGCATGGGAAATTTTTAGTTTTAACCGTACTCTGGCAGATTTGGAGCCCCATCAAGGTTTGCCGCGCTTCGTTACGCAAGAATCTGAGAAGCACAGTGATAATTTGCTCCGTAGGGGTCTCGCATTCATCATAGAACACGGGTTCTATAAGACAGAGCGTGGAAAACGCCATTTTGCCCTGAACTTGCAACAGATTACTGATGCTGTACACACTACATGCTATTTCGGTGTTATTCATGCTTTGCTAGGCGGTAAGTCATATTACCGTGAGTGGAGACGTAAATTTGGAAGACAAGTAGCTCGTCGTAACGATCTTTTCCGCGAAGAAAGGAAACGTTGGGCCATTGTCCAGAAATCACGGGACGGACTCTACCTGCTCGATGCAGAACTGAAGCACGAATTAAAACGCGAAGGAGTGGTACCAAATTTATGGGTATTTCCTGATAAGATGGGGATCTATATTAATATGGTCTCCGGTGATGCCTTGAGCTACAGGGAACGCGGTCCAGAAGCTTTGAGCAACCGCAGTGGAGGCGATAAAGTCCAGACCTTTAGGGGTCTCCCAGTTTTTGAGGCGCAATCTTTCGATGTCGAGTTTACCTCCGAACCGGTGGATCTTTTGATTCGCGAACGCCAGTGCGGTGAATACTTCTATCTTCCAAAGGGTGGTGAAATCGCCATCTATTCCGCCGATTCCGATAAGTTTGTGAGGGTGAGTCAACCCAGTGCGAACACCGGTGATGCCACAAAGGATAAAATCTTCGGAGATGGTTCTGAAGGACGTACAGGCAACGGAACCCAAAAGAAAGACAATATCGGTACAAGCCCGGGCGATGGTTTCATTCTCTTCCGTCCATTCCAAACGTACCGCATGGCCTCCGCGATCTTGGCGAAGGGAGGCAGTGAATTAGGCGCAACATATCACGGCCACCACGACTTTATGCTTTCAGATGATATTCTGCGCAAAGTTCATGTTGGCCATTACACCTTCTACAGCAAGAGCGTGGTGAAACGCCCCAAGAATTATATCATCATTGAGGACGTATTTTCACAGGGATATATTGGCGGGGAAGGAACTCGCTACTTTACCAAGGATGAATTGAAAGATGCCGTATCCGAAGGCACTTTGGGTAAAGGCGGCGGTCCATCTTTGATTTGTGTTACGAGTAATGGTGGTGAACCGGACGCCGATGTATTGGACATTACCGGACGATTCCAGCAATCGGTATACGACATCTTCAACGACGAAAATGCATATGTTGAACACTACCAAGGTTCTGGCAGCGCATACGAACAAATGTCATTGCAATTGTTGGAGCCGTACCGCAATAATATTAACGACGAGTACATCCAACGTGTCCAACGCTTCAATACCGTGTGCTTCCGCGGTATGCAATACACGAAGGACTCAGCCGGCAAGATGCAATTGACTCAACTAAACACCGGACACTGGGGAACCAATATTTATGCCGGGGTCCGTAAGGTACGTGAGGGAGAGAACTCATTCATGAAACAATGCGACCATGAAATTGTAAGTGTTGTATAAATATCTAATATATTTTTATAAATGGAAAACCAGTATCTAAATCTACTTCATACTTTACTTACTAAAGGCGAACGGCGGGAAACCAGATCCGGTACAGTCTATTCTTCCTTTGGTCATAAACTAAGCTTCGATCTTTCTCAATACTTTCCGCTTCTCACCACTAAAAAAATGTTTTTTAAGGGTATTGTGGAGGAGTTGGCATGGTTTCTTCGTGGTAGCACCAATGTACAAGAGTTAAGGGACAAGAAGGTGCATATATGGGATGGGAATACAGCGGACCGTGGGTATGACGCTGGACCAGTGTATGGGTTTCAATGGAGACATTTTGGGGCTCCCTATACAGGTTGTAATGCTGACTATACGGGGAAGGGTCAGGATCAGATCAAACGTATCATTGAATTGATCCGACATGATCCCGGTAGTAGACGTATACTACTAAGTGCATGGAATCCACAACAGCAGCATGAGATGGCACTACCACCCTGCCATGTCTCCTATCAGTTTTACGTAGACTCTGAGAACAAACTAAGCTGCCAGATGTACCAGCGAAGTGCGGATGTCTTCCTTGGTCTACCCTTTAACATTGCTTCCACTGCTTTATTAACCCATTTGATAGCACACGAAACAGACCGTAAAGTAGGCATGCTTCATATTGTTATCGGGGATGCACATTTGTACGAGGAGCACGCCGGTGTAGCAGCCATACAGGCTCAGCGAGTTCCACATGTGCCACCGACCCTTACTATAAACAGGGAAAAAGATGGTCTGTGGAAGCTAAAACGATCGGAGGTTAAGGTTGAAAATTATCGATGCCATGAAGCACTCAAGGCCAAAATGGCAGTCTAACGCTGTATTCATACTAAATTTTTTGGGCCTATTTGCCTGCTAACAATTTTAGAGAGGGCACCCCTAAAACCAAAACATATTTTATTTAATTTAATTAGGGTTCATGCTATATTCATGTTATTTATATAGGATATTCATGTACTTATTAGTATATTATGAATAAATTAAATAAATAAAAAAAGTTTTTCAAATCAAGGCCCTGTCTCTAAATGAGCTAACAGGGGAATAGGCCCAAGTATTTTACGCCCGTAATAGCGTTCAGCGGGTAAATAGCAGGTATTATGAAAAACATTTTGTACATTGTGTAATCTAACTATAAATAGTTCCATGTCGTTTTGATATGGAGGAATTTCGAAAAAACTCGTACCCATTGTATTCTATTATATTTTTAAACCTATGTTTATGTTTCTTCGGATTTTCGGTTAGCTTTGTTAACATGAGCACAGAATGGGGTAGAGTTACAGTGTGTACCCTATGGGTATTAATGTTTTTCTTATCCAGCGGAAATCAGGGCTTTGCATGGAGTAATTTATTTACCATATGGGGTGATCGTGCGGTGGCCGTCGCCATATTGATATTGTATTCTTACTTTTACTGGAATACTATGGAATGGTGGCACTGGACAAGCGGGGCACTAGCCCTGTTGGGATATACTTTGATCGGAACCATATACAGAGATGAATTAAAGGTAAACCAATACACCAATCTAGTTAATATATGGCATCTCTGGGTCATGTTACAGATATTTCTAGTCCCATATTCTCTACCAGAGGGCCCGTTGTTCTGATTTTGGGGGTATATAAGCGCATGCGTGTATATCAAAGATGGATATTCGTATCCGTAAGACCGATGGTATGCGTTGTTATAATATAGCGGACATGGAAGAATTCATCAAAGAAGAGCGACCCATTTTTATGTTGGATAATTTTTTATGTTCGGAATGTCCGGAACAGATAGACCACGATGAATCTTACATGCACGAGGAATCTGTGTTAAAATTAATGAAATGGGTTCATCGGCAAGACGGTATTATTCGTTGTTTGTCTCTGATGGAATTTGTAAAGACCATGCAAAAGAGAGAGAACAAGAGAAAGTATTCCACAACCCATCGTATAGAAATAGCCTATAAGTCCGAATACAAATGTAACACATGTCGGATATTATTGCCGCCTACATTCGAGATAGATCATATCATAGAATTACAGGACGGTGGCGAGGATACCTACGAGAATTGTCAAGCCCTGTGCCCCAATTGTCATGCCTTAAAAACACGTGCAAATATACTTCGGCGTGACAAAGCATTCAAGAGTGTATATGGTAAGAGGTTTCAAGAGATGCAAGATAATGCATTTGATAAGTTTAAACATGTAAAAAAGAGTAAATATTTTTAACATCTAACAAGTCTGTGAACTACGCATCTTTTTGAATATTTTCTCCCAGTTGGTGACCGATCTGTCTTGCCTGTCGTACATAAGGTCGCTCCATTTGTCTTTGACGATTCGGCGAAGGGTGTCATCCATTTCTTCCTTGTCTCCGTCTATCAAATAAACCTCCCATGCCGCTTGCGCAACTTCGTTATGGACCAAAGGTATCATTTTCGAATCACCGAAGGACTTGAGGCATTCCAACAGTCCCTCCACAATTTCGCCATCTTCCAAGTCTCCTTGGCATAGACAGTTTTCGATGATATGAACTTTGTCGATTTTTGCAAAGGAGACTCGTAATCGTTTCGTTGGTTTGCCTTTTCTTTTCAGGCACGACTTTCTCTTCTTGGTGCTTTTCATCACTGGGAAATCTTCTTCTGTAAAAAGAGGCTTCTCCACCATCGGTCCTTGTACCCACGCTGGGCGGTAGAAGGTTATCCCTGAGTTATAGAGAACTTCTTTGGTCAGTTGTTGCTTGTTCCGGTTACCATTGGCCATCGGGCCGATCAAAGGAGTTCCTTTGTATTGAAAGTTTCTCTGGTTGTAGACATCGATCCCACGGGTGATTGCCGCCACTCGATAAGAATGTTGTCCGTTCACCTGACGATGTTCCATCAAAACCAAAAAGTAATTGGGTCCAACTGCTCCGTATGCAAGTGGCATTCTGTTGGCGGAGGCCCTTGAACGTCTATTGTCGCTGCTCCATTGAATGGCCCATCCGGGATCAAATTCTCGTCCGGTTTTATCTTCAAATCCAACGGTTCCGTCGGTGAACCCAAAGGGCGCGGGAACGGAATGATCTGGCGACCAGTCCACGCGCAACATTGGCCAGTATTCGTCAGGGGCAAGAAACCAGTCGGGTGCCATGTAGTTGTTGAAAACCCCATATATACAGTAGAAGGCAATCTCACCCATGTACCCGCGCGTTGTTTGTTCCAATAAACGATGGAAGGTTAAGTTGACATCGCGCTGGCGATACTTCTCGAAGTTCTTTGCGGTGATGTACTTGGCAAAACGATGTACTTTCCCTTGGAAATGTCTGGGAATTTGACCCCATTCGCTCTGCCACGGTGCATTGCCATGAGGCTTCAATGTTTGCTGGATAAAGTCTACCCTTGGGTCCATTACTTGCATTGGTTTGGAATTCATGATTCTTAAAGCGGTTGGTGTTATTTAATTCGGTTTGTATAATGTTTCTTCAATGTTTGTTGATTGTTTCTGTATGCTTTCTATGTTTCAATGGCACATGGTGGTGGAGGTGGTGGAGGTGGTGGTGGCACATGGTGGTGGCACATGGTGGTCGGTATCTTACGTACCATAGCCCTCCAACCCATGACAGGGCATGTCGGGCCACTTTATGCGCGAGTCAATTTGAAAACCCACACCTATGCTATTCATATGTTAATAATGCGGGTGGGGGTCCTTCCTAGAATTTTCCTTTTCGTTCCTCAATGCTATTTATACGTTAAACATAATTGTTGTGCGTGAGTAAAAAATAAAAAAATTGAAAACCCATATCAATGCTATTTTAATGTTAATGTTGTGCGTGGGGGAAGACTATTTTTTATTATCGGCCCATACCAATCCGTATGGTATATTGATATCTAGATTGAAGTACCAGACACACCCCACGCACACACACCCACACACTCCGAAACATAGAAAGCATACAGAAACAAACAGAAACAACCAACAAACATTAAAGAAACATACAAAACAATCAAACAAACACCTACAAACATGTTATTCGAACCAATTCAATGCCCGGGCCACTACGAGACCCCAAACGCTGAAAATATTATACCCGCTGAATCTATCTTTGAAGATATGCCTGAAACTTTCGCCAACCCAGACCAAGAAGATTTCTGGTCGCTATCCGATTCTGAGTTCCTCGACGAGACCTTTGACGTGTCTCTTCTTCAAAACACGGAGAACTTGTTGGACATGACGCAACAAGCCTTCGAAGATCTTATTGAAGAAAAAGAAAGTCCGGACAACCAAGTCAAAGAGTGCATGGAGTCTATGATCCAGTCCTTGGAAACCGATGGCATCCCCGAGTTAGATCTTGGTCCTCCGGCCATCGAGCGCACCTCCTCATTGACTCCTATCGGTGAAATACCATCCAATAAATTGGCGAATGCCTCGAAAACCGAGTCCTTCGACTGTTCTGTTTTTGATTCTTCAGACGAGGAAGTCTCCGACATCGAAGAGCCCGAAGAAGTAGACTCTGATGCCACTGAAACAGATGTATCTGGTGACGAATCCGAACCAGAACATTCCGGCGACGAATTGACAGAGGCCCAAGACCGCATCGGTGAATTGGAAGAAGAAGTGGAGGAAACAACCTTCGGATTCCAAGAAGAACTGAAGGACAAAGAAAAAGAGATTCAAGCCATCCAAGAACGCCACGAAGCAGAAGTATACCGTCTACGCCAGCAATTACAACGTAAGCGCGACCGTGACGAGGATATAGTTGAGGTTTACCAACGGCCTAAAAAAATGTGCAAGTCTGGCCCATCCTTCGGTGATGAGAGGCGCGGTTGTCCCTTTTGTCCGTTTGAACAAACTACTTCTGGATATGATATGCGCTGTTTGAAGGATCATTTAACAAACGGTTCATGTGAGGTTCCCTTAGACGAAATGGTCAACCACAGTTGTACTCACGGTAATCTATGGTGCCGTGTCGGAGAAAACGGGTGGAACTGTTTGAATAAAATGGGATTCAGTGATCCTGACAACCACGTGGACGAATTTTTACACTTCAAGTGTCCCAATTGTGACTTTCGTCACTTCCACGCGCGTAAATTCAAGCGTCATTTGGCAGCCGGTTTAAATCGTGGCGGTTGTGGTTTCAGCAAAGAAGAAGCAGAAGAAATAAAGAACCAACAGTTGAAACGAACAAACACCCCATTTTGCAAAGTTTGAATCAACCAATTGAGAGTTTTTGAATTATAAAAAGAAATAATATACTATTACAAATGGGAATTATTGTATTTAAACCAAAATATACTTCTCTACCTACAGAAGATACTATAAAGGTCAATGTCACCCCATATACAGATGGGGTGCCTGTTGTCCCTTATACCGATGTCCCGCTCCAATACCCACAAGTGTCTACAACACCTAAGAAAGATAGATATGCTTTTACAGGAGATGTTGTCTAAGTACGGACGGCAGCTGGCAGAGCTGGAGATGGATATAAAAAGCGGTATTAGGAGGGGCCTAAGTAAACCCACACTGCTTACAAAGCTCAGAAAGAAGAAGATACTACTTCATTATATGAACCAATGTAGAAAGAAAATAGATGCAATTGTACAGAAACAATATGCATTGGAACAGTTAAATATCACTGCTATGCAAATAGAAGCGATGAAGGGCACCGCCAAGGTTTTAAAAACCTTTACAAAAACTCATAACATTGACAAGATAGAACAGTTGCAAGAAAATATGGTAGATTTACAGGAACAAATCATGGAGATAAATGACACCATCGGGTCGGACCCACTTCTATTTGACGAAGCCGAGTTGATGGAAGAATTGAATGAGATAGCAAACGAACCGGACATAACCCCGGTTGCAACAATTAGTTTCCCGGTAGTACCCGAGAATAAAATAGTTAATGATAGAGTAGCACTATTAAATTAAAGCTGTATTATATAATTCATGTGCCAGCTTTTTGTACCTGTACACCCCTTTAAACTCCTCCATAAACTCCTCTTGAGAGTGTGAAGAAACATACTCGTCTAACTGCTTCTTATTATGCACACCCTTGGCCTTCAACTTGACAAGTGATTTCTGCCCAATGCCCTTGACACTCAGTAGATCGGAGGATAGTTTAATCTTACAAGGGAGTTTTTTTACCTTGAACAGTTCCTCAAAGCTCTGGTTTTTCTCTTTGGCTGTATATTCCAGCAGTTCGTATAGTGCCTTTGCATCGTCCAGCGCATGATGGGCTTTGTAGCCAGTTCCAAATATATTACGATAAATGTTCGGCTGCGAATAACTATCCATGTCTAATTTCTTACGAAACATAGGCAGTGAATCTTTAAACTCCAGATCCTTGTAAGACAGACCATTCCTATCACAATTCCCCTTTACAATGGGCATGTCGAACGATTTACCATTGTGAGCCACCCATGTAAAGCCACCACCGAATGTAAGAGCGGAGCTTAAAGCTTCCTTTGTGTTGTAAAACAACATAGATTTGGGCTTTTCTTTGGCCTCGTATTTATCCAAGTATTGTCTGGAAACATTCACTTTATCGTGGTGATTCTCTAGAGCATATAGCCATTGAGTTTCACTAAAGTCGGTATATTCCGCTTGCTTTTTTGCAAGGTCTGATCGAACTAATAGCTTGCTTATAGCCTCCGCCTGTTTGACAATCCCACCTCGTTTTAAATTGGATGGTAATACCTTCTTTTCTGCCAGCAATTTAGTCCAGAATCTTAAGGTGGAATCCGGATGTTGTTTCATGTCTTCCAAGGAGCTTAAGAGTTCCTCACCGGATCCATATTTTTCACATGGGTTTACCAATTTATGAAATGTGCTTTCTGCTTTATTTAATGCAATTTCCAGCATTCGTTGGCTTGGTCGCTTTTGTCCTTTCTGAAGAAAAGTGGTTTCTAGATCGTAGGTTAAGAACTTACTCATTTACAAATAAGCGATAGTATTTAAGTAGTCATTTTTTCAATAAACCATGTCCAAATACTTCATTGGTAACATTTTATCACCAACCGAAACACAACCAGAAGCAGACGATCCAACCTTTGCTTTTACTCGAGAAGAAGCAGCTTCACTGGAAATGAAGGGAGTTCCCATACGGATGGAACATCACCCAGACATGGAAGTGGGGACAATAGAACGTTCATGGGGAGATTCGGAAGGAAGAATGTGGGTACTTGGTAAATTACACAACGATGGAGTTCAGTCCAAATTTGCCAAATATGCTATAGATAAAGGAGCATCCGGAACTGCTTATTATACTGGTCTGTCCTTACAACATACGCATACCCAGTACGCATCTGGTAAAAGTATAAAGACACCGGTAGAAGTATCGTTATGTGTAAATCCTAGAAGAGATGATTGCCGTATTGCTTTTGTTGATAGTATGCTGAATCACGACGAATCAGAAAAAGTAACCTATAAAATACTTCAACATGCTTCTAATAAAATGGCATCCGAAACACTCGTAGATCAAACTCAAGAAACGACCGTGGTAGAAACTCCTACACCTGTAGAAACCCCGGCTGAAACGAAACAAGAATCAAATGAAATGTCCCGCGAAGAAATGATGAAAGTTATTATTCAGCAGCAGAAAGAGTTGGAAGAATCACAGTCTAATAAATCCACCGAACAGCAAGAATTAGAAGAACTTAAGACAATGCTTAAGAAGCAGAAGGACGAGGAAGCATCTAAAACGCTCGCTGCCGCAAAGGCAACCGCCGAAGATTTGGTCAACCAATGGGCGAAAAATTTGGATAAGACAGAAATGACTGACGAAAACAAACAATCCATTATGCAAATGGCGCGTGATTTTCCACAGCAATCCATGCAACTTCTTCGTGTAGCGCATTGCGCCAGTAAGGCCCACGCTGCTCAAATTAAGAAGTTTAACGAATTCAAAGATATGTCGGAAAAAATGCAACTTCAAGAAAAATTCGAAGCTGTCATGCAAAAGAAGCGCCCGCGCACCGAACCGGTGGTACAACAGAGAGTTCACGCTGCCTCGACGAAAAAGCAGAAAAAGAATACGGAAAACATGGCACTTAACATCATCCAACAGTACAGGGCTTCAGGAAGCGCCCGAGATCACATGACTGCCATGTCAGAATACCAAACACCAAAGCGTAGAAATACTAGAGCACCATATTATTAATTATTTACAGACCTAGAAGGATATGTTTCCCCCAGTTTACTTTTACTATAATACTTCAACACCCCATAATCTTTCTCCGGTACATCTTCATTCTTTTGATACAGTTTTATAAACCCATGGTGGTCTACCAGCCACAAATTCACCATTTCTTCCACTATATCAGTTCTAAAGGCTGGATAACTATCGTTCACATTGACATAATAATCCAACACCCAGTCTTTTCTATATTCATACCCCGGTACTCGTATTAATCCACCTATAATCGATATACCAACCGATTCGAACCATGTGCCAAGCGTGACTTCCTGTCCAGTAACACGTAGTTTACGAGGGGCCGACCACGGATGAACGTGGATAATATTGTCGCAATGGGTGTGTACTCCTGTGTGGTACCATTGTTTAATATATGCATATGGAGGAGGGTGCACGCACGAGTCGGCGGGGTGAAAATCTTCGTAGGGTACGGGCTCTGTCAAATTCCTATCTCGCATGGTTAATCGTCTCCCATCTAACTGTATAACCACTCCTATATGGATATGGTCACCTACCAGAGGCCTATACTCTATGCGCCACTTGTCTCCAAACATAATCTGATTGTTACAATTGTCTAGGGTCAATTTTACTTTACGAAAAGTGAAGGGAGATTCTTGTAGCTTGGTCGCTACCGCAAATGTGGGGTAAGGTGTTCGATATAATATGTTACAGGCATCACTGTAAAAGGCGGTGAAATACTTTTTGTCGTCTACCTGAACAGCAATAATCGTAAGGTAATATAACAGGAAGAAGGAGCAACAGAATATGGTACAAATAGTCTTGGTTCTCATGTATAATAATTCTAATATATATTTATAGTTAATAACGCAAGTTGCTAAACTTCGCTTCTTTTCCACTCGGTCCACCCGACCCCGTAACCGACCCCGTAAGTGGCTTGGTTTCTTCATCCATCCCGGCCATTGCTTTTACCTTGTTACGCGCACCATCTTTAGAACATGCGCACCTGATCGCCAATACCAATACAATGATGGCCAAGACCACAATGGAGATGATCATAATCACCTCTGTGTGATTGGCACTGTGCTCTTCTGGCGTATCTGGACTCTCGTAAATAGCATCCGAAATGTCTTTACTGGCCGGCAAGACTTCAAAGGAACCAGAGGACGCTTCCAACGAACCATCGGCGCGGAGATGAAGTGGAATAACACCACGAAGACGACGGGTATCCAAATTGGTGTTCCTCAAAATGGCATCCACTCTCACTTCAAATACATCCATGTTGGCAGCTTGCAATGGAGCAAGGTCGAATTCGATTTCGGAAATGGCTGCTTCGGTGGTTAGAGTTGGGCATTTAAGAATATTGGTGTCGAAGGCATTGGGAAGACCGAATAAAATGTTTACCCCCGCGGCACAGCCGTAAGTTGATCCATCACTGTTAAGTGTCATTGACATGACTTTATCGGAGGAGATCTTTTTCGATTCATCTTTCTGTCCAAGAAGATCACGTTCGAAACGTTCAATGGACCAATCAATATCCTTGAATTTCCATCCCCTACTGTTCGCCTTGGTCAAACTGCTGGAGTTCAACCCATCCAAGAATACTTGGGCACTGGCTTTTACCTTAGAGGAGGCAAGAGCAGTGGCGCATCGCTGCACCGAGATTTCTGTACCGGCATTGATGGGATCATCGATACTAACGTCCGAATCCACGGTTGATTTGGCACCGCCACCGCCATTGTTGGCTGTACCATAGACATCGTAACCACCGTTACCGTCGGATTTGGCACATAGCAATCCCATACCGACCTTGAGTTCACCACCCAAGTCAACAGTGGCTTTTTCAAGAGGACACTCCTCAAATTTGGTTTGGACATTCACTGCTGTATCAATATAGACACCCCCGGATGGGCCACGGATAACAATGTCTTGTTCTGTACCATCCGCAATGTCACTGTAGTGTTCGGAGTCGGAATCACATGAATCCACTGGTCCACAATTACTTTCTAGGGACAGATAATTTTTATGTTGGTTATTGGTATTGGCAAAATCTTCAACGATAAGCATCGAATCTGTGTTTAAACCCCCGCTTCCCGGTAGAAAGGCACTGGAAAGCGTGGCATTTCCCCAAATGGCCGAATCGTCCTTTTCGGTTACATCCAAATCGATTCTGAACTTGTAACAGTTTGAACTTCCTTTACAGTTTTGATCCGAGGTTCCGCACTGTACCCAGCTCAACCCACTAACCATAACGGAACGAGTTAGCGTAGGTGATACCAGAGTAGCAACACTTACACTGGCGGTTGCATCTCTACGAATGTTCGTGACGAATTTCTGATCTTGACAGTAGGTTCTCGACATGGTTCGACCACCGGAAAAGTAATCTCTGGCATAAACCAGACCTAAATAATGAACCATGAGATAAGATTTGTCATCGCCGCTTACAGGAACCCCCGCGGCCGCGGTATCACATTTTTTAAGCGTGGCCAAATCGACTTTATCATCCTTGTCCAAAACAATCTTTGAATTCCCGTCATTCGCCCAACCGCCGATCGGCTGGGCTGCGCCGGACACATCCTTACAGTCTGTCGGCGCGAAAAGCTCATCAAAGTTGGATTCATTTTTACCACAACTACCAAACCCGGATTGAACAACACTCAAATCCATTCCGGTTGGTAGAGCATAGTCAATCTCTCCGGATACTCTATCCGTACTGAGAGAATAGGAAGTTTCGAAGGCGTAGGTAAGATTCAACGCGTCCTCAAGTTGGTCTGTAGTACGAACACAGGGCAAACGAAGCGCATAGGCGGCAAATTCGAGTTCAGTATTATCAGATTTCAAAGTCTGAAGTTCGACATCCATGTACAGAAAACAATCACTGGAGGAACGAATGATTACAGGTTTTGATACCCCGTCCGTTCCACTGGTTTCTAGGTCTCCTTCCCCCTGAAGTCCGCCCCCAGCTGTACCTAATACAGCCTTGCACAGTTTACCGGATGCTACATGATCCGTGTGGGAATCTGCTTCACCTGCTGACGCTCCACCCTTACAGTCTCCGGGAGAGGCACAGGGCAAACAAACACCGGCAGTGTTTTTCAGCCCCTTGTGTGCACAAACTTGATCCTGTGTACATGCACCACCATCGCTACCGTAACCAAGCATAGTGTTGGAACCTTTGACCTTGAATTTGATGGCGTTTGAGTCCCCGGTTACTTTACTAACCGAAAAGGTAACCTGTGGCCCACTATTGGTCGCCGAGGTATCGGTCTTACGACGCAAAATGCTCAATTCCGTGTTACCGGCCATAATCTGTCGGTCGTCCGTTTGAAGGATAGTCGCTGTTTTGGCATTTGCGGCGACGTGCGGGGTATAAATCAAAGTTGATTTAAACCCAAAAGAGTCCGCTGTAATTTTAATTCGACAATCGCGGTCAAATATTTCCTGTGCTTTCGTAACAATGTCAGAGCCCAATTGATACAAGGGACCTTTACCGTATCCATCGCCACACTTCTCCATGGTGGCTTTACCACCAGAAGTAGTCAATCGGGTGTCTAAAATCGTGTACTCTGAAACCAAAGAAATATATTGTTTGGGGGTCGCCGCCTTTTTCACCTTAAAGAATTCTCCCACCGCGTGACCGTCCGGATATTGTGGGTCGATGGCGGTTGGCAAACGAAGGGCAACAATGGTACCGTCGGACATCTTAGAATGGCCGTACACACCTTCATCATGAGGTTCGACGAGCTCTACCTCTATATCATCAAGTTCAATATTGTTAGTAGCTATTGGTAGCCCGGCTATGGTAATCGGAACATAATACCTCAACAAATAGTCACGGTTTTCTGGACTTGTGGCACTGTAAGACCCATCAGAATATGCGGCATCCTTTTCAAATGCCTTGAATACGACTCTTGCATCACAGAGTGGACAGGAAAGATATTCTTTTTGGAAGTGTGGCATTTCATTTCCATCGTATCCACCGTATTTATAGGTATACTCGTGCTTGAGTTCAAATTGTGCAACTCCTACGTTAGACCCCGAGGGTACAACATTTCCGGTTGCATAATCCGAAAACTTCCCAACCGGTTTCATATCAATGTTATCATTGGTGAAGGAATTCTGAGCAGCATTGTAAAAATTTGCGAAATCGTAATGGATATCCATTCCTTCCTTGTGCATTTCACCATTGCCGATAGCGGGTGATAAGGATTCTACACCGGATTGGTCTACAACCTTGTAACGTCTATCGTAAAATATCGCTCGTATCGGTAATTTCACGGTACCCTTAATAGCGGAAGCACCGCCGGACACTAACTTGCCCAAAAACCCATCAGAGTAACCAGTGCCCGTGTCAAAGGTCATAACACTGTCGTTGTCAGAGTGCGCCGTAGAAATATATTTATTTGCCCCCGTCGCGGCGCGGGCGTGGTTGGGGAATAGCGTGCCGACCGAGGGCGCATTGGTTATTGGGTTGTGCCATTCGCTGTCATCGCTACCGGGCACATACCGAAGATGGGCTTCTACCGAATCAATCGACTTTTCTCCGATATCCATTTGACTTTCGACCTTTGTAAAGCTTACATTCAAGGTCACCAGACCCATATAACCGTTGTTTGCCATACGGAATTCGCAGCTGACTTTACCCGTCTCTGATAGGAATTGGTGGTCAACGGCGGATTGATCACCCGCTTTAAAAGTACCACCAGTCAAAACAGCCGGTGGATCCGTGCTGGCCGCGGCTACCATTGTGCCACCTACGGATATATGACAACCGTCGTACTTATCCTCGTTCACATTTTGCAAATGTACACGGTACAACAAGAATTTATTTGTCTTTCCAGAAGTGGCTTCCGCGTCTACTTTATCACCATTGGTGGCATCGAATTCTACAAGAGTGTCGATTTGCGTAGGTACATTTACAACATTTTCGGTTTCAAAATCATACCCATTTGCACCCTGATGGACCACCTTTGTAAGCGTTTTACATACCGGTACAGCTCCATCGACACAGGCTGATCCCGGTGGGCAAATGCCCCCACCGGCCTTCTTTATTTTACCGTCGAACTGAAGGACTGTACACCCCTTGGCCCCCCCGGCATTGTAATTCGGTTGACTTGGGTATAATGGGATAGTGGCATCGTCGGCAAGATGAGAAGATGCGACAATATCCAAAATCGCGACTTTGGCATTTGCGGCAATTAACAATAGGAGAAATAATAATAGTTTCATTATATTAAATTATTACGGGGCTTTTTATATACATTTAAATTTTTAATTCACTAACATGTTCGTATATAAATTGTATTGCATTAAAGAAATGAGAACTGCCAGAGATTTCACAGGTGGACATTACCACCGTGGTTCCAATGATAAAAAGAGTGGCACGTGTTCCACAACAACCATAGTAGTAATAGTAGTAATAGGAGTTATCCTTTTATTGACTATTATTGGCGCTGGAACTGGGATAGCATTTGCGTTAACTAGTAATGTAATCTCGTGCACCACACACGAAGAGTGTCTAACAAAAAATCCTTGCACAGAAGATAAATGTGACATGGATGCAAAATTATGTATCAGTGATAAAATAGAAGGCTGCTGTGTAGAAGATAAAGACTGCGGTGCAAGCCCATGTTATAATGCGTTTTGCGATGCCAAATCATTTACTTGTAGACTACACCCACCATTGAATGGTACTATATGTGACGATTTCAATGATTGTACCATAGATGATAGATGCGCTGGATATAAATGTGAAGGTAAGCGGCTTACCTGTGATACTGGTGGGTCTTGTTCATCCGGTGTTTGTTTAAAAGGATCGGGTTGTATATTTACCGCGGCACTGGACGGTATAGGGTGCGACGATAGGAATAAATGCACCGTGGGCGACCAGTGTTGGAAAGGTATGTGTGCATCCGGTATTCAAAAAGACTGCTCTCATTACAATACCGCATGTGCAAGAGGTGTATGTGATACCAATACAGGTGATTGCGTTAGTGTACCAATTAACGAACGCCAAGCGTGTGACGATGGTTTAATATGTACCATACAAGATCAATGTATTGCTGGCAAATGTAGGGGTGAAGAAGATATGTGCTATGATAATAATCCATGCACGATCAATAAATGTGTCGAAGGAATAGGATGCATGCTACGCTATGAAGATTTCAATAAAACCTGTAGCACCACCTGTGATTGTGACGACCAATGTCCCGAAGGGTATACTTGTGCGGATGGTACCTGTGTACAAATGGGGTATACTGGTTCACAAATTCGATTTTTGGATTATGAAATAGAAATGTGTGCCTCCGGTGGTCACCGACTAGTCATGGAATATGCTTTAGATAGTAATTCAATTAGTATAGGGGACGATACACGTTATTTAATACCTAGAACATTGGGCGATATAACCTCTCCGACTGGCCAAGCACTGGGATTTATTTACGAAAAACGCAATCTTCAAAGCATGATCATAACCAACGATTTGGCCAGATCTGCCTTTACGCTCACAACTGGATGCCAGAATGTCACTGTAGATAACTGTGATACTATTTTTTCGATGCGCACCTACCAATTTTATGTGAAATTGCACCACTGCCTGTCTACCTCACCCACCGAAGAAAACTGTTTGGACAATAATATTGTTGTGGCGGCCTCTATAGAATTGTCTATACGCGATTGTACACAATTCACTCAATTTCAGTTTATATCGTTGTATGGAACCGGTGTATTGTATGCACGGGGTAAGAAATACACCGGAATTGTAGACGAGACGGCGTTACAAACTGGATTAGATTACATTACAGTGGGATATGAAACTCCGGCGTATACCAATCCAAATGTAATTGTTATGACCACCAATTTTAGAATGTGTAGACCAGATATAAATCATTATTTAAAGGATTGTGTCAGTGGAAAAGACACCCATTGTTTGAAGACCGGATGTTATGATTGGGACCCAAATGATACACCAATAATAGAGCATTATGACATTATGGTCAATAGTGTGGTAACACCGCTCGCAAAAACGTCATGGGAAACCACTACCTGTTATAACGAGGATGATTATAACTCTCCCTCCTCGGTGAAATGTAGTGAAAATAAATGTCCCAATACGACAAATGGTATTGCAATTTCATGGCCCGGTCCCATGGACGACGGATTTCATTTAAACACCCTACCGATAAAATCTTGGTCTCATATTCCAAGGGAATGGACCTTTGATATGAAAATAAAATTACACATGTGTAATCATACGCTGAGATCGTCAAATAATATATATCATAACATAGTAACATTAGTTATTTAAGGAGGTGGCAAACAAGTCACAAACTGGCACAGACTATCTGGTACACACTGTGAATCGTGTGTATGCCCCCCGTAAAATATATATGATTCGCCGGTTCCACAAACCTTGTGAGGAGAACAACTCAATTGGTTGTTTTCATCGGTGAATGTTCCCACCACACATAAAGTACAAGTTCTATCGGTAGTGGAGTCGCCATTGTCACTAATGTATGTACCCGGTGGACACGTTTGTTTATTACTACAATTGGTGTCGTGGCTGGCATTGCCGTAATTACCTATAAGTTGACTTGAGTTGCAAACACTGTGATTCGTACACACTACATCGTGGGTACTATTTCCAACAAAGGATGCCCACGTGTTATTGATAGACGAACAATTGCTCCATTTTGTCGGTTCCACTACGTTGGTTCCATTTGAAAAATAACCGGATGGAACAACCGTGCATTCCCTGTCCGAGGTGAGCGTTCCGTTCAATGTGACATAGAAACCAGAGGAACAGTTGGTAAACAAGTGACATAGATTGTTTGTGGTATAAGTCCAAGAAGGACAATATCCACACTTTAAATCACCGGATGCGTTAAATGCCATTCCTTGTTTACAAGTATTGCAATAACCGGTTCCATTTGAACAGGATACACAGTTTTCGTATTTTACTACACAACAGGTATTGGAAAGACATAGGTTTGAATCCTTACAATCTATGTCCATCGAACAATATTCACCCGGTGGTATATTATCACATATAGGTGGACATTTACCCCATTGCTCCCACAAATGTTGACATATTGGTCTTGGTGGAGTATATAGTAACATGACTGTATCGGTATCGTTTTCGTATGTACTGTTGATTATTTCCACCCGAGTAGAGGGGGTTGATACCACATCATATAAGTGACAACATGCTTCGTCATGGTATTGTGTTCTCAATTTGTTGCATATTCTACATTCGTTATATGTGGTGTTATAAAACCCCCATGCGCAGGTGTTATTACTACACATGCCATTTACACAGGTGACGTTCGTTGAATTTCCATAGGATACCACTACAACAAGTGCCAGAATCAACCATCGCATTTTGTAATAACGGTTACTATATATATACTTGTAATATCATATATATGTTCAAATTATCAATTTTTTTCTGTTGTTTTGTGATGGCATTTGGACGAGTGGAAATGATACAAAGCGATGTTCAAATATTAAAAGAACACCCGATGGACCCAATAAATGTTACCAGTGACGAGTTAACCTTTATCATTTCAGAGGAATGGATGAAAATGGTGGCTTCGTGTTTTCCAAATTTGGACCCAATGGCATCCATAAGCGCCTCCTTTGATTATTCGCTGATGGGAACAAATACACTGGCATGGGCATCGAGTACAATGCTCTTACTAAACGATGTTTGGCAACCCGCTTTAACAAATAAATACTACACTGGGAATGATTTCCTGATAGGGGTGAATCCATTGCCCCCAAACGGTTGGCATGTAGGACCGATGGCAGACGATTGTTCGGGTATATCGTATCGATATGATTTGAGGACCGTTCTGAGACATGAGATGATGCATGGTATAGGAGTTGGTTCTTCTTTTCGATCCAATTCACTAGGATATACAAGCAATGGCAAATGTTACCCTACAAAGTACGACACCATGATAGAAGATTCGTATGGAAACAAGGTAGTAGACGGATGTACTGTAACTGGAAGTTTATTCGGAAAAAATGTTTATATTAATGGGGTTAGATTATACAACCCGTCCAATTATATGGAAGGATCCTCTTTATCGCATCATGCGTTCGCAGAAGAGTTAATGTATTGGAGACTATCTCCAAGTAAATGTACAGACATTGGAAAAAACGAACTTAAAATCTTATCAGGGATTGGAATTCATTGTCCGAATCACCCTCAGTATTCGGGGAGCCAGCGGATTCGGCCTCATTTATGGCTTCTTTTAGTCCCTTTACTGCTTCTCTTATATGACATTTAATATCATTTTTGTCACAATCGGGATCACGTAGTCTCTGTAACATGAGAAGAATATCATCTGCCAGATAATGATGGTCGGGCTTTTGATTTTTTTGTGTAAAGTATACACCTATCAAATTACCTAACAATACCACTATAAAAATATAAATGTTGCTTCCCATTACTAGTACAATTCTAGCAATCCATACAAGGGTTGATATAAGCGTCCATACCATGGACTGTCTCATTAATCCAGAAAACATATCGCCCCGCTCATCTTTCGGTTTCTGTAGTAGCTCTCTAGTAACCTGTGAATTTTGAACCCATATGTAGTTTGCGGCCCATTGAAGACCAAATGCTATGGCTAACATGACTATAAACCATTCCACCCCATTTATTTCGTAAGATAAGATATGAATTTGACTCCCACATGTAAATGAATCCCCACACATTTATATTAACACTTGTCATCTTTATATACCTCCATTTCGATGACTGCTCTCATTGTGTTATACGATCTTCGAACCGTTTGAATGGATCCGAATGTATCGCCGAAATCTATTTCTTCGTCCTCTTCAGGACATCTTAGGTTTTTGCCTTGGAACCACACATACCAGAAATCCCCCTGCCATTCGGTGAAATAGTTCTCGTCTTCTTCTTTTGGCGTTATCTTAAGCCACTTACGACCTACCGAATCCATAATGGCATTTTTTGGCGGTTTAGAAGGGATAGGTATCCTATAATTACGTAGTGACATTTAATATATAATGATTTATATTTATAGTTTCATATCCTCTTTAAATGTATTAAACGCATCGCTGTCAATTCCCGTGCCCTTGATGACCAAGTGTATTTCGGACCGGGATACTATCTTTGTGATGTCATCATATTTAATTTCAAATGTATCACCCATATCCTTTGTTATCACGCCTTCTTTTTGTCCTGTCGTTACTCGGTCACCGACCTTCAAATTCTTCCACCCCATAAATTTGCTTGAAATACAATCAATTGTATCGTCTCCACCCGCATTTAATACACCAAGTGGTATATTTTCCAATGTAAATGGGATTTTATTACTTTTGATGCCTGATTCGACCAAGGAACTTACTCTTGAATTTTTGCACGTAAAAGCAAGACGATTATGGTTTCCATTTTCATCCGTAATTCCCCAACTGGTGGAGAATGACCAATTGCGCATGACCATCCTAGCAGCTAAATTCACAGACTCTTGAAAATAATCAGTAAATATCCCTTCGTCCGGCCTTGTCATGGTAATCTCCTTCATATCTCCGTATGCAACTCCGATACTGGAACCAATTGGTAAAGAAGAAAGTAATTTGGCAAGTCTTGAATAAAGTATAGTGGCGTTCGATGCGGTGGTACCAAACCTTGGCTTTAATCTATCCAATATAACAAACATGCTAGTACTGTCTCTCTTTTGTTTTACCAGACCACCCTTGTAATATTTATCTCCGGCGGTACGTACTTCGTCTATGAAACCCGCAATGCATTTGTCCGCCTTGTCATGAATGTCGTTGTATTCCTTATTGATAAGGGTCTTGGTATAGGGATTCGCGATTGCAAGTTCGTCCGACAATACCGGGTGATATTCTACAAATACACAAAAGCCGGTTACCTTTCCCGCTTTATTTTTTGCCAAATCTTCTTTTTTCCTTTTCAGCGCCTTTTTTACCGCCTTTAATAGAGTCGGTTGATCTGATTCAGCGACCAGCGTGCTCCGAAACTCCTTACCGTCTTTGTCCTTGAAGACTATCGCTTTCCTTCTCTCTATCTTGGGTTTCAATTTGCACGTAGCTTCTTCTTGCTCAGTCTTTTTTTCCGGTTCAAAAACATCTTTAAATTTCATGGTACCATCTTCCATATAGCATTCCTTCAGCACCGGCCCTTCTAAAATATCTAAGGAATTGAGGCGTGATTTATATTCGAATTCCGCCCGTTCTTCTGCCTTTTCAGCCATAGTAATAACACCACTTCTAAAACTTTGACTTGGTTTTCCTTCCTCGCCTCCCCTATAACGATTGAAGCTGTATGGTATTGGGGGACTGTCACTAAATCCTATACCAATGCGTATATAAATTCCACCATAATATTTCTTTGTTTGAAAAAGACGATAAGTGTTGAATTTTTGTAAATCACTCCCCGTTTCATCTTTTAGAGCCTCCTTTAAACTATCACATTTGCTGACTGACAGTTTTGTATCGTCTTCCTGACGTAATTCGTGAAGCTTTTTTTGCATGTCTATCCCCAAACTGATTACAAACTGCTTCAAGTCGGAAAGAGAGCTGTTTGTGAACAGATACGTGTATGCATCACCCTCGGGGGCATTGGGTAGCAACTCCACTGTGGTTCCGTTGTCGTAGTTATTCTGGTAGTATAATACACAGGTTTCCAATACCGTGTTGTGATACTGTACTGCTTTTTCCATCCAACTGGGGAGGCCGTTCCAGTTAACACTGGATTTTTTTATATCTGTAGATAGAGCACCCCAATACATTTTTAAATAATATTTAATAATATATACTTTATATTAACACTTCGCAGACGACTTCTTTAAAATTGACCGGACCAACCTCGAAGAACGTTTTCGAGTTGTCCACTCCAGTGGTTTGTTCTTGTCGAAGAATTTTACCATTGGTTTTACTACAAAGACGACCCGTGATTTTGGCATTTCTTGTTTGGGGGAGTTGGGGCATTTTGTCATGTATAGTAAGAAGATTTATAGTTAGAAATACAAAGAATTGTTTGATGATAAAAATATAATATTTTAGTCGGGCCACTTTGGGCTTAATTATCCGCGTTCATGGTAGGGTACTTGTATTCAACAAGCAATTCGGCAGTAACCTTGTATTCGCCTTCTGGGACTTCGTTTCCACTGAACTTGGCTTGCAATGCATCGAAGGAGGTGTATGGGATCTGGCAGATCACCTGTTCATACAACTGCTTGATAACATTATTAACCACTTCCTTCGACACCTTTACGTACTTGTTTTCACGCTTGCGCTCTTCTTGGGTGTTAATACCCAACATCTCCCAATTTCTTGAGATCACACGGAGTATAACATGGTCAGATTCTACGTAAAAATAATCTTCGTTCTTGAATGGCACGATACCATCCCACAGTTTTTCAAGTGTATAGCCGCCGTATTCTGAAATAAAGCGATTGTTTAATACGTTCGCCGGGGTATAACACGGCTGATCTGGGCGCGCGCGTTCGTACGGCAATACATTTACTAAATTGATAAATCCTTCGGACTCACTGACGTGAGACATACCCATGTCCGTCGCCTGTGGCGCGTATAGCGATCCTTCGTTGTTCGTGATTTGAGGGGAGTTTTCGTATAAATTAAGAGACATTGTTACATTTTCCGGGCAGTTGGAATAAACACTTTTAAGTTTAATGCCCGTTACAATGCCTTTGCTAAGGTCTAGCTTCTTGAAGGAGGCTTGCTGCTCTTCGTCTAGATCTTCTAGGTTGTAAGATGGCTTGAATACATCTGATGCATTCTTAATACGAACGCTTTTACCACTCATCAAATCTTCCGCACTGGCGTTGCATGTAACAACAATGCGTCTGGCATGGGTGGAACCAGCTTGGCTGTCCTGTGCACCGACAGAAAAATCTTCGGATACGGTTACTTCTTCGGCTTCTTGGGTTGGGGATACATTACGATTGACTCTACTCATTTTATATTAAAAGATGATGGTGAGACATATATATATTAATTTAATAATTCGAGGAACACATTTGAACTATAAATATATTCTTTGGTATAATAAATAATGGATGGTTGGGAAGAGTCATCTGTAAAAATCCAACACTTGGGAATGAAACAACGTCTTACTGAAGGTGATACTTTCGACGATGTAAAAGAGGCATCCGAGAGACCGCCGCCACCTTGGATTAATGAGGACGGTGAAACACAGAAATGGGAGCTGAAAAGAGAAGAAGCCATACGGAAAATGCGTGAAGACATGACATATCAGTTTGTGATGCTCCTCAGTGGATTTACCAACGAGAAAATGAGCAAATATTGGACCAGAAACGAAGGAGCAAGTGGGCGCAAAAAGGGGACAAAAGATACAGCCGAATGTAGCGTGGATGTACCGGACAATTACGACTGCCGGAGCAAAGGGGATCAGAAGCTTTATCACGATTGGTATGTAAACACCTCGTGGGCGGATGGGTTGATATACCTTACACCTATGGTATACGGACATATGGAAGAAGCCCTGACCGCCCTTACTCAGAAATTTTTGCATCTGAGAGAAGCTAAATTGGAAAACTTTATCGAGTCTCCTAGAATTCGAACCCTTTTCGCTCGATTGGTGGCTATGTGCATACGCATTAGCGATCTATTGTCAGGTAAAAAGTACCACTTGAATGCGACCTATCGTAGAGTAAACATGGAGAGACAGAGGCTGATGAATGTGTTTAAACACATCAAATTGGTTAAGAAGGAAATGTCATGGGAAGATGCAAAGAAAGGGATAGAACCGGAAAATATTCTAATATTTGAAAAGGTTGAGAGTAATCCGGTTTATGCCACGGTGGACACGGAATGGGATATGGCAAATGCCTTAAAACTAAGCAGTGGGGTGTTACAATTAAATAAACGACGAAAATATTTAAACTAGTGTTTTTTCTACAATCTCTCTAGGCAACAATAGTTTGTCACCTTTGATATATTTACTCGAAATCAACTTTCTCCAGTGGTCTTTAAGAACCTTTTGCACCGTCTCTTCTTCCAATGCGAACGGAATAATATCTCGTTTCGTATACTCGTCGCATTCAATCCCACTGGGGATGTTTTTACGAGTGGGAGTAAGCTGTAAAGTGGTACTTGCATCGAGAAGACCGGCTACATCGTTGGCAGAAAACACCCCGCTAACCATTCGGTAAGCTTCTCCCTTTACCAATTCTCCTAGGCGCATGACTTGTGTGTTTATTAGGGACTTGGAATCCCACGAACAATCGTTGTATACACGGTCGCGGTGTTGAGAACTCAATTTATTAATGTCCATGAACCCCAACATTGCATCGGAGGCTACATCGCCTTTCTGGTTTACTTTAGAATACCCCATAAGCGCAGACTGTAACACAAGAGATTCACCGCCGGATTTGATAACGTGGTTATAAAAGTGATAGGAATTTGCGTCTTTGAATAGTGACACATACTCACTGGTCATAACTGCTTCTCCCTGACCCATACCATCACGTGCATTCTGACTGGCCTGTTGTAGAGTGCGACCATCTACTTTATTTGTTTTGTAATCTGCGTATGCCAATTTAATATCAGATCTTGATGCCAGCCAGTGTTTTACAGTAGTAGCGGCCAGTGGAACAGTTGTATCTACTATTGTAAAATGCGTCAGTTTCTGCCCACCCAATTCGTCTACAGAGTACGTGCTGTAGGTCCCTACACTTGAGTTGAAATTTCCCAATTTTGCGGGTTTATCAAACTTTCCGCTGTATAGGGAACGCGCTTTGGTCAATTCTGGATGAAACCAAGCCCGGTCTTCTTCGGATAATTTGTAGTTTGAGGCAACTTGGATTATTACACCTTTGTAAATATTGGTTTTATCAGTGAGCGATCTCTCCAAATCGAGTCCGAAATTGGACATTAGTCGTACAGATTTTACTCCCTGCTTCTTGCTAAGGGTTCGAAATAAAGATACGCCTTTTTGAAGGTCTTCTGGGATTCCATCAGGGTAACGTTTGTTGAGTGCTTCCAGATTCATTGTTACTTAATACTTTATCAACTAATATAGTTAATATTTTTCGTTTTCGCGACAAATCCAATTCCATCCTCGTGTATTCATCTATTCCGCTCTGCTGTAGCGTTCCCAAATTATCCATGAAATTTTGCATTTGGTTTTCTATTATGTCTGGTCCCCCTATACACACATTGTATTCTTTCTGTAGACCGCATGCAAAGCCCAATATTTGTTGTGGGTTCAAACCGGAGTTTTCATTTTCTAGTAATAGAATGGTGGTAAATTCTTCATGTGTCATTGGTTTACCAGTGATGGGAACAAATTTACCTCCCATTTGTGAACAAATACTTATGATATTGTTTGCCATTTTATACCATGTACGTATAATTTATACAACAATCAGACCGAGTGAAGTATATATATCCATCTATCTATGTATAAAAAATGTCATTCGTCAGATTCAAGAAACAAGACCAATTGGAACAACCCAAGGAAACAGCCGCCGAACCAGCTAAATTGCATATCCGTATTGACGCTGCCCCAATCCCACTAGGGGCGTCAAAGGACATTTCGTCTGAAAAGCGCGAAGCGCAAACACAGGCGTTGGAAAAGGTTCGTAAAATGGGTAAAGATCTATTTGCGGAGAATAATACAATTGTATCTAACACCGCGGGAGAAAGACTTTATCAGACAAAAGAGCTATACTCACAACGATTGTCAATCGAAGAACTCATCCCGTTGTTGACAGCCAGTGACCTAACTCTTAGGGTGAACGCTGTCCGTGGTGGTGTGCATGCGCATTCCACCTGTATGGAACTTAAAAGTGGCATTTTGGCGGACTTGCTGAGTGAAACTTCAGACAGTAACCGTGAAAAATCCACAAAATTGGAACTTACGAATTCCTCGGAAAAGGGTGAAATGTATGTATCCGTTAGAGAGGTGAAGGGCAAGCACTACATCAACAAGGTGGATTACAAAATTAGTTCTATTGAGGACGATAGATTACACGTAAAATAATTAAACTTTAGCTTTCTTTGAATCTTTTTTATCTTTATCTTCTGCTTTTCTTTTCTTGTCGGATTTAGGATCCTTCTCTGCTACTTTGGGGTCTGGTTTCTCTTTTTCTTCGGGATCCACTTTACCCTTTACTTCCTTTGGTGCCTTTGGTTCCGGTTTTTGAAACAACAGTTCGTCTACTGGTGGAGGCCCCTTCATTTTATCACTTAGTGGTAGAGAAGTATTGCGAAGAGCGTAGGTTGCATACGAGTCCCATGATATCACGCCTTGTTCGTAAAGCCTTCTAAGTTGGTCGTTTGGAACAAATGGAGTGACTGGGAAGAATACCTGTATTCTGTACTTTTTTTTCGCCTCGTACACATTTTTCTCCTTCGTAAAATCCACCTCTTTCATAATCTTTTCAGTGTATATTTTGTTATAAATCTCAGATAACATAACGCTCAGCTTCTTCTTATACCATAGAAGCGTATGCATGAAGGAATTGTGAATGCCCTCGTCGTCAGAACGGTGTACACCCCCTGAATCCGCAAACATCATACTTCTTGGAACACCTATCACAGCACAAACTTCTTCTTGGATTAATTTGTGTAGATTAACCAAATCGGTTCTACCACTGGTCATTTGTGGATTCACTACATGGTGACCCATGGGCAACTGTACTATGTTACTGAGTTTCTGTTGCGCTTGTATCGCTGCTGCTCGTCCCATATATTGCTCATACAATTCCTTCTGTTTCTCTAGCATCTGGACCGCCGACTTATTACGAGAAAATTGCATCTCGTCGCGTGATTCGGTTGCACCAGCGTCAGCATAGAAATCGTAGTCCACTCCTTCGGTTCTCTGAGACGAATTGTTCTCCTTTATCTCTGAATATACATATGGGTTGGCCCTACGAAGTTCCATGTCCACACAGGTCTCTCTCATTCTCTTTAAGAACATGAGCCGTGGTATTATTTTTGCTATAGGAGAGGTAAGTTTACCATCGATGCGAGGTTCCATTCCGAAAATATTAAACACCTCGGCATTTGGTATTTCTCCTTCTGCCTCGTCAACGGCCAATATGTGCCACACATACTCGTTTCTCTTGACATCCACTTTGATACGATAGGTTCCTTGTTTTAAAACACTGGGGAAATTTCCTTCGTAAGATACTACGCAGAATCCAAAGCATAGTATGGAATCAATCGCATCGGAACAAAATGGTATCCATTTTTCATCTACCAGTTCTTCCACTTCCGCATCCATTTTCATTGTTGAAGTCTTACACCCCCCTTTACAAAACTCTATACCATTGTTTAAAAGATGTGTATTGATCATCTGGCGGCACATTTGTAGCAGGGTACTATTGTGAAACGAATTGTAGATATAGTCCATATCGTGTGAGGCCACAACGAATGATTTATCCATTTTATGTTATATATGTGGTATATTTATACTGTAAATGAAAAGAAAACGGGGCGATATGATAGGTTACCAGAAGGATGAGTTGCTGTTGCAAACAACGTCTTTGAATTTAATGTTTAATCGAACTTTTTCATTGGAACACAATATATTAATATTTGAGTATGCAAAAACCAAAGAGGCAGAGTTCATATTTAGACTAAACCATTTGATAAAACAAGCAATAGAGAATGACACCTATATAGGCATGGATGATATTAGAAAAATATGCCAGAGCGCAAACCAAGATTTAACAACATAGCATTTACACCGATACTAATTTGTGCTATAACTGGACTGTTGGGCATAGGAGCAATTGGAACTTTAGTATGGATGCATGTGAATGGAAAGACTATAAATACACTATTGGGGTAATAAAATGTGTCAACGAGATCAATATATTGTTAGCATTTATCTATTGACTAGTAGTGCCGCTGTAGTATCTAGTGGACTATTTATATTGATGGCAATGGGTAAAATACATAAAACAGATCAACTAAAAACAACAAATGAAATCACCAAGAAAAACAATCAGAGTGTACTTCCTACCAATATTTCAAGGGAAGAGCCTCCAGTGATGGTTGTATCGGATTACAAGCAGCTGAAGTTGGTTTGATCGTAATCGGATGAGTGTTAAAATAATCATTGTGTATACATGCTTTTCCTTTGCTATCTTTTAAATCTATCCATGTATGTACCATACCCACCTGACAAACCTTACCCTCGAATTCACCACATATTATTTCACATCCGCTGTGTATAGTCGTATCAAATACAACCCCCGCTACCATTTTCTTCATAATAGGTTGCAAGGCCAAGCCCAGTGCTATACCTACACCCGACAATAACGAAGAAACCATGCTTATACCAAGGCCTAGATAAACGCTCAATAGTATACCTATGAAAAATAAGATGGATAAAATAAGTTGAAAAACGTGGTTGTGTCTAGACACTACTCTTTTTAAGCACCGTATCTCACGAAACAACTCAAAAAGTCCCCATACCAACACAATTGTTATGAATAGTGCCAGAACACCCAGTCCGATTTTATCCCAATGAAGCTCCATTTGAAGGTCTATATTCTTAAATTATACTACTATATATTTGTTTTCTGTATCTGGAAACATGAAACCCATTCATATTGACCATGCGCCCAAGTTGATAAAATGGAAAAATAAAGCTGCCGTGGTTGAATTCGGCAATAGATTCTATAGTCCATCTGTTTTCGTAGTCGCTTTTTTATCGGCTTTTCATTTTATAGATTACACTTACAGTCTGCCGGTGCTGATTTGCATAGCCCTGTTGTCCTCTATATTCGTTTCCTATACTTCTTGGGTGCGTTGGAGAAAAGACTTTATATACCTCGCCGAACGCGAGCTACCTATACCCCCAAAAACCACCATTCTTATATTAGGAACAGAATGTTTATTACAATTTCTAGTGTCTATAATATCTTTTTGGTGGATAAGTAAAGTACCACACTGTGTCAAAGAATGGACAGGGTTAGAACGAACAACACAGGGATATATTTGGGCCGTCATTTTAACACTGACATTTGGTTTACATATATTTGTATGGAAATTATCTTCAAAGGAAATGGATAAATGCTTACGTGACACGTACGATCATCTAGACGAGGTGGTTTAACTCGGTGGCTTTTTCCATAAAATGTAGGGTCTTTTCTCCTGTCTTTCTAGTCGAAGAGGGCCCCTCTTAAGCCCCGGACGCGAATCGAGCTGTTTCTCCATGTAGGGGATGAGAGTCGCTATGTCTTCTACCGGCAATACATCGTTTGGTATAGGTGTATTTTTCTTAGACTGACAGTCTCTGCGACAACAACCATCTGGCATTTCTTGGCCATGGTTCCATTTATCCTTTCCGGACCATGTCATAAGATGACCATATCCCCGGTGATGAAAGGCCGGTCTTCTCATACCTTGACCACAACAAGTCCAACAATCTAATTTATGATCATATTTTCCCGGGTGGTATTTACAATCCCAACAACCCACATTCTCGATTTCGGTGAAAAAATTTCCACACTTGCTACACTCGTGCAAATCAGTGAATAATTTAATTGTAATTTCTATAGCCTTTTTACTGGCATATAAAGACATTTTACTATACTAAATATGAATATTTATACCCATTTTAATTCCAATACATCGATGGCATGTTGAATCATGCAAGATTCTTTGGGGTCCGTGCTAGTATATTCCATTTGTTCCCAGCTGTCTACATCGATTGCCTTTATAGTGATCTCTTTACTTCTTATAACTTGCCTCAGTTCACCGTCGTATTCTTCTGTACATTTTATCTTCTTTTTCGATCGTTGAACAACCTTTGCGTTTCCAAACACCTTGGTATTTTCACATAACAAAAATATATGATCTTCCATCGTGCGCTGATTATGGGAAAATTGAAAAGCAAATAGCACATCCTCTGAAACGGTACCACACTGGTATTTCATGGATTGACTGAGCGCCTGATGTTTCGTTTTTGTCTTTTCGTCCACAAAATCCACCCCGGATATTTCTATTGCGGGGTCCGTGTTTCTTTTTGAACCGGTATATTCCATACCACTATTCATTCCGGTATAATCCTGAGCCATCCACACTGCCCATATGCTCAATATGATAAAACCTAAGAACCAGTGACATTTGGAGCTTTTTCTAGGTTTAATGCCGCGCCACTCCGACGGGTCTAGGTTTAACTTTGGTACCTTACAGAAACGCTTACACATTTGCTGTGTAAAATAAGAATATATATACCTATATCAGAGAAAAACCAATATATATTATTGATATCCATTCCCTAAATGCCTTCGGCCGATGATCAACTGTTAGAAATTTACAAGGGGGAATTTGCACCGCCAACTGGATGGGACCTATCAAAGGCAAGGGCTTATCGTCAACAATTGAATGGTGTTAAAACCGGCAAGCTTGCCCGTTACGCATTTGTTGGGCGGATGCCGTTTATTGTAGATATGAGAAACTCATTAAGAAAAGATTTACTGAAACAATCTTCTTTATTAGGGGGCTCTACCAATGCACCGGAGGTACTAGAGGTAAAGAAGCGTTTAGCTGATTTGGAGCTTATGATACCAGATTCATTCCCCTTTATTCAATTCTCCAGTGAAATTGTAGACGACACAGAACTCTTAAAACGCGGAACCCTGATTCGAAATGCAATGAATAAATACGACCCGTATTCTACCGACGCATGGGAACCAATCGTACTACAGACTGGAAGGGGTGATAAAGTGTCTTATGATAAGCTAAAATTCGTAGAGAACCTCGCCCCAGAGGGTCCAAGACCTAAAGACCCGGTGGTCCAATATTTGAAATCTTTACCACCGACCCCCGGGCCAAAGATGCGGATAAAAAGTGATGCCAAGTCGTTTCAAGCTGCTAAATATAGCCCAGACACTTTGTTTGAATGGACAAATGGTGAAATTACAGGCAACCAAACGATGTTAGAAATTCATCACGCTATTAAACGGGCGGCAGGTGATTATCTATTGACTTTATATGAAGAACATCAGAATCGCATGATTGAGACCATGAAACTAATTGACTATGAGATCCACCAGAATGTTCGACTGGGTACAGAAGGTCGGTATGTGAACCGATACAGTATGAGAAACGCGTTGGCGGCGTTAAAACAGACACCAAAGGGCCCGGACAAAGTATCACTTTTACTGAAAAACCAAATCGAATTGGAGGACGATGACTACGAATTGTTTAACCCGGTTATCGACGTGGACAACAAGGGATTTCAGAAATGGAGAAAGTATGCCGATAACAAGCGGAAAAAATACAATTATTTCATGTCCGTGCTGTCAAAGAGTGTGGTTAACACGGATACAACCAAAAAGGATATGAAGGATTACAGTGCGCTGAATGCGGATGCCAGCGCGCGAAGAGCAGCTATCGATGCAATTCAACGTGTTAAAGCAGCCAGAGCGGCGCCCGCTACAGTGGCGGCATCGACATCGGTCTCAAATGCCGCGACTATACAAGCTCAAAATGATGCGGTAGATCAATTTATTAGTGATGTAAAAGCCATGACCAGTAAGGCAGATCTGAACCAATATCTAAGTATAATAGGGGCAATCGATACCAGTTTGCTTCCAAATCAACAAGATAGAGACAATGATATGGGACAAGCTGTTCGGGATAAAGAAGCAGAATTAAATGCGCAACCACCACCTCCTCCAGACTATACTAACATGTCTTTGGATGAAGTATCAAAGTTGTCGGAGCAAGATATAGGCAAAAATTTTACCGTTCAGATGCTCAGAAAATTGTTGGATTATGTCGGTCCAAAGGGAAGTAAAGACCCGGATAAAGCGTTTACCAACAAGAAATTTTTTCTGAAGGCCGATTTAATTAAAAAGGTAAAGGAACAGGAGAAGTTTAGTCCTGCCAAAGCCGCTGAAGACAAACGACGAGCCGATATTTATGATACGTGGAATGGACAGGTGTGTGCACGGATAACCTTAGGGGGTGGGTACCAGTCTGGACAATACGATGAACGTCTAGTAAAGATAAGCAATCTCAATCCAACATCTGGAACCATAGACATTGAATTGATACTAACGTCAATAGCCGATCAGGCGATGACGGATAAGGATGTAGATGTTAAATATTTGACACCGCTTACTGTGGCAGATTGCAAGAGCGAAAATAAAAGAATCCAACAAGAGTTAGATAGACAGAAGAAGTTTTTAAAACAAAAAGCCGCCGAAGCCAATGTTAAGTTCGGTGTTCTAAAGAAAGAGAAGGCACTGAAATTTCTGGAGGACAATCGCCCATATTTAGTGACTCCCAGTAATGAAGACATAAGACTAGACTGGTTCGATGTTAGCACGAACGCCGATGAGCATTACGATGCTACCTTATATTATAAGACGATTGGTGGCGATGTTGTACAACTTGTGATTGCATGTGTAGAGGGACCACCGGATGTCATTGTAGGAGAGTCCACCGCCACCATGGAATTGATTGAAATACACAATTACAATAAAACAAAAGCGGGTAGTATTCGACCCTTTGTTGTAAAAGTTTTAGAAGAAGCAATCTACAGTGGTATAACAACGGTGTATTTGAGCCCTGCCAGTGAAAATCTGGAACAAATGTACAAGGATAGTTGGGGAATGGAATCCTTGGGATCAAAAGACGGAGACATATGGATGAAAGCAGATAAATCCCAATTAATCACTAACTTGGGGAAAAGCGCGGGGGAAATCAGGGTCGAAGTCGAAAATAAGCGTTTGAATGCACTACAGAAATTAACCGTCCAAAAAGGATCGGGGAATTGGTACCAATTACAGAAGGATGGAATAACGGTGTTTTATGCATCTGGTGCCTCTAGGAATAAACAAGTTCGCGATCTAAAGGGTAATTTGCCAGATAATAGACATGTCATTCAGATACAACTAGTTGAATCAGAAGCGTTGGGATCCCAACAAGTCTTGAAGATAGATGGAACCGAGTATGTCATGAAAACCTCCGATAAAAATATAATAAGTTCAGATGATAATCAACTAATGGTCACCAAATATGCGGGTGAAACATTGGATAACGTCTCAGATGCACTGGATAATCTCTCTGAAATCCAACGCCAAGCAGTCGAGGGCTTAAGTGCACTTCATGCAAACGGAATTGTCCATCAGGACATAAGATTGAAAAACATGGCGTGGGATGGAACAAATCTTACTTTGATCGACTTGAGCAAAGCCTCTTTGATATCCGACGCATGCAAAGCAAGTTTTTATGGTGATATGAATATTCTCCCCCCTGAGGGGTTGGGAGATGCTAAGTTTGGAGATAAATGGTCTTTGGTGTTAGCACTATTGGATCTTGGAAGGAAAATGTCAGCTGTGAAAAGTCTATTGTTTGATGCCGAGGCGTTAAAAAATAAAGATGGCAAGTGTGTTGTGTTAAAAAGTTCTAAACAGCAGTCTGGGTTAATGTTCAAAAGTAATGAAGCATCGAATGTAGCACATAGGAAGAAGAGGATAACAGAAGCCATAAATAACAACGACGAAAATCTGTTTATTGGATTATGGATGATTTGGAGCACCAAAGAAGATATCCAGAGTAAAACTCTACAACGTGGGTTGATTCCCGGTTATGGTAATAAAGGTAATGCTGCCATGAGTGGTCTATCAATAAACGCGGATAACCCCAAGGATGACCACAATTACATGAATGAATTAGTTTCCAGAATGTCGGGGGGCAATATCCAGTTTGCAAAAGCATGGATAGATGGTAATCTTCGTTTGCAAAAAGTACAAAATATCATTAACAAAGAGGTTGCTTTGGTTACAAAAAATAAACTTTTAGAACCAAATACCGGTGAAAAACAATATAACGATATAACACTCGGTGATTTGGGAAAGTTTATTTATGGTATTCCAACAGATGAAGTGGAAAAGCTTTTTGAACTTATTGGTGATAGAAACGAAGCCCTGAATTTTTCGAGGGTAGCCTCTGTACCGAGGAGCACCTTTTTGGACTTGAATTACGATTCATACAGCGACGCGGAATTGGATGAATTCGAAGCTGCCTTGGAACCATATGACGAAGAAGAATTGGATAAATTGATGGAAGGTGCACTCACTGGCATGGCAAAAGAAGCTTATGATTCTTCCTCAGACGGTTCAAATGCCATATCGTACGACTCATCGTCGGACACCGGTCTCTCCGGTACCGCTCTGTCGTATGATTCGTCTTCAGATGGCGGAGTTTCAGGTGCCGCTCACTCGTATAATTCGGAATCAGAACAATCGTTTCACGGGTCCGAACACGGTGCATCATATGACTCAGATAGTGACGAAGACAGTTAAAAAATAATATAAATACAATATAATAACTTATATAAATGCCACCCATTTACGTATGTTTTCTACAAAACGACGCGGAGATTATGGAGCGCCATTGGTTAAATGCTATGGCTGCCCGTGTAGCTCCAGCGTCCGAATCCGATCCAAAAATTCATGTGGAACTGTTCTTTCCAGCGGAACACAGTAATCTAGAAGCAGACGTTATGTCCGGTGAAGCGTGTTCTATTCATTATACCGGGTCTGTTTTTTTAACCCAGAAGCGGTTTAGTAGAAAACAATGGTGTTTTAGAACCCTATCCTGTACACAGAAACAATATGACAAGACGTACAAATTTTGCAAGGAGCACCAAGGTGAAAATTTTAATTATGTTTCTTATTTTCTCCAGCCGACTGGATATACCCCGGGGCCATATTTCCTAACGTCTGTTGGTGCTTCCCCTAGGTGGTTTTGTTCAGAGATATGTATTGAAGCCTTGAAATCGGGAGGGGTGTTATCAAAGGATGTAAACTCTTCTATGCACCCACAATCCCTGTATGACATATTAAAAGACATCACAACACCGGACAGTGTTAGAAACTATCGCGACATGACCTTGAAATTTATATAGGTAGGCACCAGTTATACCACGATGATATGTACAGTAGGTAAATACACCATATGGCGTTTGGCATAAGTATCGGTAGTTCTATCACCAGAACAGTTGCATACATGGTACAAACCACTGTAATCTTAAAGGCGGTATAAAATTTGGCGGTTGTAAACTGATGCACCCACGCGATAGTCATGATGTATAATACATAATATGGGATGAGTACCTCTCTAAAAAACAATATAGACAAAACGACAGAGTTGTATAATACCAGTAGCACAAATAAAACTCGGATGACTTTAAAATCTGGAAGAATCCATGGTTGTGGATAGGATCGGATTTTAGTTAGATTTAAATGAAAGGGCATAATCCCCTGTAACATTCTGGTCATCGATCCAAAAATAATATGTAAAAATATATTCAAACTAATTAATTGCATTTATTAATACCTCTATTTATATATATACAATGGAAGAAACCACCAAATGGATTATGGGTCTTGGACCCGTTGTAGTAAACAAGCAATTTGTAAAAGACATAAGTAGACGGTCTGTACACTGGTATTTAAATCACGAACCATTACCACAAAACCCACGCGATGCTCTATTAAGATTGTACGAAGAATGTGGCAATAAATATTATAGATTTAGCAAGTATTTCACGCAAACGATGGGTAACATGATGTTTTCGCATGTCAAACAAATGCATTGGAAAGGGCATTTGACACAGATACCAAATACCTATTTGATAAGAGGATATTCTAAAAAATGTAATCAAGTATACGCGGAGATTAAATTTTACATGTATGATGCTAGGTTCTGTTTGTGTGGACGAGTTCGTGTAGTATCCATGATTGATTTGGACACCGATCAAACACGAATTATGGTAAAGAGACTGTGAAAAAAATGTTCCCAGTCCTCCCAGTCGTCGTAATGGTGGATATGTGTTATCACCCCAAATTCAAGTGGTTCTATTCTTTCCTTCGTGTATAACTGTGAATTGCTCTTCTCCATCACTTCATATAACGGACTGTCAATGATGCTGGTAAGGAAACTACGATATACTTCGAAGGTGCGAAAAATCATAAACCATTCGCCCAAAGCGACCCCATATTTAAGTTCAATGCCTTCAAACCCGGCAGATTCCAGTCGCTGCTCTATATCGCTCGGTTGTAGTGAATTATCTAACATTTAATGGCATAATAAAACATATTTATACTGAAGAAAAATAACTTATCCATGCCAACACTGTGTTCATACTAATTTTTTTAGGCCTATTCGCATGCTAACAAATTTAGAGAGGGCACCCCTCTGGGAGAAAACATATTTTATTTAATTAATTTCGGTTCATGTTATATTCATGTTATTTACATAGGATATTCATGTACTTATTAGTATAACATGAATAAATTAAATAAAAAAAAAAGTTTTTCAAATCAAGGCCCTGTCTCTAGAAGAGCTAGCAGGGGAATAGGCCCAAGTATTTTACGCCTGTAATAGCGTTGGGCCAGAAGGTCGGGCCAGTTTTGTATAATCGATATGAAGCTCTCTGAACTTCATCGGAGAAATGAAAATAGAACATAGAGTTCATATAAAAGATACCAATTATTTAATCAAAGATGTTTAGCGGCGTTTACGGTGTTATTACTACGAACATGTTGGACGAGGCGTATACGAGGCGCAATGGTCCTAAGCGTATATTTGCATACAATGTCCCATGTACCTATGTCGTAGCAAGGGAGAAAACCTTTTTTACTAAAATCATGGAACCCATGGCGGCCAGCGACCGTTTCTTTTACGAGGTGATCGAAGAAGACAAGCCATGCCATCTATACGTTGATATTGATGTGGATCTGGTAACCTATCCGGCCATTGATGTGCACATGGTAAAAGACATGGTGTGTGGGCACATAGAGTCTGGGTTACGCTCCATGGAAATGGAGATAGAAGAGGTATTGGTAGCAGAGTCTAGCAATGAAAAAAAAGGATCCTTACACATTTTATATCGATTAAAGAACAGACTCTGGCGAAACAACGCGCATGTAGGAGCATTCATGCGCTCGTGCATGGAACGTAGGGTGAAATTATTCCAAGAGGACTACGAGATGTGGTGTATGTTTGTGGACATGTGCGTCTATTCTCGTAACCGTCTGTTTCGAATGACCGGGTGTACGAAGAAACACCAGAACAGAATCAAATGGGTAAAAGGAGAACCATTTAACTATGATAATTGGTTAAAATCATTGGTACAGCCATTGCACCCGGGCGATTGTGAGTTGATTGAAGCAAATGAGCCCGACGGTTCACCGGCGGTATATATCGGTGCAAAAACGGGTCAGTTAACCTTGGCCAACTTGGACAGTGCCGTAAAAGATAAACTTATTGAATTTGCCCGTACTATTTCTCCCGTGCGAGGTATCTCCTATTGTCCAGCGTATGGAACGTGGTCTATCAATCTCCAGACGAAGGATTGTATATTCAAAAGGGGAAGACATCAAAAAAACACCATGTATATGGTAATATACGAAGAGGACCAAACATATCGAATGAAATGTTGGAATTCAAAGTACCCTTGTTGCGTCGAGGGGATGAAGGAAAAAATTCCCCTACCCGACCAATTGAAAAAAACAATAGAGGAATACATCGAATTCCCCATTTCACCCAGTGTTAATATCGGTTAAGAATGTCCAGTATCTCATTTAAATCGCGGTGTACCTTTTCCGGAAAATTGGAAATAAGTAACCGTTTCAATATATCATTTACCGCCATGGATTTTGGCAAATACCACGGTTGTTTATTCAACCATTTTAATATTTCTTTCTGTGTATAAGATGGGAAATTTCTCAATTTAAAATAATAATAGCATAGTTGTTGGTATTTTTTCTGTATGCATAAATGCTCCTTTGTTTTGTCCTTCCCATAAACTATAAACTGAATCCCTCCGGATGCCAGTGGTATTTTCTTCTGGTCAATACAACATGTCGAATTAACCGGCACGGAATTTATCTGATGGACATCCGTGGCACCATGTATTTTAGATATAACAAATTTTAACTTCGGATTGGAATGTAAATCCGCGCATATTTCCCCCCTAGATTTGTTCAAAAAAACACAGTCGCGTTGTATATGAACCGAGGTGGAACCATCGTATTCACGTATCATTTCCAAATAATAATAGGTAATCACATGTTTTACCTGCTCTAAAGAAAGCATTTGGTAAAACCTCTCTTAATTATATAGGATCATATGTAAAAAGTCAGAGTATAAATAACATAATGAATAATAATAAATGGTCCAATCCATAGGCGGTATATTGCTCGCAGTAGGAATGCTGGGTATATTTGCCTCTATCGTTTTTATGAACTCGTTGGATTATCCAAGTCCACCCATACCAGCTGGATATATAGTGGGGATGGCTGCCCTAGCAATTGGAGGGGGAATGACCGTGGGTTCCAGTCTAATCGCTGTTCGAGAGGCAAAGAACGAAAAAAAGCTACCACAGTGGATAACGATAGCCATTTTAGCAGCTGGGTTGGCCGGGTATGGCGTATGGGAAACTGCGACCCATCCGTTAGAACTCCCAGAGTGCCCATGTCCCGCTAATTTCTATGGCGATTATCCATGTCTCCCATGTCCACAAAATTCACTGGGTATATGTAGTGGTAGAGGAGAGTGCGATGACGGTAGAGAAGGCAACGGTAATTGCTTTTGTGAGGTAGGATGGGGCGGTGATTCTTGTGACGTATGTGCTCCAACGTTCCAAGGTGAACTCTGTAATACATGTAAGAGAGGATGGGCCGGTGAAAAATGCGATAGGTGTTACCCGGGATACGCTGGATCAAACTGTAATGTATGCGCGGAAGGTTGGGTACCGGAGACAGATGTTATAGGAACACTGTGTAGAACATGTAAACCGGGCAGATGGGGAGGGTACTGTAAGGAATGTCAAAACTGTACCAAAGACGATAAAAACGCGGTATGTAGAGACAATCAATGGCATGATACAAATATTTATAAGTTAGAGTTATGCACACCTTCTGGATCACAGTGTTCAGACAAATACGAATGTCCAGATTCGTTTAATTGCAAAGGAGAATGTGTCATAGGAGATGAAACTACCGGACAAGTATGTGAATTCGATGGAGATTGTTTCCCGGGCGAATGTCAATTCAAGCAATGTTGCTTAGAGGCACGGCACGGCAATGGACACTGTGATTGTGGTTCTATTGGCTATTGGGGCGAAGATTGTAGAGCCTGTCCGGGCTTTGATGGGGTGTACTCGGCCACTATATGTACAGGCCATGGTACATGCGTGGCGGAATATGCCGGTGATACATATACCGGTCTTCGTTGCGAGTGTACAAAAGACGGTGTAGAACCATTTCCAGCATGGACTGGAGACACATGTTCTTGTTTGAAAAATGCTGCCATCGATACCAACTGTTCCAAGTGTGCAACCGGTTCGTATGGTCCACAGTGTTCTTCCTGTCCCGGTGGATCTGGTATCGCTCAGTGTAATTTGCATGGTAAATGCGACGACGGTATCACCGGACAGGGGACATGTTCGTGTGATATCGATGTAACCTTCGGTGGTCTGGGTGCATTCAAAGGAGCTTCATGTGATAGTTGTCTAAGTAGTGACTTCTATGGTGACCAGTGTAAGACCTGTCCCAATATACAAGTGGTTCAATGTATCCCCGGTTTAAATTTGACCGAGATACCCGGTGTTGGTCAATGTGTTCAATCTTGTGGACCAAAAACCTGTAACAATAATGGTCTATGTATCTAATTTTTTTCTACAATATTTACAAGTATCAACAATTATTTCAATCGGTCCCATAAGAAGACATAACATTAAAGGGGATAACCATATTCTCCAGAATATAAAAGATATAATATATTTAATCATTTATGGAATAGACACTTATATTTGTACTACCTTTTCAAATTTACCACCACCAACTCCAGTGACTTCTTTCTTTTTCTCTTCCTTTGGTTTGATAAGTTCCGCCATCATTTGCTTGTATGTTTTCTTCTTTGGCATTTTACTATGCCGCTGGTTTACTTATATACCCCAAACTTATATGATTGGGATTCTGAATGACAATGACTGTTTCAATCGGTGGAGTTTCCACGGGGACGATGCTAACGTTTGATCTACGGGATTCTCGTTCGAGATAACGGTCCAGTTGGTATATTTCGTATCGCAATTGCCAATAGAAACACTGTTCTCGCAGGGAAGATAGAAGAGCGGTTAAACAGGCGACCAATATAAATCCACAGACGAATATCAGTAAAATGCGTAAAATATAGATGTATTGAACTTGAAATCCAACTAACACGCCTAAAAATATCACTGTACAACAAAGAATACAACAACTGCCTTCTTCCTCTTCTCTATCCATTGTATATAAGAGTACATATATTATATAAATGATTTTGATATATATTTCATGCGCCTTCGTCTTATGGTTTTATCTAAGCATCATGAACAATGGTCGCGTATCGGACCGATGATGTCGGGCCACTTTCTATATCTATACTCTATGCAAATGCACATATGTACAAGTATTTTTTCTTCGTATAAAACTTATTGATTTCTATTCAAAGCACAAGATGGACGGTCTGGCATTGTTCCGATTAACACGGGTTCCTCAAAAACAAAGTAAAAAGCGCAAAGTTAATCAAAACCCAGAAGAACAATTAAAATCGGATCTTTCTGGTGTAGAATATTACTGTTCTTCGTGTGGAAATACCAACCTTGTTACCGCGGTCTCTAATATCCAGTGCAAATCCTGCGACTGGCGTATATTGGAGAAAGGTCGTAAATCGATTGTTACAATAAACGCGGTATAAATAACACCATCTATTTATTTGGAATGTATTCCTACAACTATTTGTTTGAAGGTTCGAGTGAGACCCGTACAATAAGTCACGGCAAACCGAGAATCAGCGGGCCGGATTTATGTATACTTATCATTCAAGAATTGTTTGGTAAAAATACACCACCATGCCAATTACAAATAACCGCGGCGCATGTCGAATCCGGTGAAACGGTTACAGTTGATCGTGTCTACGCACAGAAATTCCAACCTGAAACAAAAAAGGAAGAGGTAAAGACAGTGGTACCAAAGAGAAAGAGAGTGAGACGTTGGAAATCTAGATCCCCCCGTAGGAGAAGATGGAGGTCAAGGTCTCCCGTGGACAACAGATATAAAAGAGTATATACTAATCACTGTAGATAATAAATGTTAAACGGTTCTTCATTGACCATACTTATTTTAGGAATACTTTCTAGTTTGGGTATTGTTTGCCTTCAAATATATGCGCTGGCTATTGATTACCCATTGAATATATTTACGGACTCTGCCATCCAGTTAAACTGGTCGGGTATACTATCTATGATAGAAGCTGGCGTGGGATCGGCGGTTTTACTTTTATGTACAGTAACTGCCATGCCATACCTAGGGGTTGTTAATATCAAAAACACAACACCGATTAAATTCGCGACGATATATTATGCCATCATGGCGCTTACCTCTGGTATTATTAGCGTATATCGGTTATCAGAAACCGGCATTATTTCCGTCAACGGCGTATGCAAACGGCTCGATGGAGATGTAGGGTTGGTATGTCCCACTGTACGGTTTCGTTCTGAAATGACCATTGAAACGAAGGAGGATTGTGTATTCAATGCATTTGCCGAATCTCATTCGGTATGGAATAAAGCCGGGGAACCGAAAATTAATTGGTCGGACAAGGAGATGTACGACAAAAAATCACAACAAACTGTATTTGACGCATACAAAGCTGCCCGCGCGGACGTCGATATCGATATGGAGGAAATGACCTTATACCACGACTGTTGGTATTGGGGCTGCGATGAAATATGCAACGATAGACACACTATAAACATTGTAATGGCATATGCCTCTGCCGGTGTATCCGTGATATATATTGTTCTGATAATAATGTCTGGTATTCAAGCCCGGTTTGATTATAAGGAAGTACCAGACGAAGATCAGTCTCAGATAGACATTCCAGACGAAGATCAGTCTCAGATAGACATTCCAGACGAAGATCAGTCTCAGATAGACATTCCTGAAGTCGAACCCGGTTTTCGAGTGGAATTGCCCTCTATACCACCGGGTGGTCCTATACCTCAAGGTTCTTCATCGGATAATAAAGGCAGTACCTCTTCCGATAATATCAGATCTTGGAACTTTAATTTACGCATGTGAAAATAGAATAACATCGTCATCCGGACGATAAACAATAGTGCGAGAATGCTTAAATCGTATAACCACATGTTGGTTAAGTATCTGGTTTTTGTTTCAAACATATCGTATACTGGACATTCCTCCGTACACTGTTTATGCATACTAATGCATTGCATATCGCACAAATCTTCATATTGGATGTAAAATATAATAACACTAATTGCATAAGGCATTGAGAATGCCATTTTCCAACAGAGAGCGGCATTGTACAACCCAATATTATGTTCATAATAATGAATGGCATACGACATAATCACAAGAGATAATAGCAGCGAAGATACACAGCTGGCAACCACCATGTAATCCGCATCTATAAAAACGAGCGAAAAACAGGAAGTGGCAAACACCAATCCACCAAATTTTCGAAATAGGTTATCGGCATCCCTAGTTACACGACACTTAAAAAATTCTCCACAACAGCGATGTGTGTTACAGGCCATTACTTCGGTTTTATAGTATTCGTGTTTGCATATTTCACAGTGCGTTTTTTCTGATTCTTCTACCCATTTAGAAAGACATTTGGCATGTACATCACCCGAAGATCCTTTGCATAAGCAAGGGTGAACAAACGGTCCTTCTTCCTCTAGGCATATTCTACAAGACATTTAAAAGTAAATATTTGGTATTTATATATAATTATTCTTTAATCTAATCGTAGTATTTATTATATCAATAATGCATATATATGAGTAGAAACGTAAACGGGATGATACCCCGGAAGAATTGAAATGGTTATTAAAGAACCAACCAACAGTATATTATGCAACCAACGACAGTCAATATAAACTTTCTGGTAAAACTACGACCTCGTGTAGGATACTACGAAATGACCTTGTTAAACTCCGTGTATCTAAACATGTTGCCGAGTACACGATTTGGTCTAAAAAAGACTTTACAGTTGTTATGGTTTTACAAGATCGCAATGTTCTTATCAGAATGTCTGGGGGCTATCTCGTGAAAGTAGAACCGGACGATATTCGATTAGAAAAACGAATAGGTAAAGGTGGTAAAGTAAAAGAAAAACCGCGTGGTTTCAAATTCTAAACACCGCGATGCGTACAATCCGAATCACCCAGTGGATATTGCCGTATGTAATACCGCAACGAATGTGTATCGTTTCTCCAGAATGGTCCAAATGCACTCGACTCCGCTGTCTTCATGTTGGGTTGAGACTCGATACGAGAAATGGCTTCTTTTCTTGTAGTATAGGTTCCAAGTATTTTGGGCATACTTTGATAAAATTCGGTGTTACAATAAACCATAAAGATAGACATTTTTATTAATCCCGATATGTATTTTTTATACCCACAACTGTTGAAACTTCCGTCGCTACTCCAAATGCAAACAATGTATTGAAAAAGAGGACCGACATTTTTACAAAGTGGACCAACAACTTAAACCCTATTGGTATAATGATCCCCAATGCAAACGAAGTAATATATACCACAATACCCACCATAACTATATCTGAATACCTTAAACCCAGACAATCTATCTCGGACAATGTTATTGGTATATCCTCTTGTAGCCTTAGTGCTATATCCTTCACACCCTCGAAGTTTTTAAGGACCCAGTTAAAAGGCACTGTTTTATATAGCCATAGGAAGGTGTCTGGAAATTCTTTTCGGAACCAAAAGGTCGGTGACCAAAAATACCCCATGTTATCAAAGGAAGATAATGGAACTTCGGCTGTACAATTCGAGAAGGAGGTAGATTTGCTCACCAAGAAACATAGCTCTGGGTCACACGAATCTGCTAAACCCGGATAATATTGACAGAAACACTGTGGATATGCCACGTCGTGTAACCATGCGAACATGTCGTCTACCATACAATTTGGAATATTGGGAAGACAGGTGTACAGAAATCCATACACCGAATACATGTATATTCCAATAGCCAATATCCAATTGAAGGGCGCCATGGTGGCCATAGTAAAGACTGGTAGCGAAGAGTATATCTGTAGTCCATATAGGCCTCCCCAGAATGCCAGTTGGTACCCCCATTGAGCGGATATTTGTTGTAATCTTTCTTGGGTGGTGCTGGTGGAGCAGTAAATGATTTCCATGGGGCATGCTTCTATAAATGGGTAGGTGATAATATAACCCAACCCATGACCAACAAATGGTACATAGCCCTCGTCTACGGTGCTGACAAACTGTAGCATTATCTGGATGATATCTTTATTATTTCGGATGGCCCAATTTTTCCACAGGTAATCCCAATCCTTAGAGGCCAGTTTCATTGGTGACAATTGTCTGGTTGCATTCGAGCGAAGTCGCGTAGATCGGAGAGCATCACCGGATCGTGTTGACTCGTCGTCAAAGGTGACATTCTCGAAGGCCCTTTCCGCGGCAGATTGCAATGCCATGGCCATATCTTCTCTGTATGACTTTGCTCTCTTTTCTTGGTTTTCAAAATAATTGATGAAGGACGGTACTATAATCGGCACGTAGGTATATTCATAATAGTTCACCATTCGAATCCCTTCCTTTATAGCCGTATTCAACAAGTTGTCCACGATGACACAGTTTATACATACATAAGTACCTTCTTGTTCGTGACATGGGCGTATGTCGGCATTCAGGCCAGCGGCTCCCAATATGGGTGATACAAATTGCTGAGCTTTTAATTTGGACGGTGTAGTTGGCTTGTTCTTTGCATAGTGTTCAAATAAAGGCGGAATCATGGCCAATTGAGATCGCATATGATGCAAATGCCCATGGACATCGAATTGTCTTTTCAACACCGGTGATACTTTAAATGCGGAACTCATTGTTTTATAATGGTCGCCAAGTTGCATCGCGTGTGGATATGCTTCCCTTGCAAATTTGCTCATATGTACATAAAAACGGTACATGTTGCTCACCGAAGTATCCCCTGTCTTTACATTTGGATATTCTAAAAATGCCGAATGAACCCACGTGTCCACATTTTTGATAGTTAATGTGCTGGAAACATGTGTTCGTATTTTATGAAGCGCCGGCAAGTACAGATCTAGGTTTACATGATCGTGTTTCATGATGCGCATCATTTCGGACGCACTGAGTCCTCCGAACACATGGCGAAGATAAAGAATGGTAGCATGTCCAACATCATATCCCATCATGTATTTTCTCTTCCAGTTGTACAGAATATCATGAGGTATTGGAAGTTCTGTTATATTTGCAAGTTGAACTCCTATATACCTCTGTTCTAAACACTCGCTAATTTCTATTTGTTCCAGAGGTCTAAGTTGGTTCCATGTATAATTCTTGTACATGTGAACCATCAAATCACATCTCGACTCCCCGTCCCAATCTATTTTCTCTGCTATATGAAGTGGCGTATCTGGATGTGAACTGAATAAATGATGAATCGAATTTCCAGATGAACGCAATCTCGAACACCCTATGTCAACATCCACCAAAGGTATTGAATTAATAGCCCCTTCAATCACATTGCAAATGCTTTTAAATGCCCCACCGATCCCACGTACAATTTTCATGAGTGGCTCCAGTGCTCTCTCTATCAAGGTCCATAATTTACTCATTTGTTGTAGCAGCATGTTGAAAAATTTCGTTACGAGTGTCCACAGATCCGTGAAAAACCCATCAATTACACCACCTGCCGAAAATAATTCTACAATTCCGGCAAATACTTTCCCAATGAGAGAAAATAGTTCCAGCACAGCCTGAGACATCATACCTTGGAATATTTTTAGTATAGTGTCCAGCGTATAGAAGAATTTACCTGCCCCATTGTGAATGCCATTCATGAAGGTTCCAAAGGCTTGAAATATGCGGCGAAGCCAATCGATCCATAAGTTGAGCTGATTTATGATCAATTCAAAGGTTGGCTTTTCAACAGAGCGACCAACCGCTGCTCCTCTTATAATATCGCTAAACCATAACAAACCGTTATTGATAAACCTTAGCAGAACAATTACCGTGTCCATAACACTGTACATCATTTTAGCCAGACCCTGTTGTACACCCGGGCCCACTACCCCTACCGGAAACAACGCTGCTACGGAAGCGGCAACTCCAGCGGCAGTTCGTTGTAGGTCGCACAGTCTTTCGGATAAATCCAGCTTGAAATTTTGAACATCCAAGGCTAAGAAACTAACAGCGGTCATCGTCATGGCCCTCACCTGTTGGGTTATTAAAAACACCCCGGTCCTTAGAGTCATGCTAGAGGAACATATCACATCATAGGACCCATATAACTTGCAAGAATCCCGTTCGTATGAATATTTCACGCCAGATACGTTGCCCAATAGATCGTCATTCCATTCGTCTTGGCCGTATTGTAGCACATCTGTTGCCAACATGAGGTATTCCTTTGATTCACAATAGTTGTTGTTCTCTGAGTTATAAGCCGGTGCGAACTGAGAAATAACACCGTCAATCAAATATGCATATTCGTCTGCCAGTGCAAACATATTTTCAAAATGATACGAGCCACACCAATGATGTTGTGCATTATATAAATTTGTCAACAGGTCGTTTCGAAAACCTCGTTGTGTTACTTCTTGTTCCGCATCTGGAAAGTAGAAGATACATTTACAGGTACTGTTATAAGCAAGGGGTAGCGATGGGTTACAGGTGCACCCGGGTCCATTTTCACCTGTACAATAGTCAATCTGGTTTCTAGTATGTCGTCGTTGGTTACATTCCGTGTATTCACCAGTTCCCCAGCCGCAATTCAACGGTATGTCAAAATAATGGCCGGTTACTATATCTGGGAATGCCAAAATGGTCCTTACAAGTAATCGCCAGAACTCGATTGTTGCCATGGCCCCTACTTTCGTCGGCAACATATAGAAATCGGCTATACTTCCTTCAAATGCCATTCTGTATGACATGATTATAGGATCCCACAAATTGGCTTGTAGCGTCGGTTGACCACAAAACGGATCGTATAAAGTGTTGTCACCAAATGGATTTTCCGCCGTTATTGCCAGAGGGAAATTTGTAATTGGTTTATCACACAAACATGTTCCTCTTGTAACATCCCAGTCCATATTATCTCTCCTATGTTCGCACGAATATTCTATATTACGGTCTATAAGCATGCCATCATAGCGTTGTAGGGTTCTCCATAAGTTTTGTTCTTGGTAGAATATACTTTTCCATAGTATCTCATTTACCAGTTTGTTTCCACCGTATACCATATTGATCCATATCTGGACAAAATAGTAAATGGCACAGGGTCCTTTAACATACCCAAACTTCGAAACTTTACTACAGTCTAATTTCACGTGGTCCGGAACTCCTTCCAATACAAACTTGTCTTGGCCGGATACGGCATTTTTAGCAGCGCCTTTAACTATTTTATTGGTCAACATGGTTACCCAATGTAACATGTTGGTGTTTCCATAATTCCACAATTCTAAATGTAGAAGCGCCTTGCTAAAGTCCATTGCCTTGGTCATATAATTCGGGTCGGTGATAAATTTGGGTATGGGTACAATGACGTGTATAGCGGTTCGGTATACTACATGCAAACCTTCTATACCGGCCAACCATAATCTAGCCTGTGTCGCCAGTGCAAACTGTTCTGGTGCACCCTTCAAGTAAAATTCTGGGATAAACAATTGAATCACCTTTTCAAACAGTGTAACGCCCACTGTATCCACATAAGTAGCAGCTTCTAATCCGGCAGATCCAACATGGTACACCGATTTTGTAAACAGTGGCATTTTACTATACGGTGGTAAAATTTGCGTAAATTCTTGAACAAGTGATATTGGTATATTCCACAGGTGGTTTAATAGTCTGGGCAATTGTGGCGTGTTTACCAATACAAAGCCCATATCAAATACATCTGTAAGTCCATCGCATATACACGATGCAATCTTCTCCTGATTTGCAATAACCATTTGCGTGTTTACAACGGTCTGTGTTATATTCCATTCGTTAACTAGCACATTATTATACATGGTGTCTCCAGAAGCAAAGTTCTGAACCGATTTAAACAGGGATATGAAGGAATATAATATCAGCTTGAAGGTCTCTATTACAGTGGACATGTCGCACCGTATTGCGATTGCTACGGAACCGGAGGTCAGTTGGCCGAATATAGTAGAATAATAGTTATACAGTGGTATCAAAGCGTCAAACACAAGACGTACCAACTGAAAAATACTAAACAATACATCTTGAAACAATGGTCCCAGCAAACTACGAAATATACTATCTCCACCCGATAAAAAATAAGAATACCCTTCATGGAAAGCAATCGCTGTGCCTACAACCGCTCCAAATCGGGCCAGATTCAAAGCTTGACCCGGTAATCCACTTACAAACACCATGGTCTTGCCGATGGTGATAGACACTATATCTCCAACCAAATCTACGGTAGCCGTAGTCATAAGTGCAAGATTAGTCTGGATTACCGCGTCCATCGCGGGTTCCGAATGTATCTTATCCGAATTTAACACCGAAGATATTATGTAGGCGAATATTAGAGAAAGCATTAAAACGCCTACAAAAATAAATAAGGCAATTATCATTTTTAGAAATATATACAGTGGCTTATATACTTTAATAAAACCAACAATAACGCCAACACTTTTCTTCTACTTTCCACCCGTTCTTCTGCTCGTTCTCGGTATATCTTTCTATATTATCTACAATACATTTACAAACTTTTTTAACGGAAAAATCACCACTTAAGAATGCCATGTTATACATGACGCAATATACATCTCCTTGAAGACGAATGGATTCGTCTGTTCCATTATATACAAGTATCCATTTCAAATGTTTATCACGGTTAAGACGGCACACCGATCTACGAATATTTTCCAAGTAGGCAAATGAATCTAGGTCTTTATATACAAATATCACCATGTGCATGTCAGAGTAAAAGGTGGGTATAATTGTTTTAAACCTCTCGTGGCCCGAGGTATCCCATAACTGCAATGACTTGTAGGCTACACAGTCTACACCTATAGTCGGGGTTGCATTTTGATTTTCTCGTATAAAACTTAAAAGAGTGGATTTGCCGACTCCGGTATCACCCAGTAAAATTGCTTTTAACTTCATATAAATATATCTCATGGTTAATTTATATATGGTTTCAATAAAACCATCTTTCCCACCGAATTGGGCACCCGACGATGAAACCGATAAATGTTCCAGATGTGACGGGCCATTTACCATGTTGAACAGAAGGCACCATTGTCGGGCTTGCGGAAAGATCTTTTGCGCGGAATGTTCCGCACACAACGGCTCTATCCCATCGTATGTACATAAGGTATATAGCTCAACCGCCAGTCGTGGTCTCCGTTTATGCGATGGTTGTAATATGCTTATCATGGAAAAGAAAAAAAATAAACGTTTCATTCTGATTTTTTCCATGTTGCCCTTATCGATAAAGGAATTGGAAATCCTACTATATGTAAACAAAGAATGGAAAACCTCTGTATCATGCGTCATAGGAATGTTTAAATCTATACAATACAAAACCGGGTACAAAAAATGGTCCGGGTTGGAGCGGAGGTTAATACGCACCCATTGGAGAGAATTTGTAGGACATAGTAGGCTTATGGTCCAAGTATTTAATGGTATGTCGGGTATAACAGAATTGTCTACCTATACGCGACATTTTAAATGTTCTAAGAAACATACCCCGTGTTCGGAGCTTTATTGCGACTCTAGGCTATGTAGACAAGACTTTAACCCATTTGATATATTGGAACTAGTATATTCACAACACACCCCAATGATACTCAATTGTCCGGAACTAGAGTCTTGGATAGGGACCATACTTAGTAAGATGCACATAAACTGGCTTATAAAATTCCTACCGTGGTTTATTCAGATGGGTAAAACGCCGGCAGCGCAACGCATTGTTTCAAATAATTTAATACCATTGGCTTTAGACAACATGGAGTTTGCATATGCCATCTATTTCGAATGTGAAATGTTACTTTCTTCTGATCTTAAAACATATTATATGGCAATACAGTCGAGATTAATGTCCGGGCTTACTATGGAGGTAAAGGATGATATTCGCAAATCCCATCGTTTATTAAAATTATGCGAAGATCCTCTGAAACTTTCCAGTATATCCGTAGATGTGGATGGCATCAGACTACCGTATGAACCAAATACGATCGTTAAATCCATTGTTCATACTCGAATTCGTCAAGTAAATTCATTCACAAAACCGTGGATCCTACCAATGCAAACAAACCGGGGCAAAATAGAAATATTGCAAAAAAACGACGATCTGAGAAAAGATCGTCTGGTGATAGCGGTTATGCATCTATTGAGATCTATCGATTCTAGATTAACATTTCACACTTATCATGTATTTCCAATAAGTTGTGAAACTGGATGGATTGAAATGATACCAAAGTCGAAAACGGTGTATGACATTAACAGAACCTCCACGATACAAAATTATATTATTTCATTTAATCGCGCAAAATCATCGGCGGTTTTAAGAGACTCTTTCATGTACTCATGTACAGCCAATTGCGTCTTGGGATACATGCTGGGGTTAGGAGACCGAAACTTGCACAATATACTAATATGTGGCGAGACGGCGACCATAGCCAATATTGACTTTAGCTACCTACTGGGATATGATCCCAAGTTTGAATCCACTGAAATGAAAATCACCTCTGGTATGGTAGACATGCTAGGTGGGTACGATTCTCAAGAATTTAAAGGTCTCAAAACCATGTGTTCTACCATATATGCTTCTGTTCGGGTATATACATACTTCTGGTATTCTATGTTCCGTTACTTGTCGGTATCCTCACCAGCCATATACCCACACGGTGGCGATTTAAAGACTTTACAGGAGCATATCGACCAACGTTTAATGCCCAATGCAACCGATGAAGAGGTTAAAGTAGCAATTGTGAAATCGGTCAACAGTAATTCAGACTCGTGGAAGTCGTCCATATCGGATATGGCACACTCTGTAAAGACCAATATATCGGGTCTGTTTTTTAATCTAGAATTATGATATATAAATATTCGCCACCGGCTGGGTAAATGGGAAAGGAGAGATTTCGTGATTGCGATGACACAGATGACAATTGTTGTAACATGAGAGTGTTAACGATATTGATTTTGTTAACCATGTTGATTCAACTAGCAGTTATGATGACCCCGTTGGTTGCGGGGTACACCGTGTACGTGAACAACAAGGCGAGTTTTGACGCGATTGGCAATTTAAGTACACGGGATATAGTAAGCAACCTAAATAATGTAAAAGATTTACCAATACAATCACTGGGAAAAGATTCGAAACATGCTATGCACAATGCAAAGATGGCAACAGATAACGTGTTAAGGTTACTTGCCAGAGTGAAAAATATCACGGGAGAGGTGGACACCAATGCGGATATATTCAACGATATACGAACAGTGTTGAGGAAAACAATGGTTCCTCTGGATAGTATCAAGGACTTGTTAAATCCCCACATGAGGGGAACCGTGTTAAGGATTTTGGATAAAGTAATGAGAATTTTGGATACCATGTCCGACGCAGAAATCCATCAACTTATTATGTCCATAGATAAAGCGGTACTCACCGCAAATAGGGCGCTTTCTATAGGCAATGTGAATAAAACCTTGCATGTTATGGACGATGCGGATAAAACATTGAATAAATTTGATTTGATGTTGAGCAAATTTGTTAATTAATAGTATATAATTAATGTTTTTGTGCTTTAAATGTCACGGGTTATTATTATTTTAATATTTTTACCACTAGCTTCGTGCTTTTATCACACAACGGATGCCATATTAAAAGCAATTCAATTGGAGTGTACTATGGTCACCGATTTGACATGCGACATGCATGGTGATATACTGGTGGTAGACTGGAAAAAACACAAGCCAAAAGGTGTGGTGTGGGCATTTAATGAACATGCCAGAGAGCGCATCACCGGAGAGCTGGCACTCGAAATGGTTCAAGAACTTAAGACCTTGAATCCCGACACAAGAATCACCATCGTTCCTATAGTCAACGCTTGGGGTAGAAAACGGGTGGAACAGGGAAAACGGTGCCAACGTAAAAACCGAAATGGGGTGGATACGAATCGTAATTACCCACAAAAAATGGTGCACCATTATGCAAGACAGTCTCAAGAATACGAGGGAAGACATGCTTTGTCGGAACCAGAGACGAGACTGGTGTCTTCCTTGTTGAGGGGTGCATCGAGATATGTAAATGTTCACTCTGGTGAATATTCATTGTACATGCCGTGGGACAGTATTACTTCTCGGCCTCCAAACTACGAAAGGATGAAAAGACAATTAAAAAAGTACAGTGAACACTGTAAAGAATGCTCTGTTGGCCCAGCCGCTATCACCAGTTTTTACAAGGCATATGGTAGCAGTGTAGACTACGCCACTACAATTGGAGTACCAGAAGCGTATACTTTTGAGATTTTTGGTTCGGACTCACCCAATTGTGATAGGATGTTCAATCCATACGGAGAAGAAAAACGAAAGGTATTGGACCAATGGAAAAAAATCATGACCATGACCATCTAGGTCGGGCCAGTTGTGTCAACGCTGTGTTCATACTAAAATTTTTGGGCCTATTTACCTGCTAGCAATTTTAGAGAGGGCACCCCTAAAACCAAAACATATTTTATTTAATTTAATTACGGTTCATGCTATATTCATGTTAATTGTATAGGATATCCATGTACTTATTAGTATATTATGAATAAATTAAATAAATAAAAAAAGTTTTTCAAATCAAGGCCCTGTCTCTGAGTTGAGCTAGGCTTGCACAGCAGGTCTTAAGATTACGCCTGTAATAGCATGAAGAGTTGATCAACCGTAAAAATGAGTCCTCTTTCTTCGACTCGTTGTTTCACCCAATCGGTGTAAGACATGGCATCAGCATTCATAATATCTCCTATTTGATTCGTATAATATTTGGTTTCCAAGTAGATAAACATTTCTTCTATTTTTGTCCCCAGTGTAGATTCTTCGTAATATACCGATTCTTTGGTATCTATAACTGTCTGAAACTCTTTCCACATGATGAAAACCACAATGTTGCGTATATCACTTTTGCATACCATTGCAAGCCATGTTGGAACATCTAAGGGCAAATTGTCCAAGGTTTTTAATATCATATCCTTGTTTAGGTTCCGTATAGAGAGAAGCTGTACATAAAAATCCCTAACTAAATTACTGTTACCAGTGTCGTTCAACATAGAACGCAGCTTTGTAAACTGTAGTGTATAATCTGACATTTATAAGTATTAGTATATATATTTATAGTAGATTGTTAATCCTCTTTCTCAAAAGGTGCCTCCTTTGATACACCCATTTTAACAGAGGTGTTGATATGCTTATGTCCTTCGGCAAACATAATTCGACCAGATGTACTTTCCAAACAGAAGGTCTTATCCTCAAATTTAAAGGCCATTTGCAATTGATGCTGAACATCTTTCCACGAACCCCTCACCGGTTCACCATCTATTTTTGCGAGCACGGTACCCACGCGGAAGTTTAAGTTATGGAAAGCATCCGAACCCGGGATAATTTCGCACACAACTACTCGATACTCGTTTTGACGATGTGGTTGCATGTATTCCACCAGATTCATTTGATACACATCGTCCAACCTCAGGGTTTTGACAACCAGACCATTGGGTAGTTCCATGACTTCTTTCGCATGAGACGAGTCCGTGAGTGTCTCTAACACCCTAATATTGGGCTTTTCATCATCCTTCAAGAAGGAATATACGAAGGATACAGTCTTTTCACCCATTTTACTTTTCAGTGAAATGTTAACGGTCGAACCAAATTCTTGGCGATGAATAATATCTTTGATTCGAAGAGAGACATTCAGGTCTTTAAACCACACATCCCCAAAGTTATCCACCGGCAACCCGTTCACATGTGTGATAACATCGTATTTTTTAACACCTAGACGGTCAAAAACACCATTGGGAACCACATCTCGGATGATAACCCCGGATGGTACACCATAATGCTTTAGTGCCGCGGCGTTGGAATTGCATGTTCTGAAACCAAGTCTGGGCATATGCAACAAACGAGGAGGTGTTTCGGATAGAGGTAGTCCCATTACAGCTTCTGTATTCTCCACCTCGTTTTCACCACAAAAATTCTTAAACCCGGCCTTGCGCATGTTCACAATTTCTTCTGGGTTGTCGTTATGGATATGTTCCATCGTCTGTTTTAAGAGAGAATAGGACCCTTCCACATGCAACACATGTTTTTGATACCAATCCCCCAGTGATACGCGACTTATTCTACCATCCGCGTCCTTTTTAAATCCGCCAAGATTATGTTGCTCCCACAAATTATTAATCTTCAGTGCGTCTACCTCGATACCATCCTTTTCCAATTGGCGGAATTGTCGCTTTGCAAAATCGAGACCCAATGCGGACATCATGTGTGTTCTCTGTTCCAACAGTTGTTTGATAAAGTCCATGTTTTTCTGATTGTCGAGAAGTTCACCCAAGACTCGTTTTACACGGTTGGAGGGGATGATAATGTTGGTTTCAGTAGCATTCGTCATTTTCATGCTGTTAATACCAATCACCTTACCATTTAGTAGGCATGGTCCACCACTGTTACCGGGTTCGATGGTAGCGGTGGTTACTATGTATTCTTGTTCGTTAGCATGTTTGATACCACTTACACGTCCGTCCGTGAATTGTTGATACTCTGTACCATGTGGATATCCTCTAGTAATAACCCTAGGTGCCTCTAGATCTTTAAAGTCTTTGGCATGTACCGCATTTGAATCACCCATTTCCAAATGAGGGATTTCTTTTATTTCCGGGTATCTCTCACTTAGAATAGCATTTACTTTATCACATGCTTTCTGGTCCATTTTACAGACCGCCAGATCCAAATCCGTGCTAATGCCTACCGGATAGACTTGTATATTCTCGTTGTGATTCGCGGGTAGACGGATAAAGGTGGAAACCGCCTGATTAACCACATGTGCATTTGTTATAATCACCATGTCTTCCCCGTGTTTATAAAACCAACCGCTTCCGGCTGCCATTCCATCATATCCTCTCCCATTGGGCATTTTTACGATAAATTGTACTACAGCGTTTAGTTCTGCCATTTGTTAACATATCGCATACTTTATATAGATATTTTTTATTGTATTATTTCTATACCGATACTTTCTTCGATAAGATCCTTGAGTTCGTGTTTAGGGTAAAGTACGTTCTTATCTTGCGATGCTATACAAGCAGTAGAAATACTAGTCTCCAGATTAAAAGTCGCATGAATAGTATCTGTTGGAAGATGTATTATATCACCGGGCTCCAGTATGCACTTTTTTATTCCATCCAATTCCACCAACTCCATTATTTTCGGTGAAATTATATCACGTGGCCCGTGTACTCCATTTAGGGTGGTGTAATCATCCAGTATTAACCAAAGTTTTTTCCCGGAAACCAATTGATTAAAAATCTCATGGTGTTGATGAAAATTAACACCGCTGCCCTTGGCACCAATAAAATAATCTTTATTTACCTTTACAGCGTATTGTTCCATGTGTTCACATGAATGCCCATCGGTAAGCGAAGGGAATATAGTATGCGAGTGATTCACAAATGGAAACAGCATCCGGTCCTCGTAATCATTCATCAATATTTCTTCCAGCGACTGGTCGTCGTACTTCAATATATGTTTTTCTAGGAATGTGGAAAAGCGCATAGTCTTGAAATCATCTGGTGCATTCAATGGTTTCATATGAGGTATAATGTTAGAATGAACATGCTTGTCCATATTTTCCAGTGTAAATTCTTTGTTCCATTCTTTGTTACTGGGGTGATTCCTCACTACATATACCTCTTCAGTGTGATCCGATGAAATATCCGGCAATTCCATAAGGCCACAATCAAAATCGAACATGGCGCTTGCGCTGGTAAAAAATAGTAAAATTAAAAAATTCATTTATAACAATACTCTAACGTATTTATACTCAATTAAACGTTTCAATCCATTCATGATTGCTGTATTTCTCGGTTCCGACATACAATGTATCGGAGGTACACCTTGCTACAATCGCCCCGTGGTTATTGTAGTACCTATTTGGAAAGACAGTTATTCTATTTTCACCGGTTATATCATGGAAGTATACATTGTCGTAAATGTTTACTTTACATGCGTGCAATTTTAATTTTCCCAACTCCACAAGTGGACAATCTTCAACATTTAGAGCAGAAATCCGGAGGATTGCAATGACCATAAAAAATATAAGTAACTTCATTTTAATATTATTATCTAATTTAAATACTATCATTTTTATAAACGACAACTGTAGCCGCCTCTTGTTGTGCCCCATGCGCGCCCACCCGGAATTGTCGGACATGCTACTACCGACCACATGTTGTACCCGGCATTATGGTGATATTGACAAGCGTCTACACACTGCTTCCCACCGTTCTGTTCACACCAACATGTGCTAGACCTCCACAGAATACCCTTCCAAGCGGGAACAAGTTGATAACACCGCTGGGCACAAGCAGTGGCAGTGGGATACGAACCAACATTCCACTCAGAAGAATACCAACCGACACACTCTTTGCTACTAATTTCCCACCCGGCATAAACCGCTGGTGCCACGGTACAGGAAGTCGCTCCAGCAGCGGAGGTATGACACCCGGGACAAGAAGGACAAGATGTCCGTCTATACCCGGCGTCGTATTTACCGGCTGTACACTGTAAACACGAATCAGTATCATACGTACCCATTGGCCCATATGGATCAGGGTAATAGTGGCCACCCCCACAGTATTTGCATTTGGATCTATCGGTAGAATCACCGACGTATGCGTAATTATAATATGGATATGCAAGTCCACAGGTTTTACAAGATGTGCCACCTTCATTGTTTTGAAATTTACCGACATTGCAACCGATACAGGCTGATGTACCAGCCTGCGGTTGATAAGAACCTTTGGGACAATTTACGCAAACCCTATCATCATCGGATTTTTTTCCAGCTGGACAGCTTTGGCAATTTGTAACATAATTTTGACCACCACACGAATCCGCTACGTATTTTCCAGCGGCGCATTGAGTACATGAGGTTTGTTTTGGTGCGGAATAATAACCAGCGGCACAATTTTTACAAACGCCATTTTCTTCGTATTTACCACACGCGCAATTGACGCACACTCCACCTTGAGAAGTCTGGCCATCGTCGCAGGATATACAATCGGCCGAAGATGTTGCACCAGAGATAAAACTAGTCTTCCCCGTGGGACAACCCGAACACCCGTGATTAATATTGCTGGTAGACCAGAGAATACCCGAATTCTTTTTACTACCAGTTGCTCCAAATGAAGACCCATAGGTACCCGGTGGACACTTTACGCAAACATAGGGTTTAGGAGAAGAAAGATGATAATCATCTTTTACACCAAAGGTCCCCGGTGGACACTTATGTTTTCTTTTGTTAATGATCAAAGCATTGGCAGCGTCCGCAATCATTGGAATATAATATCCCAAGGTATTGGAATGAGAAAAGGTCGTTCCAGTCCAATAATATTCTTGGTCGAGTACATCTTCGCCGTATGCCGCATTATATCTTTCGAAATTCGGCGCGCAGCCTATTAAACCGGGGGTGGGGTCATAACAAAAATTAAGGGAAACCGATATTCTACTGGTATCATATCCAATTTTCTTTTCTCCATTGGATCGAATGAAACACTGTAGGCCCTCCGCACACTCGGAGTTACTGGCACAACTACCTTCCCCATTGTGACACAGACGCTGACCGTAAATTGAAAAATAATTACAGTTGCTTTCTTTAACCACGATTTCACCCGCTATAATTCCTTTCCACGGGTTTCCCGGATACCAAGGAGTATACAATGAGGGAGACCATGTGGTCGAAGAAGGTCTCGTTGGGATAAACCATATGGAGTTCGATACGGATGGTTCTGGACACTTCCCTGTATTTCCCGAAGGTATTGTACAACCATAGTCTGTTGATTCTTGTATATTTGCATCAGATGAATAGCCGGTTGTGATCGTGTCATCGCATGCACATGCCCTGCCTTTCCATAGGTTACTAGAATCTATATTCATATTACAAGAACATGACAATTTCACCCCTCCTTCATTTTTACATTCACCTCTTGTTGGACCACTACAGGCTTTAAAAGCAGCCGAAGGGTTTAGCCAATCGCTGTCGGTGACACCCGGGCATTTTTTACAATAAAATGCACCGTCGAGTTCATTTTCGGTCATCTCGTCATATGTGCTCAATAATCGAATTTGGTCGATCTCTTGCTGTGGTTTACTATACCATGTAATTAAATCCCCAACCGCATATCCTATCGGACAACACTGTTTGTCCCAAGTACCACTACCGGATGGACATACGCATTTAGCGTATTCTTCTTCTGAAGGTCTATTATCACAGGAACCACTCAATAAACACCTTTGACATTTATTCCTACAATTCTTCCCAGACCATGAGTCATGGCATTGATCACACGAATCCACTTCCAGACTAAAATGATTGCATGTGTCTTTCCCTTGTAAAATAACACTGATATCATCCAAACATGAGATTTCTTGGGGTAAAGGCAATAATCCAGTATACAGTTCATAATCCTCGAATGAATAGGAGGAAGAAGAACCGGACAGTAGTGTTTTTTCATAATAAACCGCATATTGAAAAAACTGAGTACCCACATATCCTATATGCAAATACCAGCTACTTTCCATTGCTTCCGGTGGGGCATTTAAGCTACCGGTGAAGGGTGGCCCGGATCGCTTATAATCATTTATAATTCCGAAACAGAAACCACCATATGCGGCCAGTGATACATCGTTTTTGACATTGCAAGCCGCTATGGCATCTTCTTTATTAGAATACACCATACCTACTTTTGGTGTATAAAAAAAGTAGTCTGTTTCGGCCTCGGCTTTTGTGTTTGGATAGGTTGCTACCACCGACGGTGACTGTGTTGGTTGTCTCTCCTGTATTTCATTATTTTGACCACACATACAATCCGATTTCTGGAAAATTCGTTCTACTCCGGATATTTTTGAACCGAACAGACATATACCATTTCCAGAGCACATGCTCGATCGTGTTTCACCGTCAAATTCAGGGCACTTTTCTCTACATTGTGATTTACCGTATCCTAAAGCACATGTTTCACATTCAAACCCCGCCCACAATCCATTAACATAATCGGTAAAACAAGAACACTGTGCACATACAACCAGTTTATCACTATCAAACTGACAGTCCATCTCCATCTTATTTTCTAAGGGTGTACTACGGTCCTGAAAAAACTCTATCTTTATCATTGGTTTTTCGGCCACCGTCTTGCATCTCTGTGATAGTGTATCTTTGTAGGTATCCGTCGCACACTGGCACACATGTGTAGCATCGCATGGGACCGGAACATTGGATTTTTGGACACAATCGTAGAAATTGTTTGAGCAATCTCCAGTTGACGAATCTATATTGTATCTCACAGCATTTCCATATTTTTGTTTGACACAACCCTGTGGATAACTACTGTCAAAGTATCCAGTTACGGGAGTATACCATGTCAGTCCGTTGTCGGTAGCATATTGTTGACACTCTGACTGTGACATACTCAAATCCGGTGTACCACTTGAGACTATACTCGTCGTTGTCAACCCACCTATATTATATTGGTATGTACCAAACTGATCAATAAAACACCCATGTGGATCCACAACAGTATTTATTTCTGTTATATATTGCGGCTGTTGCACCACACAATGCCAACTCTGATCGCCGCATTCGGCCCCATTTTCTGCTAGATTCCATTTCACCACGGTAGCTCCAGCCCCAGTGTTGTAAATACACCCGCTGGGGAAAGTCGCATCGTTGAAGGTATTAACATACGATGACGTAAGATCTTGTGAATCATAGTATTCTCTACACTGTGTTTCCGTGATAAAAAAAGTAGATTCGCCACGCCCGGGGTTGCTTGCTATAATAGCAAAAACCATTTTAACCCCCCCATGGTACCTTTGACATTCTTCTTTCGTAGCAGTTTTATTACAATTCCCTTGAACCTGCTTTTCACTACATTGGTCGTTGTACTTATGCAAAGCACGCTGTACCGGAAAATTTGTTTTGGGGTCGATTTTACTTCCATCCTCTGTCACGCATATAGAGTCGATCAGCTTTAGATGTTTGGTATATGATTCTGATGAAGCACCCAGCACATTTGTTAACTGTAAATCTCTACGAAACAGCTTGTATGCTTGAGAACCGGGTGGATCTTCCATAACACCTACACATGTCGAGGAGATGTCACATTCCGTTTTTGCAAGTTCCAATGTGTTCTTTGTAGTTTCAACTGTACCGGACCATCTACCATTTTCTATTCTGTATTCGGCGCCACCCAATTCATGTGTAACCAAATATTTCCCACCGTACTCTGTACAATATATTTTGTCAGGTATATCCTCTTGACATATGCATTGCGTGGTCTCGTCGCATTGTACATCTGTATCTGCCAAATTATATTCCAATTTGAACCCCTGAAGAACGCAACCGGAAGGTTTTGTATTATCATTTATGGTGCGCCAAAAATAATAGTGTTTCTCTTGGTATTCCGGCCACCTTGTACACGATTCCAATCCTATAGGTGTACACGCCTTCTCTCCGACATTTACTTTTATCCCGGCCACATTAATATTTGTAAGTTCACGTTGCGCGGCGTAACCGGTGCATATATCGAAATTGGCAAAGTTGGTGCAATTCTTCGATTGGCCAATGATCATGTCCTGAGCAACAGCAATTTCAGTCAATTCACAAGTTCCGTGCCCGGAACATAAATTATCTGCCTCTTCTGACATAGGGCATTTGTATTGACACTCCTCACCTATGTATCCAAGGTCACATGCGCACCGACCCGCCAGATCACACTTTCCATGACCATTGCATATGGTTGACATGTCTGATAATTCCGGATCAAACCCGGGGCATATTACATCGCATGCGTCTCCTCTATAACCCGTTTTATCCAGTTTACTAATGGAATATCCGGTTTCTTCTATTTCTATTCCCGGTATGATCTGAAACTTTTGAATCAACCCAGCGGAACTGGTCCCCACAATATATTTCGCTGGGTCACAAATACAATCGCCTGTAACCCCACAGTAACCATTGCCAGAACACGGTATTCCAAAGGATGCTTCAATGCCTCCACCCGGACACTGGCTGTTGCAATCAAAATTGTATCTGGCAGAAGTGCCGTCCAAATTACCCAATTGGTTAATATCACCCGGTTGACATGGTTTGTCGAAACACCAAAAACTGGTAGGTTGGTTAAGAAAGGTCTCGTAAATGGTCTCCCATGTTTCAGTACCATCGTAAACATTGACAGCAGCGCAATCATTTACCACTATTTTCCCCACCATTTTGTTGTGGTGATCACCATAATAATAATACACCCCGTTTCTTGTAAAGGTCCACTCTCTACTGTTATCATGGGGGAGGGATATAACACTGACATCTGGTAGCAAAGTCCACTGGCCATTGTCACAGCCACGATTGTTACAGAATTCTTCCTCGGCGATCGTCAACACATGAGGATTGGAAAGACCACCCTGAGGAGCATTCAGTGATATAATGTAGGGATAATTCCTACATAGATTTATCTGTGGGTCATTTTGACCATTGTAAACAAAATGATCTGTACCACTGGCGGTAAATTCAAGGGTTGAATCATTTACGGACATTTTCTGTAAAGCCGATCGAATATAGGATTCTTTTCCTTGCATCTGGCGAATACGATACAAATTTTTACCAGTTGCACCCCCTGTGTTATACACTCTTTCCAGTTTAGTGACCATCTTTCCTCTCCAATCTTCTTCCGTGTTTGAATCTATGTAAGTGAAGGGTGGCAAACAATCGCATACACCTCTACCATTATCACATATTGCTATCTGACCATCCGGGTCCCCCCTCTGGACACACTTAATCAAATTACTACAACCCGCGGTGCTCGTTGTACTTGAATGACTATTAAAATATACATGTCCATCATGTAAAAAGCATCCAGATGGATCTTCTTCCGATGAAAATGTTCTGTCTGAATGAATAACAGGAGTGACAGATGTTTTGGCAACACTACCATATCCAGAACTACAGGAATCCTTGATAGTTGTTGAAAACCAATTGGTTCCACAGTCAATCGCCCAATAATAACCGGTGTAATAACGATTTGCTGCTACACTTTGCTTATAATAAGTTTGTAACCCGGCTGACCATACAGAAAACGTTATCGATGGAACACCAAATGTATAACCATTGCCCGCCGCATAATCTTTACACTCCTGTTCTGAAACGCTCAAATCCGGCGCACCACTGGTCACTTCCTCAAGCTTCACATCTTTAGTACAATCACTGACTGTCAGTTTACCCACCATCTCGGGGTGAGCTGTACACAAATAATAATATGTTCCTCCTGTCAACTGTATAGTAAGTGGGGACCCCTGAACCACGTCGTGTGTAAGAAATACGTTTTCAATGCATTTATAATTATTGACGCCACACCATTGCCCATTCGTACCAAGATTATACGTATATGTTGTTCCAGTAGGGTGCTTAATGCATCCGGGGGGCGCAGCACCCCAAGTTTTCACGCCATTCCAAGTAGCGGATATCGAAGATGCGTAAGCCTCGCATGCTGCCTGTGATACACTCATGTCTGGTACAGCACTGGTTACTTCTTTAAACCCAACGGGAATAGAAGAAACGGGGACAGGTCCCTTTTTAATGCAACTCGTAGTTGTGGTTTTTCGGATACATTCGGCATCGGAGGCACAAGAGTAAGTGCTTGTAAAATCGGAGTTCCAACTGTAATAAAACATGTTTGGGTCTTTTGAACATCCCGGTGGGTAATAGGCGGATGGGGACCCCGATGCTACCACGTCGTCAAAAGAAAACCATTCGTCGTTAGCCTGTTGTTGACACTCCGCCTTCGTAAGATGACTCCCAGTTCCACTGCCGGAACTGAAGGTGTTATATGTCAACGGTTCATTGCAAGCAGTGGATGCAATCGCTTGGGAACAGTCGTTGAAGTATACAATAGAAGTTTTCTTATAACAACCCTTGGGGTGTGTTACGCCATCGGTAGAACAACTGACCGAACCGAAAGCTAGCGATTGCGCTGTTGCATAAGCCTGACATTCGGCTGAAGTCATGGTTACATCCCCGGTTCCTGTGGTCTCTTCCAAATAAACCAACCAGTTTCCATTCGCGCACTGTGAACAGTCGGTATCCTTTACCAATCGAAGCGGGTGGCCACTGGTCGATCTCTCCAAGGTAATATTGGAATTTGAACAGACTGGAATATCGGGATCAAAAAGTGTTTCGTACACATAATGAGAATTCCCATTCGCCGCGAATACCAATGTAGAATCTTCGGTAGTTGAAACTGATGTTAGATCAGACCCATAACTGTCGGTGTTACAGTCTTTACACTGTATGTCACAGTTTCTAGTTCCCTCTGTTAAAAAACATTGACACTCTCCTTCGATTGCCCAAACCGGGTCGTATTTACCACCGTTGTTTATAAACTCTTTTTGTGTACTAGTATAGGTACATATTCCCATCTTTGATTCTTCTGCGCACGCGGAGCCATCGAAAGCCAATGGACAATGTAGTTGACAAGACTCTCCAGAGATACCTTCGAATTGTTCCGAATCACAGGAGCATTCGACAGCGGAACATTTTCCCTCTAGGGTTCCCTTTGAGTCTTTTAAACAATAATCGTACCAATCTGTTGTACAGCCGGTTATATCTTTGACAGATTTACTACCACTAAATATTTCCGCCCTATCTGAACAATAATCCTGTTCCACATTCAATAAATGATTGTAACAGGTTGCGGGACAGGCATTCTTCAAGGTGGTGGGTAAAACCGCATCGTTCAACTGAGAACAAGATAGGGTCCAATCAAAATCCAATGCATCGTCTATACATTTCTTATCACCATCCAAAGGATCCACGAACTCTCTACACTGGTGATAATTTTCAAGTTTGGATGTAATACTTTTTTGGATGCAAACATATTGTCTCCCACTTCGAACATTTCCACATTCAACAGTATTTGTTGTGTGACTGTTGTATTCAACCCTATTCAGATCGTTTTTTACATGAAAACATCCCCGTGGGTCGCTACTATAAGAGTATGCTAAATATGAACTTGTAAGCCCAATGCTGTCCGCATACGCCTTACACTCCGCTTCCGTCATCGAGAGGTCCGGGGCACCACTGGTGACTTCTATAATTGGTTCGTCGGTTATAGGAACCGGACCAACACTTTTTTGGATGCAGTTATATGTACTATCACATGGATATGTGTTAACAGCAATATTATAATATACCAAGTTGCTGATATCAAAAAAACATCCGCTAGGTCGATTACTAACAAAATTTTGATTGCTACCCCCGCCACCAGCGCCGACGGATGCCGCATACGCTTGACATTCGGCTTCGCTCAAGCTTAGATCAGGTGCTCCACCAGTTGCTTTTACAATTATTGGACCCAGTGTCACATATTCTGGTAGCGCATCGTAAAATATACAATACTTATCCCAATCCAGCTCGTATATTTTTTCGGTGGTTTCATAATTTTCAGTGATACTCAAACGTGTGTTGGCATGCATTGTAGAACATACATCTAGGGGAACCAGTGTAGGTTCCAATAAGGAGGGATATTCAACATTGCGTCTAATATCCGAACATATCTGACGGTATGATACATCTAGATTGCATGTTTCATAGGTACACGAATACGGTGATGGAATATCATTTTCAGTGACGATTTCTTTAAATGTGGCAACACTTGAACCCGGAATGGTTTTTAGCGAAGTAATGGTCGCATTGGACAATAAATTCTTTGTAATGGTGGCGCCTGTATCTTTTCGGGTCATTGTGACTTTACCCGGTTCCAGTTTAAGTTCTATATGGTACCATTGGTTGGGGGTGTATGCCCACACGTCGTTGCACTGTTGATTTGTAATGGGGCAAGATTGTAAATTCTCTATTTCATTTAATTGAATTTGCCCCTGACGAATAAATACTACAATAGCATCCCCAAACACCAAACGAGTATGTGTACTTACCGCATCCGATGCTTTAAATAAGAAATGTGCATATGTACCCATCGTAATGGCTCGTGTGTAATTATTCCCCATGGTTTGTGCCCTACTTAGTATAGGGTTGTTGTCCTTACAGTGCTTTGCCACATTTGTGTTAAAGGTGATATCCTTTGGACAGGTCGTATCTGGAATTGTTATTTCACAGCTATACGAATTAAAACCAAGTCTTTCTGATACACCCTTTAAGCAAGTGCTGTTGAGATTTCCAGAAGTAGAACAGATAGCTTTTGTTCCACTGTTTTCACAAGTATAAGAGACATCCTTACAAGGTGAAAAGTCACAAGGTTGTGGGTTATTACATCTTGGGAATTTGGATTGAATGTCATTGCACATCGCGTCGATGTACTCTTTTCCATCGGTAGTATTGGAATATACTATATCTTTCTGTACCTCTACTATCTTGCACCCGCTTGCACGATTTAATGTCGCTTCTTCATATGTTTTGTATCGTTGTATTGAATTGACACATTCTACTGTGAATGGGTAGTAGAAATTGTTTTGTGATTCACTTAACACCCCGTTACAACTCGTATTGTTTACAATGGCCCCATTGCACAGGTATTGTTTGTTTTCTCTCACTTTGTTTATGTTGGGGTATCTTGAGCTATGCTTGGAGCAAAAATCACTTTCCAATTTGTGAGTAACATTGTGTTGAGATACAAATGATTTAAATTCTGCCTCTGCTTCATCGTGTTCAATAGTAGATTCATTGCTTCTGTATGTCTCCGATATTAAGAAAGGATATTTACGCTTGTTGTATTCATATGTTAGATTCAGCTTATATGAAACATCCTTTCCATCGGTAAGATCTACCAGTGTTTTACAAAACGTGGGTATAGTCTTGGCAGGGCAAAATGAAGCTACCGATTTACACCCGGAGAATTTAGCAGGTTGGCGTTTTAATTCCACGTCCTGACAATATTGGTGCCAGTCGTAAGCATCCAAGGCAGGTGAACACGTGTTTGCTTTTTGGATGCAAACTTTTGACACTTGACAGAGATCGGTACTAGACGCTGCTTTGTTAAAATATACATTGCCACCAATTTCAAAACACCCCATTGGATTTCCATTCCCCCAGTCGTGTGCAGTTTGCCATTTGCTGATCGACTCCCCATACGCCTGACATTCTGCCTCTGATACGCTCATATCCGGGGTACCACTGGTCACTTCTTCAAAACCACTCTTTGTTGTAACGCATTCTTCGGATCTCATTTTACGTGGTCGTTGTTTCAATAGAATTTCGTAGCAATCATCGGTGGATTTTTCACACCCGGTGATATCATCTTGCTTGTGACAAAATGGTCCCTTATCACTCGTCCATGTTGTATCCCCTGAAACCACTTGCTGTACTTGTGTACTCTGACAGTCGCTGTCTGTTGTACATGCGAATGATCCACCATTTGGATCACGTATGGTAACAACAGAGCAGTTGCCCATGCCATTGCATTCGTCGGAATCTTCCCACGGAGGTTTAATACACTGATAATCACATGTTTCCCCAAAGTATTCCGGATTTGGAGGTGGGTCCAAGGTTCCATTGACCAATCCTAGGGCCAGTTTTTCATCCCAATCGATTCTAGAATCAGCGTCTACGGGGTCTTGAGGGTCACATGTGCAACTAAACAATGGGATATTACCCTCTGCTCTGAATTCATGCTCCATTAACTGTTGAATTTCATTGGACTCGCATGTGCCATGTCCTCCGCATTGTAATCCATTGGCAGAAGTACATTTTATCTGACACTCGTCTCCGGTATATCCACCGGTACATAAACAATCGCCCTCATCTGTACAGGTTCCGTGGCCATTGCACGATACACAGTCTATTGTACCGTCACATCCGGCTGGCAGAGTTCCAGAGGCTACACAGTATCGGTTACAAAAATTGGTTCTTCCAAAGTCCAATGGGTACCAATTTGCTTCACACTCTGTACAAAATGACGTATCGTCTAGATGAGGAATTGTACAGTGACAAAGGGATTCACCGGGAATTCCATAATTGTGGTTACAGATGCCCATGTTGTTACAGGTGGAAGGAAGACACTCGCCCTCGCATGGGACTGTGTATTCCGTAGGCATCCCGTGGTCATTCACTACCTTTTGTTTTGGAAAATAACTGTCTAGACACTCCCCACAATTCATACTTGGGTCATAAAACGAGGTATAGTCGTTCACCGCACCTTTTACATTAATTCGTTTTGTAACATCTAGATTACAGGTGCACTCCATTGCTCCACTTCTGGGCAAACATGTGCCATGGCCAAAGCAACCAAATTGACCAGATGCTTTGTCGGAGGTATTGGCTTTTAGATATGGATCACAAAATAAATCACAGTTGTCTCCGTGCCAATTCTCTTTGCATTCCATACAATGTTGCCCACCATTGTTCCCAAAACATTCGCATTGTTCTTGAGTATTACAAGTACCCTTCGCGCTACAGGTCAATTCGTCGGAACATTTACAGGATGGCAATGACCATTTTACATTTGTCTGACATGTGCAAGCGCCCAAATCGTCACATGTACCGTGACCATTGCAAGCTACTACATCACCGGGACATTCGATAGAGCAATCTGGACCTCTAAATTTTTCATTGCATTCGCATGAAGCGGTGTTTGTATCAAAGTCTACATTGCAAATGCCCCTTAGGTTACACGGTACACTGGTAGTTAACATTCCGGGACATGGGATATCACAGGATGGTCCATTCCACCCATTCTCACATAAACACCCGGGTGTGTCTCCATACAATTTACAGGTTCCATGTCCAGAACAAATGGGAGTACCGGGACAAGTTTTTACACACTGTTTGCGGCCATCGTCGAACCAATTGGCGTCACAATCACAGAACCCGTCATTGCAAGTTCCGTGCCCATGACAGGTGCTACAGGACCCACCCGATGAACGCATTGTATTACAAACGCTGTTGTTGTTATCGTATGCAAGATCCGCATAACATATTCGCTCACATCTGTCACCAAAAAACTCTGGTTTGCAATCACCTTTGCATTCCTCGTCCACCGTGTTGCACAAATCGCATAAAAAGCCAAACCGTTTGCTTTGTGTTGGACAACGGCAACCATAATCGCTATTACTAAATGGTGTGGTTGGTTCGGTTGAACAAGACCCATGTTCACACTTACAATTGGAACAGTAGTTTCCATCGAAGGGTGTTCCATCACACCTACATTTACCTTGAACGTAGGAAGTTCCGTGTTGACAGGGGACTAACATGTCATCTACCTGTTTGATGCCCTTTTCCACCACAAAACTAAGTAATAAAATAATCGCCGCGCCTAAAAAGGTAAAAACTCCGTATTGAGTTACAGTTCTCAGCATTTTTATTAGAGAAATAAATCAATATATACTCCATTTTTTAATTTAAAAGCTTTGTATATAAGTATTTGTTTTTTAAGCTAAATGTTTAATACCCCATATAAAACAATATATCGCGTACAGACCATAGAAGAGGCATTACAATTTGAATTACAGAAAGATGTGACGGATATGTATTTGTACCTCATAGATGTGTACGATGTTTTACTCAATGCGGCGTTGGGTACCTATGAAATTGAACAGGAAAAGCTGTTAAAACAGCGTTCAAAAGTCCATAAATATCTCATGAAACACTTCTGGAGACTTTATGTTCCCATCCCCGGACGACTGTATGGTTGGTCTCACAACATGTTGCTATATGTCATCATCTTAACGATGGTTGAAATGCAATATAAATCGGAATACCCGGTGATACCAGATCATGTTCACGATTATTGTGTGAAAAATCGTATACGTATGTATCAAGATAGGGATACAAAAACGTGGAAAATGCACACTTGGTTGGACACCTTGGATGTTGTATCATTGCGATGGAGAAAATTATTACCTTGTCAGGAACTATCGGATTTGTTGGAGATTATATGGAGGGTATCCGCTAAAATGATCATATTCATGCACACCGAAGACACTCTAAACATGGAGGATTACGTTGAACCAATTGTAATTAATGACGAAATTAGTATTTACAAGCGAGCAGATGTCACCGCCATTATAGCTGGGTTGAGCAGGTATTATTGGTTCCAACAAACCATAGACCAATATGAAAGGTGGCCCGATGCCGATGTAGGGCCACTTAAGCTTCAAACTGTAGAGGAAACAAATTGGTTGCAATGGATAGAGGTGGAAAAGAAGCACATTTTTACGAGACGGTTTAGGGACGGGGTGGCAGATTTTTTATGGAACATTATCATCAATTATGGAGACCATGCCATAGGCGCACACGATCAACTTGGTGACGAGGTTAGTAATTATGCGGTGTTGTATATGAGGTTTCCAGCCGGTCTTCCAACAAGCTTGTCTAGAATATGTACCTACAAAGAATACGAGGATATGATAGCATCTGATAGTATACGTGAAATATTATATGCCAAGATGGTGCACGCCCATTTCAGATCCAATTATGATGTCGATTTCCTAAAGGTATTTACCGTGTGGGAACCAGACATGAACAAACATGCCGCTGCCATAGAGCGCTCTCCAGTTCCACTCATACTCAACCGGTTCTGGAGATATCACGTGTTCTATCGTGGCAAAATTTATAAGCACCCAGAGGGCGAAACTTTTAAACATGCTTTTATCACATGGTTGTCAATACTGAAAAAATATAGTAGGGGGATATGTTTTAACTCCATGGACTTTAATCCTACCATAGAAGGGATGTTGGAAGAAAAAAAGATAGTGAACAATGAGCGTGAATTGGGTCAGTTTTTTGATTTACAGGATGATTAGAGTATATAAGCACATGTACATGTAATAAATGAAGCCATATGAAATATTTATTCCGTTGAATTTTATCTTGTCTCTATCTACCATGCTATTAACATGGGGGGTTCGTGTACGCAAAGATAAATACGATGGGTTTTGTACGGATCCTTGGGGGGCAGATTGGTATGTACCGTGGTTTATATCCTCCTTGTTGTTCGGCGCTTCACTTGTATATACCTTTGTCAGAGGTAAAATATTCGATAAAATACTAGGGGATATACACGGCGTGATGTTTGTATTTACAGCTGTTTTTACATTTGTATTGTTTGTCATGGGCTTTTTGTATTTTTCAAAGCCCGATAAAACCTGTGAATCGCTAAAAGTATTCGATAGCATATTATGGGCTGTGGGTCTTATAGGAGGAATCGTGTTGAGAATGAGTTATCCCAACAGAGTGACCAAAGCAGTAATACCGGTAAACTCTCCAGTTCAACAGAGTGGTAAGTTTACCGGCGCCGGCAACTTTAAAAATCTAAGATATTAATAATTAATTCGTATATATTCCATAATATATCTATTTAAATGCCCGGTATCTTTGACTCTCTGGCATTAGAAAACCCAAACGACGGTATGGAAGAAGACGATGGCATAGACGAAGCCTGTGATATGATCAGTGAAGAAGAACATAGAGACTGCCCATTGTGTAAATATTCTCAGGCGGATGCCTCTGTAATTGATCGAATGAATCAAATGGAACAAAGCATGACCGGTACAACCAGCAGTGAGGAAATTTATAGGACGCTGGCAGGACTATATGATGTACAAGTACGCCAACCTCTATTGAACCAAGGTTTGGATGCGCCACAAATCACAGTCGAGGAATTACGCGCTCACTATACACTACACAAATTAAATCTTAGGGACATTATTTCAAAGGAGATTTTGTCAGTCAACAATATGCAAATACACTTTAGAAAACATCAGGTAGCCACCATAAATAGTAAGACTGGTCGCAAAAAACTCGATCCTAAAGCCATGAACGAGTGGGTGAAATTATCGAAGCATAAACTTGAGCTTATTAAATATTACAATGGACCACTGGCAAAAATGAAAAAGAAAGATGCTGGAAGTATAAAACCTTATGAATTTTCGTAAAATATTAAAATCGGACTATATATATCTATAACATATATGTAAAGTATGATTTCATTATCGGGTAGACCAGATTCCGGATTATCTAATGCTGCAACTACCGGTTCTTTGCGTGGTACCGGTGGACCAAGAGCGGGCAGCACCGCGCCACCTTCATTCGCGGAACTTCGAAACCCGACGCTATCTAATTCTAAGATCACCTATGATTCGAATACAACTGCTTCGTTGCCCCTTCTCGTCCGTCCGTGGTCACAGGGGTACGAAAAAGGCTTCCGACAAGGCTCCCTCATTTTTGTAGCGGATGCCGATTGCAACCCTCAGATGTGTACAGCTGCTGATTTGCCAACTTTAAATTTTTTATTAGAAAATGCGCGTCTGGACGCGGCCGATTCGGGGAGAAGACTTCAGGCGAAAATCTTACCCAATGACTTGGACGATCTACTAGAGAAGTGGAAATTCTTCGGTGTTATGCGTAACGATATGATGGCGAACAGCATGCTACAAAAATTGTACAACTGCGATGTCTATGGTAGAGCAATGGTGGCCAATATTTTTGGTTCCAAATTAAAGAGGGGAGATTTGGTAGGACTGGCGATTGTTGAGGTACCTGATATTCGTACACAATATCAAATGTATGTCCAACCAGACGGTGGTCTGTTACCCGAAGCTCTTATTCAAAACGGCGCAAATTTACTTCAGGTGGTTGGTACCGTCAATGGCGCGGTGAATACCATGAACGGTGTTTCTATCAAACACAAAATACCGCTGGGTGTTATCTCACATGCGGTTGCCAAAGTTCCCTCGAATAGTTTTATATTGAGAGCATTGCGCGAAACGGATCAATACATGCTCCTGCCCAGAATCGAAATTTTGATGATTTAATCTACCTAGAACTAAAAAAATAACCTATTTAATACATCAATCACATATTGTAATATATCTAATCATGAACTTCAATCGTAGACAAAACAGAATCGCTGGTCCGGGTTTCCATATAAACGTCCGTTACGATGATCAAATGATGGCAAAGGCACATTCTACTGCTTCGATGCCGCACCCCCATGTGAACCTAGGAAGAAATCACAAAGAAAATTTTGATGTCAAAGAGCAAGAACTATTGGTATGCAAACGCGGTAGCAGCATGTATCATGACGGATACACGCACTGTATTTCGAGCGCCAATGGGTTCGATGGTACCGGTTCTTTGCCAAAAGGCGGCGGCGGCGGACCTCCCAGTGCATCACCGGAAGAAGTAGCCGAATACATTCTATCAAATGTCCAGTTTGTTGGCGTTGCTACTACCGAATATAAACCTTCGCGTGCATACTCCGAACAGGGGTTTGTCGCTCAAGTTGGAGGCGTTACCACTCTTATCAATGAGGGGGAATCAACTATTAAACCCGGTGATAAAGTTGCACTTGGACTTAACTTAAAGGTTGGTCGTAAGACCAGCAGGGATAAGGGTATCCCGCGTGATAAGATTCGATTTTGTTTGGTGAAGGCGGGTAACTCACGTGCCAACATCGGAAAAGCAATGGATGCCACTGGTCAAAGTGCACCCACTGGTCAAGCCGTTATTGGCGCCGCTCAAAAAGCAGTCAGTGACGCGGAAAAGGATTTGAAAAAATATAAAGGTAGCGATGCCACAAAATTAGCAGACTTGAATAAGGCCGTAACTGACGCCAAGACCGCTCTTGGGGGACTCACTCTCTGTCGTACCGGTATAGATGGCATGATCGACTTCCTAGACAAGTACCAAGAACTAAATGAACGTGTTATTGGGAAAGCAGCTTCGTATGCCCGACCGGGTGATCGCCTTGAAGTTATCTTGCAACCACGCAACCCCTATTAATATATTACACTATAAAAGTTATTTTAGATAATATTAAATGTCATGTTCTCTATGTACCGATTCTATAGATAAATCTGGTTCTCTTCGTCCTAATGTGGCCACCTTTGATTGTGGACACGAATTTCACCTCTCTTGTATTTTAAAATATTCCAAAGAAAACATCTCCATGTCTTGTCCCTCCTGTACTGAAATCGATCCACGTGCGATAAACTTGGGCGAAGATAGAATGATAGCGCTTCAATCTCTAGTCGATTCTCGTAGATCTTATGTTGAAAACAATAGCAAGGGATTTTTATCTTGGTTTACAGATAAATCCGTGAAAAGCATGGTCCGTAGTGGAACTTCGTTAGAAACATTAAAACTGAAAGGCGTGAAGCCAGAAGATTTGATTGAAGAGAGGGTAGACTGGGACACGGTTAGTAAAATCTATAAGACCGGAGCATTATTGGACTTTGGGTTTCGTTGGCATCATATGATTACCATGGGGTTTCAACCAGATCATTTTAAGCTTCTCAACTGGCAACAAATGACGGATACTTTGAAACTATCAGCGGTAGACATGTTAAAGACTAGTATCACCATTCGTCAGTTAGCCGAGTTAAAGATAGACATTGCACATTTACACGAACTCGGATTTCGTTTGAAGGAGTTGAAACAGATAGGTGGGAACTGTGAGACCATGAAATTACTGACAAGTGATTTGGGAGATTTAAAAACCTATTTCAGTCCATCAGCAAATGATTGGGACAACTTGGGCTTTACGAAGGAGAATATAGAAAAGTATGGTTGGCAATCCGAAGAATACACCCCGGTTAGAAAAATGAGGCAGATATCTTTAGCAAAGGGAAAGAGTGGCTTTGTGTTTTAATCGTATAAATATATGTCTTATCTGTAATAAAATGGAATTGTTAAAAGTATCTGTAGGCGTATTATGGGTTATTAACCTTGGTCTATTGATATGGTACATGGTTGAACAAGAAGTCAACGGTTGGAATATCACCGCTCTTGTTGGTGTTGCTTTGACCGGTATTGTTCCTATGTTGTTTGGACGAGTCAAAAAAGGATATGAACAATTAGACAAAAAAAGAGAAGGATGGGCAACATTTGTACATGTCATCTCTGGTGTTATTGGTACTGCAGGTTCTGGTCTAGCATTGGGATATGCCGCACAATGTGGAAAATCATCTTATGCTAACATTGAATTGTTAGTCGCGGCGGCAGTTGTCAATGGACTTTCCGGTATTGTAGCACACTTTGCATTCATAGACAACGATGAACGAAAACAAATTTATGAAAACGGGTCATTAGCATATTCATGCTGCTGTCAAAGAAGCGGTTGGTATCTCATACTTTTATTGGTTACTGGTGTGATTTCTTTATTAACGGGTGTATGGAATCATGACAACGAATATAAAGACAAATGTGAAAACGAAGATCATTACAACCTTTACTTTATTTCACCCATTACACATTTAGTCGGTAGTCTTTTGTTGGGACTATTTTCACCGCAGGTACCGCCCATTTTGAATTTCACAATTATGTTTACAGCAGCGATCTTGTCCATGTTCGGTCTAAACCTAACATATGGATGGGGAGGCGATTGGGCTATCGTGATACCGGTGTATTTGTATCTCGCATTGGCACATTTGAAGTTTACCTCATCGTAACGATTTAACAAACTTAGTAAAACATATTATCATTCCTAGCATCAAAAATATATCTGTAATATCTACTCCTATCTCCGGCATGCTATAAGCGGTTGTATTTTGAATAACTATGTCGGGTACTTCTTCAAAATCGATATGACTCATTTATGTATTCTATATTTATTATTTATACCCTTTTTGTTGGCAGTGTATGTGGATTTTAACACGGTTATGTGTATAGGCATCAGTAACAAAATCCAGACATTGACCATGGCATATATCAGGTTCATGACAATGAAATAACATACCACTAATTTAAACAACACCAACCATCTATATCTCAATGATTTATCACAACATCTTTCTAACATATAACAGTGTTTCCACTTATCCGGTACGCATTTTTTACATTCATTACAGTGTGTAAGTCCCATTCCCGTTATAGATTTACACACTGGGCAATAAGAGCCAGTATTAAAATCCATTTCTTTCGTTGCCATAATCGCACTCCCGTGGAACCAACAAAACATGATGTACATCAAAGCTGTACACAATCCCACCAGCGGAGTGGTGATATATGACAAGAATGAACCTATTGTAATAAAGTATACATGATAATAAAGGTACATTTTTAATATGTTATGGTATATTTATAGACCCGGATGCTGTAACCTTTTCCATCGTTGATCCAGACCTTTTCGTATAGTGTCCAACTGTAAAGTCGTTTCGGCATTTCGAATCCAAGGTTTTAAACACCCGTTGCATAAATAGATAGACTTTTCCTCTTCATTGTCCAATACTGTAATTGGATTCCATACTTCATTCCCTTTACATGCTTTACACCATTCGCATGATACGGATGTGTATAGTTTTCCATGTTGTAAACAACAACCACAGTAAATGCCGTCTTCGGTATAATTCTCCGAGGTGACTTCCATGAAATTGGCACAGGTTGGACAAATCATGTAAATTTTACCGTAAAATTCCAATAAAACACCTGTCATGTTCAACCGAACAAGGGGGGTTTTGGAACATACGTGGTTTCTCAGTTCTTTACGTGCTTCTTTTGCCATTCTCTTTCTATTGCGTATATCGTTTGCGGTCATTAATTCATCTATATCCACGTCTACAAAGGAGGAATATTCCGGAATAACCTGATTTCGTTTTTTAGAATCCACTTTGTCGGAACGCTTCCCGCAATATAATTCCATGGTCTCGTCGTTTATTAACACCTTTGAATGACCGTATGCAAATAGATTTACTATTTTGCCGCGCTCTCGTTTTGTTATAAACCCCTTGAACTGCTTGCATTCGAGACAAATAAATGTTTCACCAACGTTATCCGGCATGGCATGACCGTTTTCGACACCGTGTTTTCTTCTGAGTGCCTTGCATTGTTGTATGTATGTATGCACTGGTAGGGTGAATATCCGAATATTGAATTTGCGATCAAATGCTTCGCATAAATCGCGTATACATTCAAATTCGTGTCGTTTCAATGAACTCAGGAAGGTCTTCAGTGGTCCTTTTGTGCCATCCAGAATGTAACTTTCTTGGATTTGGTTTATCTTTTTAATAATAGTGTCTCCTACATTGAAATATTTCAACCAGTCGAATTCGGTTTTTTCTGTGAGTGGAACACGGATAGACATTTCGTACATTAATTGACGGTCTTCGTTTGAGACTTCTTTACGCAAATAATCTACAAAGTTGGTGTCGTCGATTCGCTCACATTCGCTCAGAACAACATTGCAAAACAAATGTCTAGTTGGGCGAAACAAGTGGTGCACCTGTTGCTTGTTGATGGCAACCAGTGAGGTTTCAATGCCTTTAAAGTGCATGATGTTTTCGCTGTCTTCGATATTGGAACGGACGGTGTTCATTGCTTTGTTTACGCATTGTTCGAACTTATCCCAATAATAACGTCTCTCTATCTCAGAATAAATGCTTGGAATATCTCGAACGCCAAAGATAAGAAATTCCTTTATGACATAAAAGAGTAGTTGTTGGTGGTCACCTAACATCCATTGTAACAGTGCCGCTTTGCTTATGGTGTTAAATTTCCGATAAAGGCGTATACGAATGTTCAGAGGTGGTCGGACCATGCATGTCTTGTACATTCCCAGTAGAGAACATTTCAGACATGCAAATATGAACTCATATACCATTTCATGCTTTCTGGAATATTTATTCAAGATCTCTCTCATGTTTCGTATTTGACACCTTTGTGGTAATCCCTTTGATAAAACGTGAACAATTGGATTACTTTTGCTTCGTATATCGGACCAGAAGGAACAATCCGGTATGTAATTTATCACATTGGGAATAAGGCCTTGGTGGAATATATGATCCACAGAAGGTTCGTGTTCCTGAATAGGTGCACCTTTTCCATAATCCGTTAGAAGATACTCGTCCGTGTATTGTTGCGCATCCTCCAAGTGGATCATCAAAGGAACGTGCGTGTCCATATACATGGTGATATAATAACGGATATCGTTTGTGATATGTGTCTGGTTGATCAGATCATCGATCAGTGACATGTGGTAACCCAGTGTACAGTAAATTCGGTGTTTGTCATTCGCTTGGGCCAACCCGGCTGGGTTCCAAACCGTTGGTTTCCATTGCGAAAGGTCGAATGTGTGAACCCTATCGACGAAATTACCCCGGAATAATTGCTCGTACTGTGTGCCGGCAAAGTGGGGATGCAAGGTTGCATTTAAATCGTCTAAGAAAGGGTAGATCGCCCCCGTCACCTCGACTAGTGCGGGGGCTGGAGAAAATGCTCCTTCGTCTTTTGTGGGTATCCCATTCTCCACTGTTCATAGAATCGAATGCCATTCTTTTCTACTAAACGGTAGGCAGATCGCACGTGTAACACCACCGGATCCAGAATTCCTTCATAACAATCTCTGGCGGATACGATACAATCTTTTAGGCAGTATTCTCCTTCGACATCGACTAGATTGCGCCAATCGGGTAAGATGGTGTCTTCTCTTACGCCCATGGCACAACCGCGAATGCTGGTATGTGCTCTTGCAAGTTCCATGCGGCGACACATTAAACATAATCGTCTGTCGGTTGGAAATTTTCCAGTGTTTTCATATTCCTTCTGCTCTGATGGCTTTAAAAACTCGCGAATAATAAAGGCTCGATCTTTGGCATTGGTTATCTTTAAACCTTCGCATTCGGTATCCATAATGCACTGGCGCTGGGACCCAACTGGTTCACACAAGAATTTTTCTTCATACTCCCGTGTTACAACCTCTACATTGGCACGAAGGCGTTCCTTGTCATTCATTTGATGAATATCAAAGTGTTGAACCTTTGGTCGTTGAATCAGGGCCCTTACAAACAGGTAGTCCACGGGCCGCATGTGCTGGTATTCCCCTCCTCTTGTCCATGAGTCAGAGTTGTCCTTGTCAAAGAAACGATTTTCCGCGATGATCAATTCCGTCTGTTGTTGATTCGTAGAGAATTCTTTGTCTACACTGAGGATTTCAGGGTAATTTGTGGTATTAACACTGGTTTTGGGTACCATTGTTCTCACCCGAAACTTGGAAACAGGCTTCTTTCCTCTGTTTGGTTTTGCACGTGTCACACGACGACGCTTTTTTGCTCGTTTGCGCTCGACCATTTTTTCTTGCTCTTTTCCAGAGTCTTCATCGCTTTCATATGTTTTTGCAACAGTGTTGGCGGTGTTTTTCTCCGCGAATGCTTTCTCGAACGATTCTCTTATCGTTCCTGCCATTTTTGATGGCTTCTGGATAAATTATTATTTGCTTATATACTTTCTGAAATTGATTTGTGCACATAGCTTGACATGTGCGTGTGCACATGGACATAAACATGTGGCCCGATCCAATTCGATATTTTTCAAGTCGGGCCAGTTCATCGGGTCAGCTAACGCTATTACAGGCGTAATTATAATTCATGCTGTGTAATGATAATCATCTTTAGAGACAGGGCCTCTATTTGAAAAAAACTTTTTTTTTATTTAATTAATTCATGTTATACTAATAAGTACACGAATAACCTATATAAATAACATGAATATAGCATGAAGGGTAATTAATTAAATAAAATATGTTTTCTCTCAGAGGGGTGCCCTCTATAAAATCGTTAGCAAGTAAATAGCTTTAAAAAAAATAGTATGAACACAGTATTACAATTTAGAACGTAGATATGTTATAGGAATACTCCCGGCACCGACAAGTATAGAATTCGATAGTGTACATGCTGCCGCGGTTGATTGCAAAGTGGCAGCAACCCCCCCTGCCATGTGGATAGTTCCAACACCGGATACCACAGTACCAAAGGTCGTCATCGCCACAGGTATTAACATGCTAGCACCTACACCAGCTACCAACACGCTCCCACCGATTATTGTTGCGTTTTTTACAATACTCATTTTTTAATAAAAAGATATCTTATATACTCTAACTCATATTTACCAACACTCTACGCTTTCTCTTTCTGCCTCTGGCAATATTGGTTAAGAACACCTGATCCTCGAATTTTTCTGCCAATAGTAATTCTTGGGCGGCAATCCTTTTCAGATCCACGTACACATCTGTCCTCTCTGTTTCGATCAATGCATATGGGCTGGATTCGACATTCCTTGCCAACCGTTGAATAACTTGGGTAAAATGTTCAACATCTTTAATCTTGGTTTTGTTGATCTTCTTTATCACATCATAGGGCTGTAAACACCGCTGGGTTTCCAAGTAGGTCTGACCCGGTATATGTGTACATATAACAATGCTTTCCATGTTCATGGTCTTTTTGATATGATTGGTCACATGAACGCATCTGTCGAACGGAATGGGTGGCTCCTCGTCTTCGTCTTCTGGTTCCATGTGATTCATTGCTAAATCCATGAATACCGCACCACCAAACATACTGTACGAAATGTCCTCCCACGCGTGCCATTTTTCACGCGTTTTGAATGGAATTACCGTGGGTTTCACCTTGACATTGATCCTCTTTTTTGTCTTGTGCTTGTAGACAGAAAATTGAATGGTATCTGGGTCCAACGACATAATAAATTCATTATTTGTAATTGGTACTCGTTTGTCTGTCCAATCCACCTTTACAAGTCCATCGCAATCGATATTGTACCTACCGGTTGAATTGTTGATACCCAAAACAATATCTTTCGGTTCCAACCCCGTGATATCACAGGCCTGATTCTTCACGGTTTTTTCAACCAGTACACCTTGCATTTCCCCAATATCATGATACTTTAAATAATCTTCGGTAAGAATGGTGGCATTCAGTCCCCAAGATGGCATGCGCATCAATTCATGATCAAAATTTCCCCAATGGCGAAAGAAACGTATGATTTGATAAATGGGAACTGCCAGTCCAATTGCCTCGGTATCACATTCAGAGGCTGTGCAAATCCCAACCACTTTGTTCTTGTACATTAGGGGACCTCCACTGTTTCCTCCGTTCAGGGATATATTCAACTGAATCATGCCAAGTCCTCTTCCCGAAACATGGCCGCCGCACAGTTGTACATCCTTCGACAGGGAGGGAAACCCAATGGCGATTACATCTTGGGAATTCCCTCTTACGGTGTTAAAATCCAGTTTCAAGTTTGGAATACCATGCAAGAACTCAGGAATAGTCCCACCATCTCTCCATGCCGGGTGCTCTCCCGATGGGTCAATGCATAGAATGGCTACATCCAAAGACGGTACCACATGAATAATCTTCGCATTCAACCGGTTAAATCCCTTTGAGGGATAACACAACTCAACCGTCTTTGAGGTTACCGCATCCACCACGTGAAAATTGGTCAGAAGGTACCGATGTCGCTTATTGTAGAAGGGAACCTCACCGAAATCTGTGGGATCGATAAAGAAGGCCGTTCCTCCCGCCTGATATTCCTCTACACCAATATATGGTTGTACCCAATTAAACCCGATATGGACACCCATAACCTTCATAACAGACTTCTTTGCTTTTTGAACATCTTTTGGCTTCATAGTTTATATATCACGGATCGGTATATATACCCAAATGATTTTTGATCTATACCTTTATTTTTAATATACAATATAGTAAGACATTGGGAAAGTGACCCGACGATATATATCAGCGAAGTGGCCCGACATACAGTAACAAAGTGGTCCGACACTTACACAGCACCATGTCATACCGACACCATGTCATGACGACCCCCGACACCAAGCAGAGTTTAACTTCCCAAGTATAAAAGCAACGACACACAAAACAAAATGGATTGGGACCGTGATTGTAACAAAGCATTGATATTTATTAAAACCCATGCACTCCGCGATAAGATCATCCCCATGTATACCATTGGTCCGCCAAAAGATCAAGGTTTCATGTGGTGGAAAAATGATTCCGAGGAATACAAAGCAATGGACAACTTTGTATCTTCCATGGGTTACGACTCTAGCGCGTACGGATGCATGCAACGAAAGATTCAAAAGGCCATTTGCGATATGTATAATCACCGTTCCAGAGAAGAAACTGTTCCAGCAGTGCCATTCGCAAAGCCCTACGTGCATCCAGTCATAGGGCAGATTAAGGCAGTATTCCATCGACAAATGGTAAGCGGACACATGCCAAAAGACCCCGAAGAAATCATGAAACTATTAGGGGGTATACCGGTGAGCCTACAAGAACTCTACAAACTCGCAGCAAGCAATAAACTCGAATGGATTTATGCCATGGGAATGGGTCAATCACGTGAAGATTATCAGCGAGCGATGAACGAATCAATGGCACACTATCTAAAGGACGTGGCCGAAGGCATGGACTCCCCCAACCGCAAAGCCGCAGAGGTATGGCAAGAAAGGGGGCACGAAGCCGCCGGTGCATACATGATGGAACAAGCCGGCGGTGATTATGCCACCATGCGTAGCATGTTTGGTTAATAATTACTATAAGTAATTGTATTTATATTTTAAATGGTTAACATAGCTAGTTTAGGTGCATTTTATCCATATCGTGGAAAAAGTATAAAGTTGGTAGACGGAGACTTTAAAGTATTCTTATATATCAATGAAGAGGGTCGTCCCACTGACGAAAAGATGGTAGACTGGCAAGATTGCGCAGATGACAGTGTTTTTTGGGAGTATGATGGTAGAGCTCTAAGCGATGAGGTGGAGATAAGTATTATAGAAGATGCCAGCGAGAGGCCTTGTAAACGACGTAAAAGGATAAAATTTTAATTATTTACATTTGTTTTTACATCGGTGCGTACATTCAACATTTGGTGACCAAGTTCGGCGCATCCTTTTTGATGCATCCATCGTCGTCAATAACTCCCCCGGGCATGGTCGAGTCGGAATAGATGGAAACGACCTCGCTTACAGTTCCATCGGGAAAAGTCAGGGTGCCATTTTCGTCTTCCAGAACAGGACCCTCTGGTGTTTGGTAAACCTTTGGAGACTGGCATTTTGCCTTCTTTGGCGCCGGGGGACATTCATCTTCTTCGCGTTTGCGTTTCGGAGATGGCGTTCGACAATATGTCTTACCGCACAATTGGCGTGGATTGCTTGGTCCCATGTCCACGTTGCATTCGGTGCAACGGTTTTCAATTTCGTCTTCGGAATCACTGCTGGAGTCACAGTCATCGTAAGGAGAACCGTACAGGTCGTTGACACTTACTAGGTCTTCTTTGTAAGTGTCGTCGCCATTCAACATCGCGGATGCCCGCGCCATGTTTTCTCCATTGACAACCATTTCGATGCACACGTGTTCGTCTTCTTGGTCAAACTCGGGGGGCAAGTCTGTTACTTCACCGCCGCCAAAATAAAGGCTTATCCATTCTTTGTTAACGGCAAGTTTGATGTTGTCTTCGCCATATTCTTCGACCATCTCTTCCCATGAAAGTTCGTCAACGGTATCATCGCCAAAGTCGATTTCCGCCCAGTGCTTGAACCAGAATTTGAAAATAGTAACGTCAGACATGTTTAGGTGTTTGTAAATTGCTTTTAGGTTGTTTGTAGATTGTTTTTAAACTGTTTAATTAACTTTTACTTGAAAAATATACACTCTGGAATGTTCGTGCGTGTCAGCCGACGTGTGGGTGTGCACATGTGTGTGTGTGTATGCGCGTGGTAGTATGGTATAAAAAATATTGAACCTACAAAGTGGCCCGACCCACGCACAAGACTCACGCACACACGCACATGGTACGTGTCATTTGGAATACATCCCCCTTTATTATATATATTAGAATTGTACTTTGGTATATAACAAGCAAGTCCATCGGCGGCGTGGCTCAGTGGTACAGACATTACCGATTAGTCGGGGAGTACACAAACGCCTTAATGTGTATACAACATCGCGTTAGTTAGCACGAGCGTGGGTCATAGTACCATACACCTCATTCAATGTTAATTGATCCGTAGTAGATACTTTAAGGTGCTTGGTTACGTTTAGATAATGTAATCGTGTAGGTCCTGTCAATGTACATGGGTTTAAACCGTGGACGTTTAATTATTTTATACATTTGAAATGTATTTTAGTAAATACCTATTTTTTTTGTAGTATAAAGGCGACTGCCGTTGTTAACAATCAATGAAGTTAGGAACAATTATATCTACAATGACTTTGATAGTTGTATTTATTATATTGCTTCGCCAAAATTCACAAACATATTCTGTTCCATACGAATGCTCGCACTCAATTTTACAGACCAAGCCCCCCTCGACTGAAAAAATCAGATTCAAAGATGGTGACGTTTTTACCGGGAAGATGACTAATATTATGAACTCAGCCCCCTTCACTAAGCGGGTTCCGCGGAACGACGTTTACTTTCCACTTATTGACTATCTCGAGCGCGCAAAAATTCCCGGCGACTACGTCGAGACCGGTGTCTATCAGGGCAAAAGTGCCATTGCCAACGCAGGTTATTATAAGAAGAAAGGCATAACAAAAAAAATGTGGTTGTACGACGCTTGGAAAGGCATGCCGGCGACTGTTAAGGGTGACAACCCATTAGCATCTAAGTTGGCTGGAAAGTGGGGAAAAGACTCCTCTGCCCAAATGGTCTTGGATGGGATCAAAAGGACAGGTTATGACTTATCCAATATTCAAATACGAAAAGGCTGGTTCTCTGAGACGTTTGACGTCGATCCCATGCCTACGCAAGTCTCCTTTCTTCACATTGACTCCGACTGGTACCAAAGCGTACTAGACACCCTAAACACCTTCTTCGATCTTGTTCCCATCGGGGGTGTTATTGTATTTGACGACTTTGGTTACTGGGAAGGGGCCCGCCTTGCATATTACGAGTTTTGCTTCAATAGAGGCATGGCGCCTCTTCTCGAACGGAACGGACATACACAAGCCTATTTCATTAAAGGTAAAGAACACAACCGGGGCAACCGCGATTATAGTGGTATCTAAACCAACGATGTGGGCTTTGGGGCTGGGGAATATTCGAGTAGATTTCTTTTTTCTTCTTTTGTATTCTTCTTGAATAAACAACGACAGGGACAGGTTATACATTTCATCAAACAAACGCCACAGGATAGGATTTTGTATAAACTGTACAATACTATGAAAACAACAATCCCCATCAAAATATATATTACCATGGTAACCCAATATTGTAACTCATTCATGGAATCATTTAGTTCAGATAGTCCGTCCAAACTTAACTCGACCATTTACACAAATCATATGATATATTTATACAATGGTGCAACTCTTTTCGGGCGCACGTTTTTTAAAATCCTTTAAATTATATACATGTAGGTTTCTTCTCCCTTCTCTGACAATCATGCGAAGTGTGTCCCTACATTCTTCGCCGGTGTAAGCACTGACTTCACAATAAAAAATATACGGGATGGGAATAAGATCGATGTATTTCTTGACAACCTCTGCTTTTATTCGCCTAGCGCTTTCCTTATCCAACTTGTTACCTATGACACAGATAGGTGTTTCGCTGGCAATGTCTCTGGCTCTATCCAACCAAAATTGAGCAGTTAGCCACGAATATGGCTTGGTTAAATCAAAGCATACAACTATACAATTGGCATTAAAGAGATATTTGTCCAGAAGCTCACGGTAAAAGGTTTCTCCACAGCAGTCCCACATTTGAATTACCACCGGGGTATCATTCTCATTTATAACCATGGATTTCATATCTATAGCTATGGTACGCTCTGGAACAACGGGTTGATTGGGATGAATCCAACGTTGTATAATAGAAGTTTTACCACAGCGGTCCCCCACTAAACATAGTTTCATTTATAATTAATACGTTTATTATTTATAGTATCCCATCGCTTTAACCACCTTGACAATATAATCGTTAGTGCTCTTTTTCACCTTCTTTTTACCCTCCATAATTTGTATGGCCTCTTGGAGAGTCTCCCCCCAACGAACCAATACCGCCATTTCCGATTGCAATAACGATATGGCCAATGGATCTTCCACACCGATGGCGGTCTTTTCCACCCTACGGTGAACTTCTTTCTGTAGAATATTAAACAACATCTTGCATACCCATAGTTCGTTTTCTTTACCAACAGGTTTTTTTAGAAATCCCTTGAGAGTTTCGGGGCACTTTTTATCATTGGACCGAATATACCTCAGAAAAGAGAATACTTCAACCGTTCCTTCCATGTAAGACCCCCTCAATTCGAATTCAAAGGAAGTCTGGAAGTATCTAGGATCCAAACGATTCTTTGCACCGGCTGGCAAATCACCAATAAGTCGAACCACGTCGAGTTTGGTATTGTTCAAGGGTATAAACCCATAGTGTAGAAAGGCCTCATAATTGCTTTTTGGTCCATAGAAATCAAACAACTCGTCGGTGACTTTAACCGGGCACATTGTACGCATAATAAAATGGTCGTCTTTAAACTCCCATTCGACATTTGGATCATTGGAGTGGTTTAACATATCGGCAAAGGGAACCATGTATTCGGTGTCCCCATCCGCAAAACACCTGCTTGCTACAAGTGAACGAAGATAAAGATAGTTATCCACGTGGGATTCTCTCTCTTCTTTCTTGAATTCTTGTATTTGTTGTTCAAGAATAATACGCATGGGAGATATCCCTATCTGGTCGCAAGTAGATGGGCTCCAAGTCACCGGGAAGGTATCTGCCCTTGGCATAGATTCAGACAGTACATTATTTTCCGAAAGATATTCTGTCAACTCTTTCTTGGACCCACTTTTACACAGATACAGGGGTATTTTGCATACTACCGCGTTGATGGGGAGATCTTTTAGTGCAAAGACTCCTCTTCGTCCATTTACTCGTATGATCTTTACATCTGGATGTTTATGTTCTTTTAGATGCTCTTCAATTGCCGATGGTTGAATCTTCTCGCATACTTTTAAGGCTTCTCTCTTGTTGTTCGCTAACATGTAGTATGTGTACGCCGAAGAATAGAAATGTAGTTTTGCCTGAGACAGGGCCATGCGATTGAGGGTATCCTCGGTCCACTTGTCCGGAGTCGGGCCACTTTCCTCTTTGATGCATTCGATGGCCTCTAGGTAGTTTTCATTTTCAATATGAGTTTTCGAATCTGTCATTTTAAAGATTAAAATCGTATATTTATACCTAAAAATGAGTTACAACATCCCTCATTTAAACGAAAAAACACTCGGCCCGCGGTTTGATACCTTCTTAGAAGATAAGCAGAAACCGTGGATGTATAAATTATTACTTATCGTGGGTCCACCCAAGCCCCATTGTTTTCGCACATGGAACCTGAAGAATGAGACTAGATACGACCTGATGACACACCGCGATGAATACGCAAAGGTTCATGCCGACATAAAGGTGTTTTTCAGAGACACGGAATGGTGTACTCACCAAGGCATGGCCTTCAAGGTATTGCAAAAACATATCAGAGAAGACATGCACTCTTCGCCTCTTTGAAATTAAATGTATATAAGGTATAATACAATATAGTAAATGCGTGGAGACTATTTGTTTCTATTGTTATTACTTTCTACAGCTTCAGTGGCCATGTTGTATTTTGGATCACAGACCGACACCACCTATGTGTACGATACTGCTTCTAATCTTCAGAAACGATTTCGAACGAAACTAGAACAGACTATGCCCGCCTGTTGCAAGGCTCTAACCAAAGAATGTTTATCATGCGCCGCTGGCATGTTGGTAAAAGATTTCTGTGATAGGCATAAGGGTGAATATGGCTGTACGAATGTTACTGTTACACCTCCCCCGGATCAAAATATCTGCTGTCAGGATGATAGACCATTGTGTAAAGCTTGTAAGGAAGGCATTGGTTTAGAAGAGTGGGAGAAAAAAAACAAAATTAGTATTGTTACACTGTCTACAACCAAAAAGAAACATTGTGAGTGTGGTATAAACACAGTAAGAAAATATGCAAAATTACATGGATATGAGTATATTCTCGAACGAGAGCTTATAAAATCACGCGTGAATCACGTCAAATTTCAAAAGTATCTAGAAGTGGAAGAAGCTTTAAAAAGTTCTTTTCTTGTTTTACTATTAGATTGTGATGTTGCTATCACCAACTATGATATAAAAATACAAGATGTGTATGAAAAATATGGAAAAAAGTCGATTACCTTGGCCAGAGACGCTTACTGGAAAAAGGGTGTTCCCATAAACTCGGGCGTAATAATTTTCCGTCGTGGGGAGTGGACAGACGCCATTCTTAAACACATGATTAAAGCAACCCGTTTAAAATCAAAAAAATATTTAGCATCCTCGTTAGTTGATCAGCCGGTGTTGACAGATGTATTAGTTAAAGCTTCAGCCATCCTCGAACGCCCTGTACATACATTTGAACAAAGCAAACACGTGTCTATTGTGTCGCAACAGGTTATGAATAGTTTTTTTCGTCGGGGGTATTCCTTTTTCAATTCCGATGGCGAAGACTCAAAATGGAAAAAAGGAAACTGGATGGCACATGTTACTGGTTCAAAAGAATCTATTCGAACCGATATAATGAAAGAGTTGGGCGCATGTGAAACTTTTAAAACTAATGAAAAAACATCTGTTGTATTAATGGGATATTCACCGCGACGAAAAGAAAACTACAGAAGACTTTTCGAGGTTTATGGTTCCATGGTTTCACTGATAGACAAAATTATTTTCATATGGAACAATAAAAATACCGTACCGCCAATTATCCCTGAAAAGTACAAACATCGTATACATGTTATACGCCCAACAAGAAACTCAATGAATAATAGATATGATATTTCCAATTATGTTAGCACAACATCGGTGTTAACAGTTGACGACGACGTTGTTTTAACCTCAAAAGCAATTGAAAAAATGATAGAAATACATATTAAAAATCCTGATTTATTGATAGGACTTGACGAACGTTCGTTCACAAAAGATGGAAAATATAAGTTTACTGGTTCGACCTCTAGAAAATTAGTTATTGGAAAAACGATGATGTGGAATGTGAAATATGCGTCTATATATTTTAAACATTCACGTTTAGTTGAATATACTGACACGCACCCTTGTGAGGACGTTGCTATGAATTTCCTAATCCGTTCAATAACAAAACGAGAACCAATTATTTTGAAATCTGATAGATCATTCCGAATAAAACTTCCCGAACCAGACGCATTATCATTAAAACCGGGTTGGACTAATAAACGACACGAATGTATATCATTCATGTTGCACTACTTTGAAACTACTCCGGAAGCAAAACTTATTTCCAAGCTAAATCGTCTTAACACCGATATAAAGAAACATGCTAACAATAAAAGGGTATATGGAAATGTATTCAGCGGTGAAAAAACTGAACAAGTTTTTGCGTATTTTAAAGCTGTGAAAACGTTTTTACAAAATAACCCAGAAGCAAAACATATATGTGAAATTGGGTTCGCTGGCGGTCACAGTGCTACAATATTTTTAAGTGCTTCGGAAAATACAAACATTTCATATACCGGGTTTGATATATGGGACCGTCCATTTTACGAAGATTCGGCATTGCAACTGGTCAAAGAAATGTTTCCAATGAGGAAAATAACTGTTTTTAAAGGGGATTCAACAAAAACAGTGCCATTATTTAAAAGAGAACATTTCTGTGATATCATACATGTAGATGGTGCACATCATGCCCATTACCCAACAAAGGATTATGAAAATATGTACAGATTGGCAAGCGAAAAGAATATCTTGCTAATCGACGATTGTACAGATTCTTGGCCCGCTGTCCTAAAAGGTGTAGACAATATGGTATCGCTAAGTCTTGTATCTAAACGTCCAGAACAATTTGTCACAAAGGGATGGGTACACAGGGGTTCTAAAAAGGGTTGGTGTATAGGATCTTATGATAAACAACCAACACCCGAAGTTGTATTCTTTGGACATAAATGGTCTTTACCAGATAAAAAGCTAACATGTTCTTCCACAAGCGATAAATGTTTTTTTAACGAGTTATATGGCACTGCGTCAGTTTCGTGTGACCGATGGTTTGGAGCACAAAAAACTGAACAAGTCACATGGGATACTAGAATTACAGACGTTGACCGAAACCAAGCTCACAGTGCCTCCTTCAATCATTATGATGTTCTGCCAAAGGATCTAGGTAACGTTATTGAAATAGGTTCAGGGCCATTTACACAGACAAAAACGATTATAAAGAAAGGCCATCGCATCAAAACCATGACGCTGGTGGAACCAATGGCTCTTCATTACATGACACATGTAAAATATTGTTTCTATAAATATGGAAACTACATGGATGTACCGACTACCATATTATCTATGCCTGCTGAAGATATACCTGAAAACGTTCGGTTTGATACGGTCGTAATGATAAATGTACTGGAACACGTATATGATGCATTTACGCTATTAAAAAAAGCAGCAGAATTAGTTAAGCCGGGGGGGATATTTGTTTGGCATGAAAGAACTTGGGATACATACAAAGGCGTTGCATCTGGACGAAACGACAGAGAGTTCAAGCTACATCCTATCCGAATAAAAAAAATAGTCGCATCTGTTATAATATCACTATTTGAAACGATGTTTATTACATACGACACTAAAGAATTAAGACGTCTAGGTAATGACGGTGTTTATTTCATTGGAAAGCGTATATCAAATGTTTACCCAAAAAGTGTTCTATTACAACATGAACCATGTTTCAAAAGAAAAATAAACGGTGAAACAGTTGCTTTACGTGTGCAAGGTAACTGGAAAACGAAATTACAAGAATTATTTTATAATGATTCGATCAAAGATATCTATATTATTTCAGACAATGAAATACGAAACGACTTGGAAAAATACAAACAAAAGATTAAAATTATTATATCTAACAACGAGCGATGGAAAGATGAAATATCAAGATATAGTAATACATATAGACTGATTTAACATTTTTACAAACTGTTTATATATCCCCACCCTTCGCAATCCCTTTCCATTAGCCCCATGTAATTCTTATTGAAATAATCCTCTGACATGTAGGATTCTATGGGCAACCCTTTAACAAATCGAACCGATACACCAAATGGCAGACACCTATACTCTTCGATACTGACGGATTGAAGGTAGTAGAATTCATAGTAAAGCTCTAGATCCCTCTTTATATCGACATGGTTATCGGGGATACAGTTTTCACCTTCATCAAAGGCCTTGCAAAGATCGTTTACACAGGTAGTACAACCTGTACATTGGTGTTCATATTCACATGTGTCTGGAAGCTTCTCAAACCTAGAAGGTGATGGGAACTGTCGTTCAAACCATGTTGAAAATACATCGTGCTCCCTTCCCCGAAATCGATACTCTATAGAGATACCATCCCCTTGTATGTTTACAAACAAGTCATCAAATCCGGGCCATTTGCAATTCCCGTTTGTGTGACATTCTGAAAAGTATTCCATGCCCGCAACCTTTCTGAATCGGCGATCATGGTAACCATATATCTCAGCGAGCATATTGTTTCTATTCAATATTCCCGCATAAACACATACCGGGTCCACTGCTGGTTTTACATCGTGATATGTCTCAATAATGTATTTCATTGCGCATTTATTTATTAAGTTGGGACCATGGCCCGGAGCAATATTACGAAATCCCATACACCTACCGATTAAATCCGACCCAAACGAATGAAAATAGGGAAGTTGTTTTTCCGTATTGAAAATGTACTCTTTACGAAACTTGGAATTTAGGATAGTATCGTCCGGTCCCATCATGTAATTGTCTGAAATACCCTCTATGTATGGTGCCGCAAAATGTTTTATCATTTTTATATGAACATGGGAAAGATCAAACGGAATATCAATATCTTCGATTTTTATCACCTCGAGACCGGAAAACATATTCTGTAAGTCTTCGGTGGCATGTTCTTTGCTCACAATTACGTATACCTTTCGAACTACATCTAATAGACCGTTTTTTTCAAAGGAACGGAGCGTTCTGTTCAACGCGGGGTCCTTTGGGTCCCAAAGTGGGATAACATAGTCAAAAACATCCACATTCATGGTTGATTTACATTCGGTGATATCATAAGCTGATATGGAGACTAGGCTTAAGAGTAATATTATAAATCTCATCTAACATATCATTGTATTATATTTATAGTAAATGTATAAGAATCAAAGCTCTTACTCCACACACACTTTAATTTTGGTAAATGAACATATTGTTTCATCTATGTCAACGTAAATAAGCATTTACATGTATTGAATAGATTTATATACCCCGTAACATATCACATCTCAATCCAATTTTTCGTAAATATTTATCTTCTTCTGACCATTCTATACAATTGTACATGGGAGACCCATCGATACGATTTAATAGAGTCTCGACGACACCATCATACAATTCGGTGCCAGATACTATATGTGCAGACACCGTAGGACATAAACGGTGCAATCTCTTTTCAGTTTCTGGATACAATAACACATTTTTCTCTTGAATAAAGGATGTGATATAATAACAGTCTATTTTCAACGAAAATGCCGAAGCTATACATATTAAGAGTAATAATAATCGCATATATGAAATCATTCTATTATATTTATACTAAAAGTGTAAGAATCAAAGCTCTTACTCCATACACACTTTAATTTTGGTAGATGAATACCAAGACCATTTGGAACCTCTACATGAACCCGTGTCAATAACAAAATATCACCTTTATTCCATAATTGTTCGCATAGCTGAGCACCGCCTATGACCCAAGTATTTGGATAGGTATCTACATAGGATTCTATTTCCCATAAAGAACGCATGTTTGTCACACCCGGTACCCTTGTTCGAGACAACACGATGTTCTTTCTTCCCGGTAAGGCTTTCCTGCCCATCGAATCCCAAGTCTTTCTCCCCATAATAATGGATTCACCGAAGGTATTCATTTTAAACCATTTAAAATCATGGGGTATTCTCCAAGGCAATCCACCACCGAGTGCTATTTTATTATCATCGGATACCGCTAGAATAAATCTCATTTAGTAAAAATACATATCATATTTATAATACCGCATAAGCGCCTGTGCTACCAAATCCACCCGCTCCTCTTTCGCTATCACTTAGACTATCTACCTCTTCCACTTGTGGTGCCGCATACGGTGTAATAATCATCTGTGCGATTTTATACCCCGCTTGAACCAGTCTCTTGTCTCTAGTACGCAACATAACTACGACTTCTCCACGATAGTCTTCATCGATCACCCCTGCTTCTACCGACATATTGTTTGCGGCTAGGGAACTCCGACAGGCAATCCTTGCGTAATGCCCCGGTGGGATTTGCATGGAAAACCCAAGTGCTATTTTATTTAACCCCGGGTCCAGTCTTTGCTCTACGCATGTAAATAAATCATATCCTGCCGCGTATACCGTGCCTCTTTCCGGAAGTTTTGCATTTGCATGTAATTTTTTAATTTTCAACATTTTATATGTAGTTATCAATATATATACTCTAAAACATAAGTGGTCCGACCAGCAGAATCAAACCATGGTATATATATAAATCATTTGACATTATAAATGCCGAAAAGTAAACGCAAATCCAGAATATCGAATGAATTTAAGGCCAAATTCAAAAGGGGGGATCAGGTGTTGTATGAAAACAACGAATATTTCGTGGTTCAACCGGATAGAAAGCATGTAACGTACATGAAGGTACGAAGAAGGTTCAGACCATATGCGAGACAAGACTTTATGGTAGAAATACGTAAAGTTGTAAAAAATCGCGAAATTCCGCGTAGAAATTTAAAGAAAGGCGATGTAGTTCTGTTCGATGCGGATTCCCACTTGGGTGTTGCATCCTGCGTACTATCTAGAGTTGGAGATGAGCTCCAGATACAGCCCTTACATGTCCGGCATGTATACACCGTTTCTATTTTTTCAGATAGGATAAATCCTATGTGGCAAGACATTAATATACAGGAGTGTGAGCATGAAAACTATATTCCTAGAATACCATCCTTAAACGACCCATACTTACAAGCGAAGGGGACATGGCGAGGATCTTCGTGCACGGTGGTCGATTATGAAATGTTACCAGACCGATACCTAATTACAACATACGGTGATTACCATTGGGTTAAAAGGGAAGAAATAAATATCGATTATGGTGATAAAGACCCGTATGATTGCAACTGGGTAAAAATAGGAGAATTAAAGTTCGCGTATACCGATCTCAGGTTCTCTTCCCTAAGAACTTCCTATGAAAGGGAACAGATGGAAACTATTGACATGGATACTCTAAAACTGGACCTATGGTATTATATATTCCACAATGGAATAAATCACTTTGCACAAAAATACGATACCGATATTGATATATTTGTTATACTCATGTGGTTGGAAAACCATGAGGCATACTGGAAAAAACAACACGTGTTTTGGAGAGACAGTTCCGCCGACTTTATCGAATCAAATACGTGTATTATTAATTCCTTGATAATGGAAGAACCAATTGACATGGAAATAATATCACAGATCAACCAGTGGAACAATCATTCTGTCAATACCCGGAGACGTGCGATGTTTATCGAACAACGTCTTCGATCCAAACCCATGTTTAAAACGGAATTGACATATTGTGCAACTTCCGAAACCATCACCGTGGCGGTCATGCAACCGACCAATGCAAAGTTAAGAATGTCGGGGTTTGGACGCTCCTTCATATATAATTATATATCGAAAGTATTGTGGTATCTATCCAATCGCCCGGGTGCGCTAACTTGGGCAGAATCACGTTCGTTGGAATTTAAACTTCCGGTTCAAGTAAGTCGTATTGTCTTAAAGATCCCATTGAAACCATTTCAAGAACGAATCGTGTATGAAATGAGATCAAGGGAAATAAACGAAACAAATGATTTGTTGACCCTCAATACAAAAGAGGGAGTCACCTTTAACGCTGTTTCTGGATACGATTGGGCCATCCCCACTAGAGGTGGTATACTATCACTCGATACAGGGTTGGGGAAAACAATATGTAGTTTGGCCCTTATCAAACAGGGTATTGCCCTCTATGATATTAAGCCCACCTTAGTAGTATTGCCACTAACACTAATTGACCAGTGGATAAAAGAATTACAAAAATTCACAGACCTAACATACGGTGAAGTTCATGGTAGAAAGAACAACATAGAAGATGCAATCCGACAGGATGTTGTATTCACAACGTATGGAACACTGTTATCGAATTACAACAAGGACATGTCTTCCTCCCTCTTTACCGCGTTTAAACGCGTGATATTTGACGAATCACACCAGTGTAAGACCTATAATTCGACCACGGTTGCCGCATGTTATGCTGTACATGCGTCTTTTAGGTGGTGTTTAACAGCGACGCCTTTGAGAAAGGGTTCATTTTCAAACATACATCCACAGTTGAAGATGTTAAACATACGACCATTTCAGGACCAAGAAAACTATTTCAAATGTATAATGGAAAGGGAGGATAATAGAAGCAAATGGATAGTTCAACAACTAGCAAGTATAGTTATAAAGCCAGAGTTGGGTGATTATGTACACATCCCAGAACCTTCTATCAATGAAGTACAAATAACCCACGACACGGACAACACTCTGTTGTATGATTCATTGTCGGTTATTATACGCGATAAGATAAGAAATATATGGCAGGAGGGTGGAGTATACAGCAATTTTCAGTTGGTTAAATCGCTGTTGAATAGACTCAGTATATGCGCAATAGACCCCTCTCTTATACCAATGCATATGTGGGGAGAAAGATGTTTACAAGATGGGTTTAGTTCAACCAACGTGGATCAATTGACAGGTTGTCTGGGAAACTCTAAATTTGACAACGAGGTGAAACAAACACTACAAGCACTTGAAGAAACAACCTGTTGTCTATGCCTTGAAATAGTTAGCAGACCAACGATCACCAATTGCCAGCACATTTTTTGTCACGATTGCATTAAACGATCAATGGAATTTAAAAACAAATGTCCGGTGTGTAGAAATACATTGATAGAAGATCAATTCAAAGAAATAAAACCTCAAGGTGAAGAAGAGGTGGAGGCCGATGGATTCGTAGTCTGTAATGATGTACTGGGACGACGAGTAAAGGTACCGAAGCACATTTGTGATGTATACTCTAAACGGACACAAAGCAACAAACGAAAATGGTTACTGGATATAATTAAAAAGAGAAACAAAGTAGTGGTTTACTCACAGTTTAATACTGTACTTGAAACCTACGCAACAGACATAGTATCCAGTATTATCACTGGAAAGAGTAGTCGGTCACAGAGAAAAAAAAACATAGAGAAATTCAAACGTGGTGATACTAAAGTATTCTTTCTTTCTACCAAGGTGGCAGACGTGGGAATAAATCTAACAGAGGGAGACACTTTAGTATTTTTAGAACCGGGTTTGGAGTCAGCGGTAGAGAAACAAGCGCTGGGTAGACTGAAACGAATAGGACAGGAAAAGGTTATTGAAGTTTATAATGTAACCATGGAAAAGACAATAGAAGAGAAAATAAGGAGTGAGAGGACGAGGTACGACGAGTCAGTCACACAGGTGATGACTTCAGACGGATCGAAATCTTACAAAACAAAGAGAAAGAAGCAATTTTTTCTAAGGTACATGATTGACATATTGGAACTACACTAGCAAAAATATTTACGTTTTTTATGACTACCAACTCGTTTATTTACGTATTCCTCAAAAGAACCTTCATACTGTTCCCACTCGCTTAAACGGTGTGATCCTTCGCATACATTCTGAACAAAGGTTGAAATGGTTTCCAACACGCCCACCTTTAACTCCCTTAATTTAGCCATGACATACTGTAATATTCGAGCGGTGCGTGTCTTAAATAGCATGGTGGACACTGCTATCGCGGAACACATATTTTCAGGTGTTTGGTCTCCACTGTCGAATAACATAAGCGCATGTGCCAACACGCGGTGTTCTTTGGGAAATTCACGATAAAACATACGAAACCATTTTTCTCGTATTGGTGAAGCTATCCACGATTGGCTACCGGGGGTTTCGGTGTGGATATTCATTGGCGCTTCTCCCATAAATGCCAGAGCGCGTTTAGCATCCCATCTAGACCCCGGATCTATCATCAATAGACCTTTTATTAATGTATCCAAATCATTGCCGTTTTTCAGTTCGTGTGCACGTTTTTGAATTTCCTCCAGTGTTTTTCCGGGAACTTTCCCATGAACCAATTTGTGCACAATGCACCCCACCGACCACATGTCTACCTTGGAGGAATATCTCTCTTTTCTCCATATTTCCGGAGCTCTATACCACCTTGTTACCATATAACCGGTAGCAACCCCATAGTCATTTGCAAACTGTCTAGATAGTCCGAAATCACATATCCACACTGTATCACCCTTCAATAAAATATTGTCGGGTTTCAGGTCACGATGCATAACCCCGTGTTCATGTAAACAATAAACTCCTTGTAACAGTTGTATGGCGATATCTTTTATTTTTTCCACCGGAATACTTGTTTGATTCCTATACCACTGGTTTAAATTAGAGGTGGCCTTTTCAAGTATCAGATGCATGCACCCCCATTTGTACGAACACGAACGATATGGAACCGTGTTTGGAAGATACATTCTCAATATGTGTTGTTCTCTTACTACCGCTGTTAGGTCTTCCTCATTATTTATCTCCGTTATTTTAACAGCGTAGTCCTTGTTATCATACACCTTTGCGTATGCTCCTTCCCCCAATAATTTACTACCAGTAGACATATTAAGTCAATAAAAATAAATAAATACCAGTGTTTTTTAAAATCCGATTAAGAAAATATAATTACATCTATTCTTGGCCACTTTGTACAGTCCGTAGTTTCCCCACATTCGGACAACTTCCTATGATATACATTTACCTTGGGGTACTTTAACCGAATCTTCAACTTTGGAGGGATGGTTAGTTTGATCAACAGGGGTTTTCTATCCTGTGGTTTCACTATATATTTTGCCATACCCCGTAGATCTTTCGCGGTGGCACTCGCTAATATATTCACGCCCCTTGGAACATGGCGGTATATTTTAAGGTATGTCTTGGCAAAATCCCTATCTATCTTCAAAAAGGATATTATGTCCTTCGTGTCTATTACCATGGCTTCTTGTACACACTTCTTGGCTTTGTTCCACTTGAAAAACACAGTGACAGTATTCTGTGTACCAAATCCCAACGCTATCTCGGCGTACCGCACCATATCGAAATGCATTCCACCTTGTCCCTTTTTTATTTCTATAAAGGTCTCACCATCGAATGCATCGTAATACCTTCCATCGAAGGTTTCCCAACCTAAAAGGTCACAAAATCTCCGTTCATATGCATTTTTAGGAACAACGAAGTCCCCTGTGAAACTGTCTAGTTTACTAGCGATTCGATTGCGTATCCTTTCCATCTTGAGATCCATATATAAAATACCTATCTGTATTTATACATCTTTTATGGATACGACTGTGCGTGGTCCAACTTGGTCGATTTGTTGAAAAAATGCATGGTCGGGCCAGTTAGGTCGGACCACCCAACGCTGTGTTCATACTAAAATAAATAAGCCTGTGTACATACTAACAAATTTAGAGAGGGCACCCCTCAAACCAAAACATATTTTATTTAATTTAATTACGGTTCATGCTATATTCATGTTATTTATATAGGTTATTCATGTACTTATTAGTATAACATGAATAAATTAAATAAATAAAAAAAGTTTTTCAAATCAAGGCCCTGTCTCTAGAAGAGCTAGTATGGGAATAGGCCCAAGTATTTTACGCCTGTAATAGCGTCTGGTAGGTACATAGCAGGTATTATGAAAAACATGTTGTACTTTATGTATACTAAATTATGCTATTTGTCCAAGAATACATTGGAACATCTCCCGCCAGTCGTCCCATTCAGGTAGGTCTAAGAATACATTTACCGCGAATTCTATTCCCGTGTCCTCGTCACCAAATGGAACAACTACCCCTTCGATCTCACCAAACCATTCGGTGTTTAACGCTAGGTTTGCGAAATTACGATAGGAATCAAATCCCGAAAAGGTAAGGTACCAATTATCCGTGCCGGACTCCTCTGGGTCCCAAAACATATCCATAGTTATATCGTTTTCCGCGAATGTTTCAATTATTGCATTTGCTTCATGGGGGAGTATGGGTCGTTGGAATATTGCATTTTCTAACATGATGTTTGGATATATAACACCGATGTCAGACGAAAAACACAAAGAGTGGAGGAAGTGCGCGGATGACCAACGGATTGTAGCTTCAGTACCATACGTACCACATGTATTCGAATATAAATGTAAAAAACAAAGCGTATCGGGCCACTTGTCGGACCACTTTTATTCAGACTACCTCTGAACCAGTTCAGCTATCAAACAGAAAAACAAATTAATTATATCTCGTATATAATAAACAAATTGGACTTAAAAATGATTATAGAGTTTCAACATTTGGATACACAATCACCTCGCAATGCCATCACTCTCTTTGGAAGAACCACAGATGATAAATCGGTGGCGGTTCATGTGGCGGGATTTAGACCAAGCCTATATATACGTCTAGACACTACCAAAGTGGAGTCTTTACAGGAAAGAATAAATGCCGCGCTTATACGGTATTCTACAAGCAAGCGTATCTTTAAGAATGAAAAGGAACAGACCGGCACAATCACCAACATCCAACAAGCCCTGAAGGGCAAGCCCGCAGCGTATTTTGAGGTGGTAGACGGTCAGGACATAACGGATTTCAGGGAAAAGCATACTCCCAAATTCCTGAAGATATCCACGGTAGACAAGTGGAAATTCAACGACCTAAAGGCCATTCTTACTAGAAAATGCGATTTCATAGGACGCCAATCTGTCATGAAATTCGATAATAAATTGAAATGCAACGAGATGGTAGAGATGACAGCGAAACGGGGAAATATCGGCGAAGTTATAAATGAAAAACACCGGGCATATATGTTGGATAGACCCCACACCATCTATAACGAACAGGTAGACTATGGTCTCCAGTACCTCATCGATAGAGACATATACTCGTGTAGTTGGATGCAAATCGAAGGTTCGGAAGTAGAAGCAAAGACTACATACTGTGATATTGAATTGAATGCAATCAATTGGGTTAACACCCACAAACAAATCGATCGAGATGACGTAGCACCATGGCACGTGTTGTCTTACGATATTGAGTCTGTACCCCACCCCAGAGGCAATGGCAAGTATGACTTTCCCGGTGCCGATTTAGACCCAGTGTGTACCATAGGAGCAGTCGTACAGATCAACGAATCGGTGAAAAAGTATGTGTTTATACACTCGCCGAATGGAGATCCACTGGACAAATTAACTCCTATTGCGGAACCATTGGACGCGTACAACTCAGACGACGTAAAAGTATTTCATTTCGACGACGAGTTGGACATGTTGGACTCCTTCAATAAATTTATCATTGAACAGGACATTGACATCATCGAGGGGTATAACACCGCATTGTTTGACCACCCCTATCTGTTTGATCGTTATCATGTTCTAAACAATGGCGGGTATCCCTCATGGGGTAGATTCATCGGTGTAGAATCCTTCATCAAGGAAAAGGTTTTTGAGAGCAAACAAGCAGGCAAAAATGTTACTAAAACTCTGTACTGCCCCGGCCGCATTGACCACGATGCGTATCAGGTGATGAAAAAGAATCATAACCTGAGTAGTTATAAGTTGGACGAGGTTGCCAAAACCTTTTTGGGCACACAAAAATACCCAATGGATTACAACGAAATTCACCCCAAATATCAAACCAAAGAAGGCAGGGATGAGTTGGCAGTATACTGTGTGAAGGATGCATGGTTGACTCGTAAGATCATGCACAAACTAAGTAAGTTGTTTGTATCGTTTCAGTTGGCATGCGTTACTGGTATTCCAATAAACGATGTTCTCAATCGAGGACAGGGTATTCGAACCATTGCCCTCATGTTGAGGTATTGCAAGAAAAGAACACCGGCATATTTTATTCCTCGTCGAGAAACGAAAAAAACTTGGGCGAGAAGAAACGAGTTGACCAATGAACTACGTGTTAAAACCGTAAAAGAGGAAACCTTTGAGGGGTTCCAAGGAGCGGTCGTGTTGGAGCCAAAGCCAAAATTCTACAAGGATGCCATTGCCACCTTGGACTTTGCCTCTCTATATCCATCGGTGATGCAATGCATGAATATGTCCTACGAGACCATTGTGTCTAGACAGAAGATGTTGGACATGGGGTGGACAGAAGGTAAAGAAGTGCGTACAGTTCCAGACTATTACTGGAAGGATGGTAGAATGCAAACAAAGATCAATTACAACACTAATATCATCTTTGCCACAAAAGAAAACAGAGAAGGCATTCTCCCGGAGATATTGGACTCCTTGTTGACAGAGCGTAGAAGGGTGAAAAAGATAATGAAAAAGCATCACCCGGATACTGTCCAATACAAGATTGCCAATGGTCGCCAGTTGGGTCTGAAGGTATGTGCCAACAGTATATATGGATTTACCGGCGCCAGCGTGGGGTTCTTACCCGATAAGCGTATAGCAGAATCCGTGACAAAGTATGGGCGCGGTCTCACACTTAAAACCCAAGATCTTATCGAGAATCATCCGGTGTGGGGTAAAGAACACGGTGTTAAATGCGTTTACGGTGATAGTGTTTCGGGAAATACACCACTTCTAGTTAAAACGGGACATCACATCGAAATTGTTCGTATAAAAGATTTGACCTTAGAAAATCCTATTTACACTTGGACGGAAAATGGTTGGACACGTGTACAAAATATTATAAAGCATGAATTGGCAACACACAAAAAAATGTTGCGTATCACTACTCACACAGGAATTGTGGATTGTACAAACGACCATTCACTAGTTACATCGACCGGTGAAGCGATATCACCAGATGATCTTGAAATTGGAACTGAATTGATGCATTCATTTCCCACGGAATATGTCGGTATGGATTGTACGTTTGAATTTTGTGTAAGACGAACATTTGTATACAAAGGTAAAGACTATGAATCCGGTAAAGAAGCAGCGCGTGCAAACGGTTTAAAACAACAGCCGGCGAGCGGTATTTGGAAAGATGTATGTAGGAAGATTTCGGTTGACACAAATATCGCACGATTATTTGGCATGTTTATGGGAGATGGTTCATGTGGCAACTATGGTAAAGGACAAAAGGAGAAAAGTACATGGGCGATCAACAACGCAGATTTATCACTACTGATAAAATATCAACAGATTGCATCTCATATATTCCCTGAAATGACATTTAAGATTCACGATACAATTAAATCGTCCGGTGTTTACAAACTTGCAGTCTGTTGTAAACAGCATGGGTCCGTCAAAAAGTTCTGTATCGTATGGAGATCATTGTTCTATAACAGCGATAAAGAAAAAGTCGTACCGGGTATTATTCTAAATTCCCATCCAGATGTAAGATGTTCATTTCTATGCGGGTTACATGATGCAGACGGAACAAAGAATATAAAGCATTATGAAATTTCGCAAAAAGGTCAACAATCGTGTGAAGGTATTTACTACTTATTAAAATCGTTAGGGCACACCGTAGTTGTTGATGGACGTTTGGACAAACCTAATGTTTTTAGACTTCGAACTCGTACAAAAATGCGCAAATCACTAAACGCGGTGAAAAAAATCATCGAAATACCGTATGAAAAATTCGTGTATGATCTTACCACTGAAAATCATCATTTCCATGCGGGTATAGGTAACATGATTGTTCACAATACCGATTCGGTATTCTGTCATCTTCCACGGTCTCTGTGCGATGGCAAAACACCCGAAGAGACTGTAGCCAGAGCAGAAGAGATCGGTAGAGAGATGGGTGAGTATGTCGATTCACACTTCTTGAAACCAATTGAGTTGGAATTCGAAAAGATATATCTGCCCTTTATGTTGATAAAGAAAAAGCGATACTGTGGAAAGAAATACGAGGAAGGCCACGTCAAAGTCGATATAAAGGGTCTAGAATGTGTACGGCGTGATTTCTGTCCCTTGTTGGTGAAAACCCAGAAGAAGATGTTGGATATATTGATGGAGACAATGGACGTTACGGCGGCATGCAAAGTGGTATCCGATGCCATACGAGATCTTGCCATGGGTAAAATACCACTTGAGTTGTTGACCATGAGTAAAAAACTGTCTAGGTCTCCTCACGAATACAAAGCCATGGCAGCGCATGTTAACTTGGCCATGCGTATTAACGAAGAAAGAGGTGAACAACACGGGTTTGTAGCGGGTGATCGTGTCCCATATGTTATAGCAAAGGGGAAGTCATTTAAAATGTCAGAGAATGCGGTACTACCAGAGGAAATTACATCTGGTAAATATATCGTGGACACAGATTACTACAAGGAGAAACAGATGATCCCCCCACTCACCAGAATATTAGAGAAACTCTGTGATAATCCCAAAACACTGTTTATATGTAATGCCCTCAAGAAGCCAGCGGTAACCGGTGCATTTGCATCGTGGGCGAAGAAACGGAAACCGAAGGAGTTGGAGCCGGAGAGGAGAAAGATTATAAAGAAGAGTAAGAAAGTAACACTATATAACTTTTTTTGATTATAAATTTAACATGTGTTTGTAGTAAACATGGAGAAAGGTGATTATGTATGGGCCGTCGTTAAAAATCGTAACTCAAAAACACTTCTGTGGCAATTAAAATGTGTTAAAATAACTAATGTGTTAGAGAGTGGTTCTTTCCAAATTCAATGGGCTCTTTATAGTAAAACAAACCGCGAGGTTTATCCCGAATCTAGATTATATACTAAAAGACCTTCAGACGATGAAATAGCAAAAAATAGCAACGAACCCGAAGAGGTTCAGAGACAATTCAGCGAAGCTGTGCTGGAACGAAAAAAATCTAACTCAAAAGCATTTAAATTCTAATGTATAAATATGTGTTATTTATGTTATAAATGCGACTTTTATTACTATTCTTATTGTTATCTGTCACCGGAGCTACCTTTATGGAAGTAATTCCAGAAGGCGAAGCATGTGATTGTGCATGTGAAGAAATAGACCGTGACAAGTTGGGAAAATCTACATGGTATCTATTGCATGAGATAGTAAAACACGCGGACCCTGAATACGACCCGGCATTCATGTTGTTAATGAAAACACTTGGCGTGTTGTATCCATGTCCACACTGTAGAGAACATATAAAGGAATATTTGGAATCGCGTCGAGTAGAAATGACCGAAAAATGGGTGTGTGAGTTCCATAATGCGGTCAACGCGAGACTGAATAAGACAATTGTGGATTGTGGGGTATAAATATGTCTTAAATGGACAATAAATGTCTGTCCTAGAAAACGAACAACTTGAAAAACTAATTAATATGACACCGGAAACCACAGAGAAAACCTTACAAGATTTTCTAGTCTTTATAAAGGGCAATGATACGTTTGCCATGTATCGAGGATGGTATATGGAACTCATTGCGAGGGTTAAGGGACACGACGAGTTACAGCAAGAGTGTATAAAGTATATGGTTTAATAACATATATTGTCTATATAAATAATCTGTACATAAGTAAATGCAATGTAATAATAAATTGTATTGGAGAAAACGTATAATTACGAAGTACAATGCCAAACCACCCGATGATTTACCGAAATGGTTAGTACCATTTATGACTGGAACGCATCCTTCTTCTATATCATGGGGTTCATATAAAGCAGTGTATGTAATGGATGACCGGGCTATATCTGTTGAAGAGACCGATGACGACAGCGATGACGACAGCGATGACGACCTCTCGACAGAGATGGAAATAAGAAATCGAATCATTAGAGATAGACTGAATCGGGTTGAAGAAAAATACCAGAAATACTTTAACTATTCCAAAAACGAGTGGGTATGGCAGGGGTTTAGATTTCGCGAATTGAGTGTATGCCCCAAGGGGACGTTGGCAGATATGATGGATTCTGACCCCTACACATTACAGGATGTTCATTTGAAGCAGTTGATACGAGCTCTACAAGCATTGCATAATGTCGAACTAACAATAGGTGATTTAAAACCGGAAAATATAATGTTTTGCGCATGCGATTGTCTGGCTTTTATTGATTTGGACAGCGCTGTGATTATGCCCATCGATAAAGAATCTAGAATTTACAGAACACGGTGGTGGAATATTATCAGCCGCATAAATCCCAAAACGGTGGAGGACCCAAGAACATTGTTAATTGCCTCAGATTGGATCGCAATATCACTTGTTGTGATGATGCACTATGCCGTAAAAGAAGATGACACTCAGTTGAGTTGGAGTGTTATAAGTTCACACAACAAAAGTGACTTCAACTACGAGTTTATAAAAGGTATAGACACGGATGAAATATACGTGGCGGCGAAACTAGCAAGGGCGGCACATGATATAATAAAACATTTTAGTCTCTACGATGATGGCAGCTTCAGCCTACCAGATAGAAAATACATAGATAAACTGTTGGAAGTTTCTTGGAGTCATCATTTGCAGAGAATAGTTCAAAATGCATTGAGATTTTAAGTGGCATACATCCAATTAAGTAACATGTATTTTTCACTGTCCGTTGGGCATGGTTGTAGGTACACATATAAATTCCGTATCGGTGGGTTACCATCTACCACAAATCGTAAACTATCCTTTGATCCACCATCTGCTATACTCAAGTCCGAGCCCAAATCCTCTTTTACCATTTTTATCATATCCTCTCTATCAAATGGTATGTCGTCGTAATACAGGGGGAGAAACATCAGCCTTACTCGTTGTACAACAGGCATCGTATTACATATTGGTGGAAGATCTACACCGTCTACCGTTTGACCTTCCTCTATTCCATCAAACGGCGATTCTTGCACCTTTGGTTTTATATATTTCAGTGATAGATTCTTAGAACTTTTTCTAGGTGTTTGTTTTACAGAGTGCTCGCGTTTTCGTTTGGATCTTCTAATCGAAGCTTCACCAAGTTGTTTAAGCATTGTACGAACTTGGTTCCGCTGTTCCTCGGTGAGAGGCTTTGGTGCTTCTCTCGAGGACATTTTATTAAACAGAAATGATATATAAATACCTTCATTTTTATATATAAAATGCCACTTTATTTGTATCTAATTTCACATGATCGTCCAGAGATAAAAACCCACACTTATATCGGATGTACAGAAAATTTCCTGAGACGTCTAAACCAACATAATGGACTGGAAGCCGGTGGTCCTAGAATCACCAAGCGAGCAGCTGGATCATGGGAACCGGTAATCATTATAAAGATACCAGACGACACGGCGCTTAATTCTAAAGATCTAAAGAAAGAATGGAAACAAAGTAGCAGGGGTCTAGAAAGCAGGATACGACGAGGGTTAGAAATAGCGGTGAATAATCAGTTACAATTGGTAATGCCCAAGAATAAAAACAATAATATTCCTATCGTTAAATTTATTAATGATAACTGGGATGGTGATACGGTAAATATGACCAACCAACAATGGAAACGAGTGTTGTCATCGGAGCTTTAGTCTTTTACGCGGTACAATATTCTGACGTATCTGTGTGATAGGCGTGTCATTTCTACGTATTTTCATAGAGAATGATTTCTGTGGGTAATCGAAAATGGTGTCCGTAATAAATGCCCTATACCGGTTTACAATTTCCGTAATAATTTCTACGTTTAATGCTTCTATATCCTTTAATTCTAAATCATAGTACGATGCGCTTGGTTTTATTTCAGATGAAAATTCCATGGTTGTCATCCCCAACACATTTCTCATTATACCTTCTATGTGTTTTCTATCCCTTTTATCTACCATTGACAAATCGTATTCCGACGGGATATCCGTATCATCGAATGCAATTGACCGTTTGCGTTTTCGTTGGGTTTCTTCATTGTGCTTATACGACTCGATCTTTAGCTCGGATGTTTCCAAATCTACCTTAAGGGAGGTTATTTTGGCATTCATCATCAGGATTTGATTCATGTCGTCTAAGGTCATTCTTGGGGGGTTACACAAAATAATACTGTATCTGGTAGGAAATTTGGTAAACAATTTTAACCTCATGGAAGACGATCCATCCAATGAACTGACTACCTTGATAACTTCTTCTACAAATCTGGAATCATTGTCGTGTAGATTTCCGTGTTTCTTTATGGTCACATGCGGTATTACTGCTGGTGATGGCGAGTCCATAGCATATATATAAAAAACACCGTCATGCTTAAATACACAAATGAATTCAGATACGATCGTCGTGGTTGCCTTTTTTCCTCGTGTATGCATTGAATATTTACTTTGCCACCCATCATGTCCGTAACGATACTGGCGGTTAAACCTTGGGCCTCTATTATTTTTTTCCATATGTTTGTAGTGGCCTCTGTTATATTTTCCATGTTTAACACCTCCAGTGCAAACCCCTTTCCACCGTGCATATATCCTCGGAAATTCACCTTCATGTCCGGGTTTTCGTCGTCGTTTAGTTCTTCGATTATCTTATCTGCTCTGGTAGACCGGGTTCTGCTGCGAAGAAATACAGATCTCGACATTTTATTTATAATATTGTATATTTATACCATGGATTGAATCAATAATAAACTACCATAAATACAAATAAAGATACAAACCTACCAAACCACAAAATGCCCCTCACTACATTTGACTTTCGCATCTTGTCTTCGTGTTCACATGTGTTTCCATCGTATGCAAGTTTGTAATTTGAATACAATGCAAATCCAGACATAAACCACGCCAGAAGGAGTATTATCAAAGGCAAGACCGCCCACGATGCCATCTCGACCATTACACATGCGGATACAAATTCTAGAAGGGCAAATAAAAAGAAGGCTTTTGCCGTACGTTCAAAGTGTGTATCGAGCAACTGTTCGTCTAAGGAAGTATATACCAGAATATCATTGACAATGCCGGTTGTTACAATGGTGCAACAAATTATATTGATAAGTGACCATACGAAAAGTGTTTTATCCATTTCGATGAACATGCGACATATTTATACCGATGTGGGAATTAAGTCCATCAACCATTCCGCGTCCATATCTTGGAGGAAACGTCTATTTTCAAATATAGTTACAAGCTGTGAGGTAAAATAGGTTTCAAAATCCCGGGGAAGATTCAATACCTGTACCCATTTAGTTGCTTCTGAAAAATCCATCTCCAGTGTTATAATACAATCGCTCACCTCTTGTTTAAGATCCTTTATTAATTTAATGTCTGTATCCGTCCACTCTTGTGGAGTTTTGTACCCTATTGACTGTATTCTATCGTCGTTTACTATTCTAGATACAAGAAGCTTTGACAACACTTCTACATTTCTATGTACATCGACAGCCACGCCGGCCTTTTCGTGCGAGTCTACCAGTTTCTGTGTCCAATAGTGATTTGAATCTTCCTGTGCCATCATTTCCATCATGTCGTAGTTTGGTTTCTCTTCTATGACGATTTCCCTACATTTTGGACATCTTATCTCGTTATCCGTCTCGTCGTCTTCTTCTTTGATTTCTCTGTAGCGTATTATACAGTGTTCACACATACCATGTGAACAGGGTTGTAAACTCATAGGCTTTACTGCGTGAGAATAACGTTTTAGACATACGGGACATTTTGGTAGAGAGACATAGGTTTTAGGCATTTAAAATATTTATTAACCATTAAATAGTGTATTATATGTCACAACGTCGGATACACGATAGTCTACAATCACCCTCAAATCCCAAATCGCACTCGGTCATTTCTGCTCTGGGGTGGTTTCTATCTACGTAGTTGGGACTACCATAATAGAAATAGTCGTTTGTATATTCGTCGAAATGTTCTCTTTCTTCGTCAGAGACGTCGTTTAGACCCTGCCAAACACCCATCTGACGGAAACAGTCCGTCTCATAGATCCAATATTCTTCTTCATTGCTTTTGTACAACCAATCATCGAATGTTATCTCTACAAAGTTTATTTTATCTTTGCTCAAGTCGATCTCCAGATCCTTTATTTCTTCGTCTAGGGCCGCCTTACGCTCCGCCAATTCACGGGCCTCGTCATATAGAGTTTGTAGTTTGCGTTTAGTCATTTTGTAAATAAATATATGTTTATACAATGTATTTCTTTTTTATTACATATCTCTATAATTTCAGTTGATAGGTAGACCGACGGACCGACGGACCGATATGTCGGGCCACTTTAACGGTCCGACGTCTCACAACTGTTTCTGACCATAAGGTATATGGTATAATACTCCTTGCACTTTTCCTGCCTTTTCTTTTCTTCTATACATTTCTTCCAGTTATTCCACTCCTTCAACATTTATCAACAAAACACCTATATTTATAATGAACACAAACGATTACAAACATATTCAAAAAAATGGCACCATTACCTTTGATCTGACAGACGGGATGACTTCCAGTTTGAAGCGTTCCCCAAGAGCCCATGACTGTTGGTGGGCCGAACATCAATACGGGCAACACTATACTTTGTTCGCCGAAGAAGACGACCGTCTTTATTTCACCGCCACGGATCCAGATGGCGGCGGCGCCCGTAAAACCGGGTGGTGGATAAATAAGAAGACCGGTTATCTTTACGTACTTGCCACACACACTATGGGAGACCGCGTTGCCGAATACAAACCAGATGAATTCTCCCTGAAACTTGTATACGACCACGAATTGGATGGATTCTGGGACGGTGACATATACACATGGTACGACAAAGAATGGTTTCGTCTCAAGAAGGAGGCCCGCGAACGCGTGGTACTGGTAAAAATCGGTGCATTCTACGAGGTATTCCACCACGATGCCATATTATTTCGTGACAAATTTGGATTCCCATTGATGTATAGCACTCATGCGCATACCGGGTTTCCACAAAAGTCGTTGGAGGAATTCACGAAAGGGATGGATGTGAAGGGTATTAAGTACACTATAGTAAAACAAGACTAAATTTTACTCCTACAATTAGGACATGTATCGTTACTTTCTAACCATGGTTTAATACAATCACTGTGGAAGGCATGGGATACTGTATCCTGACATGGTAATCTACAAATCATATCCCCCCTCTTCATTTGTGCCTGACATATACTACATTCTCCTAAATCCCCTTCACATTTAAAGGTCGCTATTCTGGTTCTACTTGGTCGATTTGTACTCATCATCAGGGACATAATACCTTGGCTAAGATTGGGATTGGAGAATATTTCACCCACATTCGCCAACTGCTCTAGTGGGGATGGGGCTACCATGTTCAGGGAAGGAGGTGCTTCCGAAACAGACGGACTGAAGGAATCACTATTGAATTCGGGCAACAATCTTGGATGACAAAATACACAGGTGTTCTCACCTCTACATTGACAACCCGATGGTCTGTTTCTTCTTCTTCGCATTCTTCTGGTTCCAGATATTTCTCCCATCATATGATGAGTAAAATCACTAATAACAAACGGGGATAAGTCAACTCTATTTCTTTCCCTGTCCGGGTTGGACCCATCCGTGAATTCTATTGTATAACTGGTATATCTAGACATTTTATTTGTACAGAAAATACTTTTATAGTACATTTTATCCACTACACAACATACATCCCAACTTCTCTAAACAACCACATCCCTCGTCTTCTTCCTCCTCCTCTTCTTCCTTCGTGTTACCGACTGATACATTTGTACCACCACCTCCACCTCCTCCCGGTGCGGCTTCTGATGACATTGGGGCCACTACACCGCTGTTTCCTACGTTTAATGTAACTGTGTTTCCCATTTATACACGCAACGAAATTATATTTATACCCATGTTCCAAACAAAATTAAACAGCTCTTCTAAGAACCCAGAATGGTACATTGGTGCGCCATGATATCCTAGAGAGTTTTCGGGTCGGGCCAGTTTCATTTATATAATGGTTGGATATATTTATACCTCGTATTGAAAATCGCTCTCATCCAACATGATGGTAACGGTAGAGCTCATCGAATCTTGTCTCTCTAATTTCGTTGCAACCGCCGGTTTAGTTTCAATGGTCGGTTCCTCTTCTTCGGGGACTATAGTGTCCGGTGGTGGCATGGGGTGTACTTGTATGGATACCTCACATCCCATTTTTATTACAGGTCGGGGTATATATAATCAAACTTGTAATGATCCACCTCTAGCACTGGAATTTATATTACGTTGTATTCTTTCTCTACGTAACATTTCATTTCTACAATCTAAAGACAAACAAACTACCACCAGTACCCAATACAATGAAAATGACAAATCCAACCGGTGATCGCGCGGGTGTGAGACAAAAATTATTACAGAAATTATACTTAAGATGGTACCCAAACCATATAATACATGTTTCATTTATCTTATTGGGTATCAATATTTATAGTATTCAAAACGACCTCTGCGGTATCTTTTTGGTCTCCATCGCAATACCGGTTCGCCACCCGATAACAACCACTCGATGTAAAAATTTTTCCTCTCTCTGTACTTTGTAGGTAAAATGATAGCATGTCTACATATTACGCATTCTGTGTGATTGTGCACCAATAGGCGATCATGGCACGCTTTACACCATGAGTGATTGCACACATTGGTAAAAATACTCACAGAATCCTCGAGGCAGATGGGACATAGGTGGTCCATATATAAATTGGTACACATGCGAAATACTTAAAATGATTTGTTTTTTACTTAAAAAAAAATAATTATATAAGACTGGTATATGTAGAAAAATGATACGTGTTGCGTTCGGAATAGCCGTTGGAATTTATTTGGCACAGAACTACAATGTACCAGATGCCAAAAATTACCTACAAACTTTTATGATATACTTGAAAGATTTTGAAAAGAATCTGGAAGAGAAAGGAAAGAAATAGTCTTGTCCGTCTTCACCTCGTTGTAATAGACCGAATCATTTTGTTGTGACCACAAGTTGTATGCTTTTCGTATACTTTCCGTTTCATGCAATTTCAACGCCTGTTCCATTAGTGCTACCTTTTCTCCACAGTTGTCATCCTCTAAATCTTCGGCCATGTGTTTCAACGTCAATGCATGACGGATATTCAATTGCTCATAGTCATTCTTTTTCCATAAACGAGAAGCCAATTCTAATAATTGGTACGACTTTTTTACCGGCAAGTAAGACTCTTTAAAGGTGTACATATTAAAAAAATAGTCCGAGGCATATACCAGAGCCATTGATAGATGGTACCTATCTTGCATAATTGGCAACCCCCCTATAGAGGAATCTCTCCAAGAATATGTACGGAGTGTTTTTATGGATTCTATCTCAAATCCGACAGCTTTGGAAAACCAATCTTTTGCTTCTTTTGGTTGTTTATCTACTGCCAAGTCATGTGCCCAGTGTGACAGTAGCTTTAAAATATGCAATTTCTCAAATTTCCAACACGATGAATTACTATTGTCCCATACAAATAGTATAGAACTGTTAAGTGTGGTGCCAGAATCCATTATACTGTCCAGATGCGTATAATATTCCATACAGTGTTCGTATCCATTCTTGCTCAGTTCCAAGGCTTGGACTACCTTTCTACGCAACTCTGACATACGGATTAATTTTTTACTGTCGTGATCCACGTGCCGTTCAAAATATATAGGAGTAGTTTGCATTTATATGATTTATAACTTATATTTATACTATAATACATGCATCTTTATCCACTTCGTGATTACCAACTTGAACCCCGTGTTTTTTTGCTGCTACCTCCAGTACCTTTACACGTCTACTTAACTGTTTGTTTTCTTCTATTACGAGGAATATTTTAGCTTCTAGCTCATTGACAAACTTTAAGAGTTCATCCGCATCGAAATCATTTCTCACTACTGACATTTATTTACTCCGGAAAGTTATTTATACCATGGTTTTTATATAGCCATGTCTTGTAATAGTGCCTCCAGTGTTAATACCCAATACTCGAGGTCGGAGGCGTATGCTTCGACGAACGCGGCCATTTCTTTTTTTAGAGCGGGTAAATAATCCCGGTCTAAGTCTATTCCCCATTTGCATTCTGTCAATGAAGCCTCCACCGTCGGGGTAGGAGGGAAGACACCGTAGTGCATTCCCTTTTTACATTTGTGATATTCACCCTTGGCATCTTTAACCTTCTTATCTTTAATCTTTACGGCGTGTATTCCCCCCCCCTTTTTTATCCATGCCCATTCGTCTGCTTTAATAAGCTCATCGTATCGTTTGAATATTTTTTCGATGACCGGCAGGGATCGTCCTTTAGCCTTCCGCTTTATTTTATCACGGTTGATATTATGTGCTTGCATCTGAGCCAGCTGCTGTGTCACATAGTATTTGGCACTAAATACTTGTCCAATACCAGATGCTATCTTGGTGACCAAATCCCACAACATTTATATATCGGTACTACCTATTTATAGTAAAAATGGATAGGTTGGATCATGTTTCTCCTTGTCCCTACTGACCGGGTACGCGTTTCTTTTCCTACACTTTTTGTAGTCTAAATACTCTCGCATAGGAAGACGTTTGGCATATACATATTTTTCGAAGCAGGCACAACTGGCCCGACCACACTCCTTTATTATTTTGGTTCCTTGTGGGGTACTCACAGAGTATTTGAACATTTGTCGGTCCACTTAATACTTATATAGTTAAAAAAAAACAGTTAGACCACTATAAATATAAATTAAACCCAAATAAACAATGCAGTGTATATTCGGAGACGCAAAAAACACCTACGAACTATTTAAGTTCATTTCCCAGTTCGAAACAAATATAAAATTAGAATGTTCCCCAAGCGGAATAACCATGTTTACCATGTCGAATTGCCATTCGGTCTTCATTGATGTAAACCTCCCGGCCGATTATTTCGAAACCTTTGAGTGCGAGGATCCGGTCAGCGTTGGCCTGAATCTTACGGTGTTATTGTCGGCGCTGTCGGGAAGCAAGCCGAAAGATTCTCTCATCATGCAATGTTCGAATGGGGACACGGTTACCTTTACGAAGATGTCCGGCGACAAAGAAATGGAATACGTCATCAAGCAAATGAACATCGAGGACGAGAACATGGCAGTTCCAGATCTAGAGGAGAATGTTACGGTGAAAGTGCACACTTCTTATCTAAAGGAATGGAAGAAGAATATCGTGGACTTCACCAAATCAACACTTGTCATTCAACCGACGCCCAAAATGTTGAAACTCAGCAGCGTTGGGGACGGGGGGACGGTCAATGTTAAACAGCCAGTTCCAAGTATTGGTATCGAATACACCACGTGCAACGAACCGCATAGCGTTACACTAGGCAACAAAAATGTCACAAAGATATTCTCCCTCGGTGATGTATCCTCCGATGTCGAGATGGGGTATCAAAATGGTATGCCGTTTCGATGTAGTGCGAAACTATCAGATATTGGAACTTTGAGGGTATTCATGGCGCCGTGCATTGGAGAAAGTATGGATGACGAATAAAGTAACTATATATATATTATTTTTAATATTTAAAATGGCACGTGTTATTGACGGCGAAATAGATACTCAAATTCAACAAGACTCGGATGAAGACATTCAACACCATCATAATCTAGAAAGACAAAATCTGGTCGAACAGGTGCAAGCACATGCCAAAAAACCCACCTGTCGTAAAATGGTCTGTAAAGGACTAGTTCTTTCTGTAGCGGGTGTCCTTTTCTTGTTAATGATGATACAATTGTGGTCCGACTACGGTGAATATATTCAGACGCAGACCTTCCCCCCGAAAATGATTAGCATGGGGTCATACTGTAAAAACGAAACATCACAGGCGAGTTACAAACCAATGGAGTGCGCGTATACCGATAACTTGGTGTGCACAATAGAAAAACCCAGTAAGCCATTTGTTCAAGCATGTCCACCCAGTATGATTTCATGGACAGACAATTCGTTGATCGTAGAACCATATGAACAAAAGGATTGTATTGATCTAGTTGTGTGGAGTATATAAATAGCATACCAATTAATAAATGAATTATTCAAACTTAAAATCGCCACTTGTAATGGGAATAGCATTAGCTGTCACCCTATCTGTTGTATCTTATTTGTACTTGGACGACCTATATAAACCAAAGAAACCAAAAGACGAGTAACGCTGTGTTCATACTAAAATAAATAATCCTGTGTACATACTAACAATTTTAGAGAGGGCACCCCTCAAACCAAAACATATTTTATTTAATTTAATTACGGTTCATGCTATATTCATGTTATTTATATAGGTTATTCATGTACTTATTAGTATAACATGAATAAATTAAATAAAAAAAAAGTTTTTTTCAAATCAAGGCCCTGTCTCTAGAAGAGCTAGCAGGGGAATAGGCCCAAGTATTTTACGCCTGTAATAGCGTTGATCATGATGGGTCATGTGGGTTTGAGCTTACGCTTACACAGCACTGTTGTCAAATTCTAGTAAAAGTTGCACTACATCTGCAATACATATGCATAATTATACCAAAATAATGGTGATAAATATATATATACATACAAACATAATACACCTCGGATATACAGATAGATAAACATATATAAATATATAACTGAACAGACATATAATACGAGTATATACACGCACTTTTTGAACCTTTTTGACGGCACCTTTTGACCATTTTCCAGTGCTGGCGTTTTTGTTTCTGTGCGTGAAGTATTTATTAATTATTTATATTATCGGATATTGTCTTTCCCTTAGATTTTTCGTAAATTAAAGAGGAAAAAAAAAAATTTATAGTTATTGGTATGTAAAATGAAAAATACAGCTATACTACCTCAAACTACCTTTAAAAGCTTGCCTACTAACCCCAACGAGACCGTATATCGCCTACATGTCCTTTGTGTATGTATACACCACAGCGAAAAAAGAACACGTTAGAAATTGAAAAGAAATTTAAAATTTTTTTTAAGGATATGGAAGATTTTAAAGCTGGAGACGCCGTTTTGGTCCGCTATAATAAACAGAGCAAGTGGTTTGAAGCCATATTAAAAGAAAAGAAGAAAGAGGGGTGGGATGTGATTTGGACCTCGAACGGAAAATTCTATGGTACAACTACGGACAAAGTAAAAAAGAAAGATTTAATGGCTACCGGTTTCAATAAGAAAAAATCGGCGGATATCGCTGGTATTACGACGAAAATCGATATAATATTATCAGAGCTATCTGGTTTGAATTTATTGACCAAACGTAACCTCAAAGAATGGGAAAAAAATAAACTCTCTTTACAGCGGAGAATGGAAGATATCATTAAACCATTCATATTCGAACGCCTGACTCGTATGTCGCGCCTAGAACTGGCCCTAGATCGGGTTATTTCCAACCAAGAAAAAATATTGGAGCGTTTACCTAGTATCGACTCCCATTTATTATCGACTAGTTGGGAAACATTTAATCTTGGGTCGGACCACTCGGGCCACTTATAACATTTATAAAATATACTATTGGTTTGTGTTAAAAAAAGTATTTAAATACGAGAATTGTTAAGTAAAATGGAAAAACAATCACCTGAACCAAATCCACGCCTTATTTACTGGGAGGAGTTTGCCCTTTCGATGCAAGAGTATTTTCAAGCGTATGATCGGTGGAAGCGAGACCCAAGTCATCCGGTTGTGAATCGGATTTGACCTTTAAATTGGCAGCATCCAACTTATCCGTGAGTTCTTCGACTTTGGCATTGTCTACAAATTTAGCGAAATCACCTTTGACTTCCGAGCAGTAGGCAAGCATATCGTCCCAATGTTCTTCGAGTTCTTTCGGGGTTGTTTTACCTTTAGGGGTAATCTTACATGTTAAAATGGTACCTTCTTTTGGTTGGTACCCAAACTCACATTCGTGTTGTTCTAATAACCAAAGCGTATTTTCATCCACTAATATTTTATCTCCGTGGTCCAACAATTTCCATCCGTCTGGGTGAATAAGGGCAGGATGTTGATAAAACACGGAAAACACTTTTAGTGTATGTTTATCCGAAGTTTGTACGCGTATTTTTGTACAGCGGTTGGTTAGAAGAAAGTCTTTCATTTATAAAAGAAATATATAACTTATATAGTTTGTTTTTAAATTACGCTTTTACACATAGACGGTATATTGTCATGGACTTCAATGGTATGTCCGTCCATTGTTTTTAGATTGCTGTACACAATCACCGTTTGTGAAGATAAGTCTCCAAGACCAATCGCAACATCGCCTTTACTGGTGTATCCCAATCCCTTTGTTTCCGAATAAATGACGTGCAATTCACACCCTTGATTCTCTGGTGGAATAACCATGCTACCATCGTTATGATCCTTTGAGTTCTTATCCTTTATTCTGGTTGAAAATTCCAACGCGCCTGTACAGTGTATTTCACACTCGAGTGTTTCTTTTACAGGTAAATTTATTTTTACCATTTGCATCGATGACCCACGTGTCCAACTTGCAACATTATCGACTAGCCATGAGGTATAGGAGACATGTTCTATAGGTTTTCTGGGCATTTCCAATATATTGGTAGAGCTATGGTGTATTCGGAAGGATGAACTCTGATCCGCGGAAATACAGAGTTCCAAGAATTTACCAGTGTTATTAGAAATATTAAAATGTGTAGAGTTTGTTAATACACTCATTGTTATATCATATGTTAATTATATTTATAGTCTCAGTTACTCGACAACTCCATCACCAACTTTACATCCTTCGCCTGAACGGTCTCACGACCACCGTGGATGGCGACCTTATTTGCTGCTTGGAATACTTCCACCAAGTACGACTCGGCGCCCGCGTGTAAGGCCTTGTGTGCCTCTCCTTTAAATCGCATATCGGTCTTAAACCCCTGTGCAATCTCTTGCGTTAATCGGTTGAATGGTGCCACTGGGATAATATTATGGGTTTTACCCTGTTCTTTTTTAATTTCACGGATGGCATTGGTGGATGCGCGGCGTTTACGTTTGGTTTTCGATGATTGTTGGGTACTCATTTTTTATTTACAATCTAGATGACTTATATACCCCATTTTTTATTATTCGCCGGATTTTCTCTTTTTTAATGGCGGGTGGTCATAATCTAGACTCTTACCCTCCACAAACTGCCTCTCATCGTCCTTCAATTTGTATTTGTGACTGAGTTTATCTACAAAACCCTTTAATTTTTCTTCGTGTTGGGTTTTCGGTTCCCAATTATTGTATTTGTGAACCAATTCGTGTGTTTCTTGCACGAATGGAACAGAGGGATCCGCCGGGGTAAATGCTTCTCCTTCCTCGTCTGGCACAATAAAATCGTCCAAGGATCCATCGGATTCTTCCTCTTCCTCATCGAAATCTCCGGTGGGAATCATAACGTCCGTTGGTATTTCATCGTCCAATTTTACAAATGTGTTTTCGGTGAGAGGTCGAAACCCCAATTGTTTGTAACAATCGACGGCTTTTTGCTTGATAAGTGGAATATGCTCTAATATAGAATTTTTTGATACCACCTCCCAGTCTTCATCGTACTGCCAAACCCATTTGTTTACTGTGCCGCGGTTGATGTAAAACAACTCCAATTGGCCATCCTCGTTTTCCCCTACAATCTCACCGTACCATTCGCCTGTTTCTCCATATACTTTTACTAAATCGCCTTCTTTGTATGTCATTTGAATAAAAAATGGATATATATATACTCTATTTTACATTATAAATGGAACGAATGACAGAATTATACGACTGGTTAACTACATGGGATCGCTACGTGTCAACAGAAGATAGAAAACGACCAGCAGAAGAAACCAAATCATCTTCACCGAGTCGTCACCGTCGTAAAATGGTTCTAAACAGAGGGTGCAATAGTTCAAATGCATTTTCTTCTGCATCTGAATCAAACACTTCCGGTGAATAGGGGCCTCGCAGATGCATGGAGACGTATGACGTGTATTTTTCAAACAGACATAACATGACATTTTACCAATACCCTCTAAATATTATAGTATGTTTTTATAAAATTATAGTATATAATATTGCTCTAAATTAGTAAATGGATTTTAGACCCATAGATACCACCGCAACTATCACAACGCGTAATTTAATTCGCGTTGGTGCCATTACACAGTTGTGTTTGGTAGTGGTGTATCTTTCCGTGGAACCATATTTTAATGGTGCCCATATGTCTTGGCTTCATCAAATGCACATTTTACTACAACCATTAGTTATATTCGTTTCTGTATCGGACAGCAGCGTGATAACCATGGCAAGTATATTCATTGTAGCCGCTGCTGCCCTATTCGACGGAGTGGTCACATGGTTAAATTATATATCTATTACAAGATGCTTGAATGAACCCAGTGCAACTTGCTTCGAATTAGTGTGGGAGAAAGGTATATGGTTTTTATTGGGAGCTTGGGTGTTTCTCAATGATGTTCTATTAGTATTACGCCTGTTAACACTACAAAAGGTTCTTAGCAAAAAGGATACACATGAAACGGCCAGCAAAGAAGACTACGATTCGCTCAGTATTAAACCAGCACCGGTATTAAAAACCATGGAGGTTCACAATGCAAAACTTAGGATTATTCACACCTTTCTTATTCCGTCGGGTGTGTTGTACACCTTTTTTATGGTAGTAAAAGCTTTTGAATCACCATTGTACTGGATTACACTTGGGCATCTATTACTGGATTTGTACGGCATGGGAGTCAGTAAAGTCCATGATAGAGCATCTCTGATTATAACGCTGGCATTAACTATCATATTCGCCGGGACCAACGTATTCGGTCTTGTTATGCGAATGTCTACACCAAATGAAACACTGGCGGATGAATTGAGCTATTTAATTTCGGTGTTGTACGTGTTCTCCGATTCACTCATCGTTTTCTTCTCCATTAGTAACTTGAATCTGATGAGCCAATACGATAAATTAAAAAAGAATTAATATATATTACTATCATTTTTCTTTCTATATGTCTAAGTTTGGTCTCGATGAAAACGATGTGAGAAGGATTGTCGGTGAAGAGTTGCAAAAGAAAACGAATGAAAACCAATCCGGGTGGGATAGAGCATTGGGTGCTTCTTTACGACAAGTGGACAAAGAAGTGGAATCGTTAAAAACAAAGATTGCCAATATGAACAAAAAATCCAGTTTAGACATAGCATTAGGCTCTGATTTACGACGACTGAACAAAGAATTGAACTCATTAAAATCTAGAGTAGATATGCTAGAAGAACGTATAAATAATCCGTAATTATTTTAAAATGTCAGTGGTAAGACCTTCTCCAGTAACACGTGCACCACCACTCGAATTATTAAAATCTAGAGTAGATATGATCTTAGATGAACAAGACAGGATGAAAGCCTATATCAAAACTGAATTACAGGAGATAAAAGATAATATTACATATCTAGAGAACAGATTAGACCTTATGATCAAAGAAGATCGAGACGCGTTTCATGATAATCATGCTAAGTCCTCCACCAATAAAGGCAAATAGTCCAAATACCTATGGACACGACTATTAACATGAGAATAGTTATAGGTTTGTATCTACTGGAGTTTAACTGGGCTTTTAGGCGTCTGACTTGAGAGGTGTTCTTCACAATCTCGTCGTTTATATCTACAAGTTTTTCTTTGATTCGCTCTTCCATCAATTCACCGTTTTCTAATATTTCTTGAAGCGTGGTTTCTACATTTCCTAGTCTAGACTCTATATTTTGTAATTGCTTACGTTCTACTAATAAATTTTGTGTTTCCATTTAATAAAAGATGTACATTTATTTATACTTTAATTTTTATAGATTTGTTCAATCTGTTTACCAAACCTCGCTCTATTACGAATGAATTGTATTTCGGTTTCATTCAGTGAAAAGGTTGTTTTTTCGTATTGTTCACATACCATTTTCTTCAATTCATCCACCGACTGAAGACCGTATAGTTTTGGAATACGTGTCCGCATATTCCCGCATATGAGATCGTCCTGCTCCATTACATTATCCATCAACTGTAGTTCCATCTCAATCAAATCCTCCAATTTCCCCGGCCAAAAACAAAACAACATCCACCGTGATTTTTCAAACTGTTCCACCAGTTGCATGTATATTCTACACGGCTTGTCCATGGTTCGCTTTCTCCACGCCAGTAAGCGCCGGATTTCTCCACATGTCCAACCAACCCGCTGGTATGGGCCCCACAAATTGAATGATATTACCTGTGCTACATTTATGGTAAACTCATCGTCTATGGAGTACACACCAAGTCGTTTACACACGCCCATGGCATACTGCTTACCATCTCGAAAGAATATAACACCTATGGGTAGTTTACTCTCGTCGTCTACATTGATGCTTGTTTCATTCGTTACAGACAAAATAGACTTAATATCGGAACGGTGTCGGTCCTCAAAAACAGTTCGTATCTTCGCCCTTGTGGGACAATGATAACGACGTATATCTATCGGTGATGCATTACGAAAAGATGTCTTTATCTGTTCCATATGAGTTGGTTGCATGGCTCATTAACTTTTTGAATAAAAAGGAATGGCCTAATATAGTCTTTGCAAACAAAGAAGTCTTAGAATTGTGTACTCCGGATCTTAAAATTGGTCGGGCCACATGCATATTAAAACCGTATGTACAAAGGTTGCACGCCTGCTATTTGGCTAGACAAATGTTTGTAACTAGACTACACCAAGATATACCATTCAGATTAAAGTACCTATTTGTTCATGAGCCGGAAACTGGCCCGACCCATATTTGTTGGCGTAAGGTTCCACCACGCTGTCTCGCTATAGATACAGGTCTAGAGAATTGTCAGCGTTTATTATCGGGCCATATAGCTCAGATGGATATGTTGTTACAGGGGATCGACGCCGAACGCTATCAATGGATATTAAATAATGTACGAATCGTGGAAGGACGTATCAAAATTGGTATCTAACCTTCTGGAAGCATTCTATTGTGATTTAAGATTAAATTACGAGTATATAAGTCCCACACATCTTTTTTAATAAACCATGCAAATTTTCGTAAAGACTCTTACCGGTAAAACAATTACCCTCGATGTCGAGCCATCGGACACCATTGAAAATGTTAAGCAAAAGATCCAAGACAAGGAAGGCATTCCCCCTGATCAACAGCGTTTGATCTTTGCCGGAAAGCAACTGGAAGACGGCAGAACACTGTCTGATTATAATATTCAGAAGGAAGCGACCCTCCACCTAGTTCTTCGTCTTCGTGGTGGGACTTCGCCTTACCCGTGGGAAGAACTAGGTGCGAATATAGACGAAGAACCACGCAGATAAATTTCTAGTATATATATGTTAAATTAATATAGTAAATGTCCAAAATCTACTATCCTAAATTAAAAGCAACGGAATATACCGCCAATGGTGTGTCCTGTTTCATCGAACAAGATGGAGTTCACTACTTAAAGAGGCCTATTGAACGCAAATTCTACAATGGTATGACATGGGAAAACTATGGTACCTTATGGACCATAACTGGCCCGACCACTCCCACGCCTAATCCCGATGCCACCATTCTGAGTGTAAAAGGAAAACCAGTTTTAATTTAGAGACAATCCTAAAGTGTGTATAAATATTATTAAATTTAAATCAAATGCCCAAACACATATACAAACGAGGAGACGCCGCATTTTACAAATGGTGGGAACATATCTACCAAAAACAAATGGATTTATTTGATAAAATGAAGACCGGGTGTGCGACAACGTGCGATATGCATGTTTGGGAAAATCTCAAGGCGTATTACCACGGTCTTTGTGATGGTAGGAAAAGAACCAATGAAGGACCACTATAAATAAAATAGTATATTACCATAACTGGCCCGATGATACAGATGCCTAGGGTTTAATCTAGAGTATATATATTAACCTTTATTCCACAAATGCCTTTAAAAGTATCTAAAATACGCCCCTCAACTGCCCCTGCCCGATTAAAACGCCGTAACGCCGAGTGTGAAGACGATCCTAAAAGTGGAAACCTGAAACAGATAGTAGACATCATATCACGATGGAAGAAACTGGTCCCATGAGATGTGATAATTGCGGCGGTAGTCTCTCTGTCCGTTTAAGATACGAAGAGGGCAAATGTATTATGACACCCTGTGCATATACCACCAATTACGGGGGTACCTTGTGCGGAACCGGATGTTCTATGTCGTATATAAACAAGCATCAATCTGGTAAAGATGTCGCTAACCCTAATTCTGGGATGTATGTTCAGCGGTAAAAGTACAGAGTTGATACGAATGGTGCGTCGTTCGCGTATCATTGGAAAGAAAGTGATGGTCGTAAATCACCGCATGGACAATCGTTATTCGGATAAGGAATCAGTGGTATCCCACGGTGGCCATGATGTTCCCGGTATAAAGGTGAGCAAGTTGTCAGACTTAAAAAACCTTCATTTGGAACAACCGGATATCATTGCAATTGATGAGGCACAATTCTTTGAAGACCTGACAGAACAAGTAATGCATTTCGTAGAAGATTTAGGTATCAAGGTGATTGTGGCCGGGTTATCGGGAGACTACCAGCGAAAACCATTTGGAAGTATATTGGAGCTTGTTCCAAAGTGCGACCACTTGGTATTCACGCAAGCCTATTGTTCTTCGTGTAACGATGGTACTCATGCCTCCTTTACCAAACGAATTGTACAAGAAGAGGGTCAGACCTTGGTCGGTGACAAAACCAAATACGCGGCAGTGTGTAGAGAATGTTATATAAATAGCCCCTAATATTTTATAAATAGTTCAATTTCTTATAAGTATTGTGTTCATGTTCCTGCTAGGATTCGTTTGCACGGGTCTTCGGTATCCAATTTGGAGTATAAAGGGGCATTGAGATCTATAAAATGGCAAGTTGGTTTATTGGTGGATTTCTTATCGTAATGTTTATGGGGGTGGTTGCAATGGGTGCCTATGTCGGGCTACATAGCAATCGAATTACACCTATATAAGGCCTCAATTTTCCAATAAACCATGTTGAAACTATTTTTAACCGTCTTATCCATGATCACAGCCGTTATGGGCGGATATCATTGTCGTTCCGCCACAGATTGTACCGTAACTTGTTCGAATTTCAAAGGTGAAGTTCCGAAGCCTTGGATAGCAGTACCATGGTCTACCGGTCACTGTTATTTCCATAATACGGAAACTCGAGAAGATAGGGATACATTGCCTAACATTCGTAGGGAGTATAAAAGGATGCGAGATCGTTATAAAGGATATACAAAATGATTCGAGGTATATTGGTCTGGTTAGAAAAAAATGTTCGTAAACCATTGGAAGGTTCTTATTTCGACCAATACATTGCATCTCCAGCGAAAAAGATATACTGTGATAGTGTAAAACAGAACTGAGGTAAGTACATTATTCTCCAATTCTTCGAAAAGTCACCGTTGTTAATCACGGGCTCTGTTGTATTTGCTCTAACCATGTATAAATTAAAGTTTACAGTAATATAAAATGTTACCATTTATTGTTTTTATTTTATCCTCTATTACTGTGTATTTCTCATACACCCATACTCAAAATTACCTCAAACATAATACTATTCGGTTTTCCTCGTTGTCGGTGAATAAACAATACTACGTGGTAAAAAATGTTATTAAGGGGGTATACCTAGCGCTATTGGTCATACTAGGCTGGTTTATGATTATCCCGGGCATTATTCGCAACGAGTTTGACAGCGATACGATAAAAGTATTTGCAAGTATGTACGTTTCAAACGATGTTGTCGGTTTGTACAAAGTAAGCAATTTACCTACAAGTACGCGTTTACATCACACTGCTTCTATTATATTCTTGTTGGTGGCGTGGACAGTTGATTTTCAAGAGTCAAATGTTGGTCAGTTGATACTGTTATACACATACTTCAGTGCACTTGCATTCCCTGTAAATATATACCTCGGGCTTAGACTGTGTTACGATAACATGAACTGGCTAAAGAAAATTTCAAGATATGTATATACCATTGCATGCATGGTAAATTGGATAGTACAAATTAAATGGTATACACCCGCAACAGAAGTTTATGTATACATGATGATACTAACAGTTATAATTATGGACGATTTGGTGCTACTCAGATGGCTATGGAAATAGGATTTTCCTCCGAACCCGGTGCGGTTCTATACATGGCTTCTATTGCATCTCTTGCTCGTTGTAGTTGTTCTATGGCTCCTTCTTCGTTGGTCGATATGATATGGTCCATTAAATCACTGTTGTTTAAGTAACGTCTCAATTGTCTACAGATGAAATGAATGGTTGGATCTGGCTGGAGGAGAAAACGCTCTGCTACCATCACTTTAAAACTATCGCTGGCAATAAACCGAGAGAGGGTCTCCATTAGAAATTCTCCTACTATATGTCGGGGGTCGTCTTCCTCCCTCTGGCGCGCTCTCTTAATTTTTCGTTTCGATTTGGCGGTTTTCACCTCCGTGAACTCCTTTCTACAACAGGGACAAGTATTGGAAGTCTTGGACCATTTCACGATACATTTCCTACAAAAGGTATGTGTACACCCGTCCAAGGTGGCTTCGTTTTTTATCGTGTCCAGACAAATGTTACAGGTTTTGCCCTGTGATTCTGCTTTACGTTTAGGCATTTAGTTTTATTATTTCTAGAATATAAAGGGTGCTTTCTTTCTTTTTAATGGATATATTTCATGGAATTGTATTTGTACTTTCTATACTCGGACTCGTGCAACTGGTTGCGGTGTGTGTAATATTATATCATGCATGGAAATTTCATCCCATGTCGGGCCAGTTTGACTCAACCCCAATACTGTACACATACTAAAATAATCAACGCTATTTACATGCTAAAAATTTATTTAATTTAATTACAGTTCATGTTATATTTTGAGTTTTTTAGTTATAAATAGGGAATATAAGGATAATAAATGTACCAAGCAGTAGTAAGAAAACGGGAAGAAATAATTTGCTATGAAATATACAAAGGTATGGGCGTGACCGCGAAACCGGGTGAGGAGTGGACGATGCTTAGGGAGGATATGGTTGGAGGATATTGGCAGAACGTATGTATATACGGTAAAATGTATACAGTCGGAGACGGTACGTGGAAAGATTTAGACATGCCGGTCCGTTCGGTGAACCATGACTATTTCCGAAAATTCGGAACCAGTAAAAACAGCGAGAAAGAAGCAGTACAATATTTACAAAAAAAAATGAAGGAACAAGATGAAAATGCACCAGAAATTGTGACTGACAACAAAAAATATATTTTTAGGGGATGGTATGCATTTGATCTCCCTGACGAACACGCAGCGAGTGCAAAACTTAAACTGTAGATTTCATCAACGCTGTGTCCTAGCTAAAATAATCAACGCTATTTATATGCTAACGATTTTAGAGAGGGCACCCCTCTGAGAGAAAACATATTTTATTTAATTTAATTACGGTTCATGCTATATTCATGTTATTTATATAGGTTATTCATGTACTTATTAGTATAACATGAATTAATTAAATAAAAAAAAAGTTTTTTTCAAATAGAGGCCCTGTCTCTAAAGATGATTATCATTACACAGCATGAATTATAATTACGCCTGTAATAGCGTTGAGTCGGGCCGTTTTTAAATGTGGGGTATATATACACACCAAGTGCTTGTCAAATGGATTCTCCGTGCGTAATAGTACACAAGCATGAATCGGCGCGTAATATTGTAAAAATGTTGAACAAGAGGTACGAAGAATGGTGGATACTGGATACAGTAATAAAAAGAGAAGAGTCGGATATATATTATTTTAAAAATATATACGAAGAACCGGCACAGCAAGCAATACCTATAACATAATAATGTCTAATAAATCTAAAGGAACACTGAGAGCTTCTCATTTAGCTAAATTTGTAAAACCATTTAATTATACTTGGACCCACTACCGCTTCGAAAGAGAATGGGAAAAGTTTCGCATACAGGAGAATGCTTACTTTGGTCTTTTCAATACGAAGACTCTTGCTCTTTATTTCTCCCATGGTAAGATCCGCGAAGAAGAAGCATGGAGATCTCTCATGGATCTGTTTCTCCTTATGGAAACACCGGACACTCCACGTAGAGAGTCAAAGCGAAAACAAGCCTTCAACAAACATGAAGTAGCTTATGCTAAACGAGACCCCATATTAAAGGGTAAACCCATGGCTTTTAAAGGAAACGACGGTATCGACGCAGAAGTATACAAGTTTGCACCTTACAACTTAAAAGCCAAACCGGACGGTATCATCGGTGATCATGTGATCGAAATCAAATGCCCGGTTGGTAGATTACCTGACGGTATTGCCAGAAACTACAAGCTACAAATGTTTGTAGAGATGGCCTGCCATAACAAACGCAAAGCTTACTTTTACCAATACTACAACCCGTCCGGTTGGTACTATTTGTTTGAGGGTCTACGCCATACCTATTTTCATTTAGATGAATTGAAAAGAGACGATGTGGTCTACCGCCCATGGTTTGACAATGATTATACCATGCTGGTGATATTCCAACGAGTCGAGCGTATTCTCTATGCGCATGACTCGGGAAATGGTACCGACAAATTGGTTGACCGGTTCTGGGACTATTGCAAGAAAACGGAAAATCTTTGCCGACCAGACCCAAAGCTCAAAGGAGAAGAAGCAAAAGATGCATGGGAAGACCATAGGCAAACCGCCATCTATCTTATTTCACAGACCACAGAAGAAAAACTGATAGCTCATGGTTTCACCGGTTGGCAATCGAGATGTATCATTGATGCCCTATCGATGGAGGGAAATGATATGAAAATGGGCCGAGTCTTGGCAGTGGACAAGGAAAAAAAAGTTCTTCGTGTGCTATGGGAAGGTGAGAGAATCCGCGAAGATAGTCGGAAACCAGTCCTTGACAAGAACACCGGCTCCTTTGAAGAAACGATATCCTTCCGTAGAATGCGTCGCGGAATTGTTCATATCATGAACCATATGCACTACCAGATATCTGGAAAACCAGAGAGTGAATGGTTTACATGGGTACAAGACTTGAAACACGACCATTTGACCCATCTTCCTCCGAAGCCACCCATTCAATTTTCATTGCATGAGGTAATCATATCCGAAGTACGATTCAAGGTGATTTCCAAAGCTTTGAAACTGTTTCTATTGGACTTAAAGTCTGGCACCTATCCCTTCAAACGCGGACACAATCCCGAAGGATCTGGCGACCATTTGGTAACCGCACTGGATCGTTTCATGGAAGTAAAGAAGCTTAAATCTGGTAAAATTCTACGTGATACCCCAAAGAAACGCCCCCGTGCCAAGGAATCCAATGGATCTTCGAAAAAACCAAAAAACATATTCGATGCATGGGATGACATCCAACCGAATTATAAGTAAGCTTATTCCTCCACTGGATTAGAGAAAGAAGTCATCTCTTGAAATGCTTGGTAATCGGATTCCAGTCGGAGCTTGTTTCCAATATATATCACTACTCCTATTTCTACAATATAGAATATAGGGAGTACGTACGTGTGTATGGCATCGGAAAGCACAGTGTTTGCATATAATATGAGTGCTATCCCACTGCTAATAAAACTATTATTATACCATATCTTTTTTGGATTTCTTATACTTTTACCCTTGTATATGCTATAGCTAAACAGTAGAAAGCCCGAAATATTAATAATGGAAAACCGCCAAAGTTCCATCCCCTTGGGTAAAATGTTACCAATCGAATTTACAAGCGCTATGATTAATATTGAAATCATAATCATGACAGAAAAGAAACGGAACCCGTTCGGTGTTACAAAGGACAATGCCATTTGTTACAAAATCGAGTATATAAATACTTTGTCACCAAAGAAACCGCATGTGGCTGTTGTTTCATTTCATATTTCTTTATTTTTGCCAGCCTTCTGCTCTAATGCATTTGGTAGCAATGGTGCTTTTTTATTTGTTGACTCATATCAATACAAAAAAATTAGCGTTTGAAGATGTTGTTCCCTGTATTAGTTTAACCGGGATGTACATTGGATTTTATTTGACACAAGAATTATATCACTGGGGATATTTACCATGGTGGGTAACCACAGTGTGTGGGTTTAGAAAACAGAAGGGGTTTATATGGTTTGGTGGAGTTGTATTGGGATTCATGTTTCATTTTATGAGTTGGAGACAGAGAATAGGTCATTGTATTATGAACATGTGTAGGATGTTAAAGATAACACAGCAAAGTATGGCTTCTTTAGTTATCGTCCATGCATTCTTGGCGATATTATTTGGAAGTATTGATCAGAATGTAAATAATATATATGTGGATGTACTGGCAGGATTGTCAGCGATAGTTTCCGCATGTATACCTGATAATATGAGTTGGTTTAGTATAGGAATGTTATTTACGCACCCATTTTCAGGGGCAATGTGTATTATACATGCTATATCACCATATTGGTATCAGTATTACAAGAATAATCATTATAGAAAGGTTAAATATAGCGTTTACTACGCTTACCCAATATTGATTTTAGTGGGGCTATTCTTTCGAGAAGAAATACAGACGGCGCGTGAGACTTATAACGTGTAGATAGTGCGGCCATCTTTTCCTGTGATAAGAGTCTACGGAGGGCAGACACCACCTCCGATTCTTTCAAGGGGGTAATCGTCTCTTCTAATATTTCCTTCGCCGGATGTTTTTTCAATAACTGTTCCACGTACAGGGCAGTTTTGATACTCTTTACCTTGCCATGTTTCCACAGCCTTTTGAGGCTTTTTTCGGTATTGAACTTGCGATATTCTTTGCATGTGTTGGTTAGATTCATAAATTCGTTCCCATTGAGTAGTTCCGATTGTAAAATATGTTGTACAATAAATTCTTGCATATTAATAAAACACCTCATTGTTTATATAGTACCTTTTTTAACTCGTCTACTTTGTCTTTGTGTTGGACCATATCCTCTTCAATGTGGTCCAAATGTTCGTGCACACTGAATATGAAGTGTGGGACCAGTTTTCCCAATGTGTCTCCGCCTTGCATACTACTATACAGCGCCTGTAAAGATCGGTCCACTTCCTCGTCTCGGGCCGGGGAACATAATTTTTTTATCCAGTCGAATACATAGTTGACCAACTTTACGAAATCCTCAGGCTTATAACATTTGTTTTCCAACATTTGGCGAAACAATACTGGGTCCATGTTCTCCGCAATCTGATCATGAATATCCGTACGTCTAGGGACTATCTTACAGAGACGAATAACAATCTCAGAATGTAGTTTACAGACCCAATCGAATTTGTCTTCGTTCAGGTCCTTTTCGAGGGCATCTTTATAGGCTTTATAATAGGTATCTTTCACTTGTTGCATTTATATGTTTAAAGTTTATTTATATACATCGATTTCAATTACCGGCGTTTGCGCATCTTTCTTGTTGCATACTCCACATAATCTTTAAGTTTGTAGAGTGATTTGTGAGGAAGGTCTTCAACTTCCACGCCCTCTGATAGGTTCAAGTCAGAGGTGGAGGCGATAATACGCATCATGATATCGGCAATACCAAAGTCTTTTTCGATCAACTTGTTCATGGCGGCTCCCAACTTCTTGACGCGCTCAGGAGTCCAAAAGGCATTGTCCTTTGCCACTTGTTCGCGGCGCTTCCATTCCTTCTCCCAAAAACGTTCGGATTCTTCGGCATCTAGGATGGAATGCTTGGTGAAATATGCTAGATATGCCATGTGGGCGGCGTCTGTCTTTGCCTTTTCCAAACTATCGTTGATGACCTTGGCCTTTTCTTCCCCCATTTCCAATACCTTCGCGATATCGTCGCGAAATGCTTCCACCGTTTCGTATTGGTCTTCCCATTTGTATGCGGACAATGGCTTTCTCTCCGGCGGTGTTTCCGGTTTTAAAAGAGAATCAATGTATTCGTCGAAGGCCTTTTCCTTCTTCTTCCAGTCCTCGTGGTACTTGCGTTTGTCTGTTCGCACGGCCTCCTTTATTTGTTGGTCAATTTTTTCCGCTTGCTTATTGTAGTTGATAACTTTTCCCACATGACGGGTGGCTCTTCTTATCGGGGAGTATGCTGGCATGTTTCTGTGATTTTGTTTGTGGAATTGGATAACTTTGTGTAAATTGTTTACAAATCTTCCTCGTCTATTATTCGTTTGCATATGAAACATGCGCAACAACCAAGGAGGAGCGTGACCAAGCAATCCAACAAAAACATTTATTATGGTGTAGCTATTGTTATATACATCGGTAACCCACGCACAACTTGAAAACTGGCCCGACCCACGCACAACCCCCACGCACAGGAAAGAAAATTCTAGGAACGATTAGCATATCGGGCCATTTTATAGGGCCACCAGTGGCAGTAGTATTACAACGATATAAGTGAGAATCAACAAAACTGAAAACCACTTACTCCTACGCTTTCGCTTATTTTCTTGTCGTTGAATATACGCAGATTTCGGTAACATTAACGGACTCATTTATTAAACCAAAGAATACTTAAATACAGTGAAAATGGCAGTCTCTAACACAAAAATGAAACACTTTGTTAGAAATAACAACAATGCAATTGAAATAACAGTTACTACCGACCAATACGACCGAGCAGAAAAGCGCGGCGAGGAATTGGGAGTCCTTCGCAATTCCATTACCAAAGGCAAGTCCAACGGATGGGGCATGTTGGGCGAGGAGATCATCCGTGATTTATTAAACTGTACGGACTCCGACGACATATACAATTACGATTTAAAGACCCCCGGCGGAATGCGTCTGGAGATTAAAACCAAGAAAACTAGCATGGCATATGCACCCAAACCTCATTTCGAATGTTCTGTGTGCAACCATAACCCACGGCAGCGTTGCGATGCATATGTCTTTCTTCGCGTGAGCACCAAGGTGAATAAGGCATGGATATGTGGTTACAAAACCAAAGAAGACTTTTCTAGAGAAGCGAGGTTCTTCAAGAAGGGCGATACAGACGCCTCCAATGGTTACAAGGTCCACGCATCCTGTTGGAACTTGAATATATCGGAATTGGACCCGATTAGCGAATTGAAATAGGTGTATATAAACATTTATAAGATATATTAAATGAGCGACCCCAAAGTATGGACTTGCAACCCTGTGTTTAACCAGTTTAAATATGTTCCGGTTATGACAACAGAGGTGCCGTATTTGGGTTGGGATAATGAAATACGATGGAGAAGAGAAGAGCAACCATTGAGGGTGTATGAGTTTTCTCATGTATATAAGTGTCACGATATTAAAATAAAATGATTCGATTTATTCTGTTTATGTTATGTATTACTTCTATCTACGCCAAATGTCCACCAGACGCTGGTGCTGCCCTGTTGGACGATAACCGTATCGCTCTTGTAGAGTGCGATGAAAAAACTCTACGAGAATACTATCGCAAAGACGATTGTTGCATTGTTAATATAGCGGAATGCAACAATATAGCAGCAGCCTATGCCCTGAGGAGAAATGTATATGACCCTACGCCTCTGTGTCCACGCCGTTGGATACGGGGAATGTCTCGTCGCTGAGCTGTACATATCGGTCCACTTCTTTGAACTCGCCAGTAGCAGCCCACAATCCTAAACCTAAAATAGCATACAATATATTTCCAACTACATCGTCTTTTACCACCATATCTAATAAATTCCAAACCCCCACCCATATAATAATACCGCCAATTCTGTTAAGAACTATACATAATTGTGAGCATTTCATTTAAATCACTGTATGGATATTAAATACTATGTTTGAAGGAGATCCGTTGATGCAAGTATTGTTGATTTTTACCGGTCTTGTAATTTTGGCAGCCCTTGCATTGTACAGTTGGGACATTTGGGTTATCAACAGATATTGTTTTTATCGTCATTGTTCCTGTAAGAAGAGAGCGGAGAAGGTGATAGTACCACAGGCGCTGGTAACTACATGTCCAGTTACTGTAGAATGTAGAGAGATTACGCCGGGGGTGGTTATATTATGTTAAAAAAATCCTATATCATTTTTGTCTTTTTGAGCATCGACTTTAAATATATGATCTTCTTCTTCTTCGTATTGATCCTTCATAAAACGAATAAAAAGATATCTCGGTTCATTTTTCAAGTCCGGTACGGTTACATAAAACACATTCGAACAATATTCGGTTGTAAAAGATAGATAGGTAGACTGGCACACCGATATTTTCAATACCATGTTGTTTCCCGGGGTTGTTGTTATGCTAAAATTACCATGCATAAGTAATAACTCCTCGAAAAAGTCTCTATGTTTATTGGGATCAATAATATCATGTATTTCCACATCGAGCTGTTTGGCGAGTTTAAAACGTATATCGGGAAGATGTTTATACCAGAATGGAAACACAGTGGTCGATCCTCTCATATACCAAGATGCATCTGTATCGTTCTGATAGACACAAACAACCGCAAAAGAGGTTTCTAGATTAAATGTAGCATGTGCCCAGTGATAAGGAACATTAATAATATCGCCTTCTTCCTGTATACATTTTTTAACCTTACTCTTTGTTCGATTAAATATCTTGTAAACATTTCTCATTGTTGTCTTGCGGTTTACTAGTTTCGGTACCTTTTCAAGCGATTCGTACAAAAACCACATCTTTTTACCGTACACCAACTCGTTCAAAACATTGTGATGCATATGGAATCCAACTCCGGTTCCTTTGGGACCAATTCCATATCCTCTTTCTTTGGTTTCTTCTATACATTTGAACATATCCTGTGTTTCCCGTGGGATCATAGAGTATCCCTTACCCGTGACATAGGTATCCGATGGACCAAAAATCATCTTTTGTTTTTCATCAGACTCGTATATTTCGTCCATGGACATGTTGTGGTACGGATGTACATACCTATCTAAGAAATCAGTCATCGTGGTATGTTCCCAATCATCCGTTACCTTTCCATATGAAATATCATGATCAATTCCTACAGATCTTTCTCCGTGAGTTTTGTATAAATTATCCAGTGATACCTCTGCTCTAAAGGCCGAGTTGGCCTTCAACCCCTTTATTATAAATGGTTGGGAACGATCTTCTGGTAGCTCGCTGTACACTGGTAAGTCACAAGCGTGCACACATGTTACAAACTGGAATAACAAGAACAGCAACATTTTAAATTAAAAACACGCGTATATATACCGCAATTTATAGCTTAAAACGAATGAGATTATTATATTTATTATGTATCACCGTTTGCCAAGCGGCGTATTGGGAAAAAAACAAAAAGGACATATCGGGGGGCCTCTGGAATGGAGATATCATAACCATTGAAAATGCGTTTGATGAACCTGAACGATTCGATGTGCACGATGAGGTAGATTGGGTACTTCAAGATGGAAACAAAGACACCGCGGAATTCAAACGCTACGTTCACGATGGGGATCTATTGCGCGATTTTCAAAATGAATTGGACAGGTATAAAGATTTCTTTAATGATATTTTATTGACCAATACAAGCAATGATATGATACGTTTGACAAAATATTCCGATGAACACTATTTGGAATTACACACGGACCACAAAGAGGGTCGTCTTCTATCTGTCATCTACTATAATACAAAAGATTGGGATGCCTCCAAATGTGGCGGAGAGTTATTGTGGCATGGTGGAAAATTTAAAATGATTTCCCCAAAATACAATACCTTGGTGTTATTTATTCCAAGACAACATTCTTACCATAGGATAAAAGACTTGACTTGTAACAATAGATATTCATACGCGGGATGGTTAACAGCGGATAAGAGGTCCAAAGCAACAGAAATGTTATATCAATTGTTATTAAGCAGAGAAAAATCGAATGTGATGGGAAGACAAATAAGATTATTTAATAGATTAGCATGAAGAGGAATCAAACCTCAGACTAGTCATCAGACATACTTGGTTACTCTGCTAGGAATCGAACCTAGGCTGCCTTTCGGCGTATTACACGGGTCATGAGCCCGCAGCTCTCCCAACTGAGCTACAGAGTATTGCGGGATATATCACTTGAAGTCACGCTCGCAAAAAATAACTGTGGTTGCGTGACGCTACACCATATCCATCTCCATTTGTGGTCCTGTCCATTGTGGCCCGGACACAGGCCTGCTCATAGCGAAACCCACTGTTGTAGATCGCGGGGCGATTCGTATTGTCAAAGAAAGACCACTGACCGAATCTAGGGTGTTTGCACCCTTAACGCACAAGTTTAAAGTCATAGCGGGACTGCGCCGTAAAGGGGGGGATTAATTATAAGAAAAGATTATTTGGAATAACCATGGTCGATTCCGGTGGACGGGTTCTATACATTCTATGTAAATATTTTAAGACATATATATACTCGCTTTTTTATTTAAAATTTTAAATTTGGTAAAATTCGCAACTGGTTCTCACCACTCACGGCAGCAAGATCCCACTGAAGACTGTAGTACATAAGGTGAATCACGTATTCATTTATTACATTTTTTCGTAGTTCTTCTTGCAGACTGTCTTCTTTCCCCGCCGGAATAGCTTTGCTTTCTACAATTCGAATATCTTTAACCCCTTTTATGTTATTCTGTTCGTAATAATCTTTCGCCGTAATCCATAGATTCATAAGTGTTTTTAAGTACGCTTTGGCAACGCCGTTTTCCCATTGTGAACGCATTTCGCCATACCCTCTAAATTCAAAGTGCCAAAACATAGACTCTTGTGAAGGGAGTTCATTAAACATTTCGTTTTTCCCCAACGGTTTGTCAGTTGATATCGATGAAAATCGATTCTTGTATCTATTTTGAAACCCATAGAATTGAAGAAGACAATGTGGCTGATAGTATGCAATCCATAAATAGCGCATAACTACGTTAAACCCGGGATAATTTTCCTTGTCGATGCCCTCGTAAGACATATGAACATGAGTTCCACATGTAATTCTGGCTTCTTCAAAACCATTATCAAGTATACTACAGCCATTTGAAACATTCATAACTTTGTTGGTTGCTTTGCCGATCGTGGTGTTGCCGTTCATGATATTCACAATGGGATACGGTTTTTTTGTTATGTATTCTACTGCTTCTGTATCTTCGCCACATATTATAGACGAATCTTTCGTCGCCACGTATGGCTCTATATCTATGCCAGTGAGGTCGACAACAAATTCCTTTGGCTTTTCTTGCCATGTACCATGTATATACCATGGACTTATTCCGATGTATTCTGCCGTGCCATCTTCTACCATATCGTTCAAGGCTGCTTCTGGAAGTATCTTAGTTTTAGCGTTCACGTTGTCAACATCAATATGACCGTCTTCAACCGTATACACTCTAAGTTGAAGCGTAAAGACCTCCGTTTCATCTGTGTAATATTCGTCATAAACTACCCAAAGTTTTCCTTTGTATTTGTATTGTTCACCGAGGTGAACGCCGTCTGTGGGTTTCTCCTCATCTTCTTCAAAAACGAAGCCGCGGGTTTTCCAATATGTTTGGTGTTCCTCGTCCCCCAGCACCGGTTCAGGCGGCACCGGTTCAGGCAGCACCGGTTCAGGTTCTTTTACGGCTTTAGCACTCCGTATTTTTTCTGCGTCCACACAAGTTTCTATCTCAATGCCACCAATAATTCCCCTTGGATAGGTTTCCCGTATCTCAAACAGTTTAGTGGGTGTAAAGTAGGACATCTAAAATATTCTGCTATACTATTTATACATGTTTCTTATTAATATTATTTTCGTGGCCTAAATGCCCAAGTCACAACTCAAATGGGATGTATGGGATCCCAAATGGCGCGGTTGGTTTTTCTTCCTTCTTTTTCGTGGTTGGACTGTGCATAATTATAATATGCTTACCTAGATCACCCGCCATGCCATACCTACCACCGGGTATCTGGTATGCACGAAAGGTCATCTGGACGGAAAGAACCGCTCCCCTTTTAATAAATTTCGGATGGACTTGCTCGTACAGGCCGTCTTCCTTCATTTTCCAGAAGACTGGACGGTTTGGTTCACCGGACCAACCTTCTAACCGTCTAGTTAGTTGAAGAACTTCTACTTCTCCATCGTCATCCTCTTGAATTTTTACCAGAGAATGCTGTGCCCCCGATATAAAGGAGGTGTCGTCGTCGTGTTTCTTGGATTGGGGTTTCCATGTGCCCTCGTCGTGAAAGGCGGCACCCATTGCCTTGTTCGACCATTCTTTTGCAAATGCAATGGCTTCGGTTGTCTTCTTCTCGATGTTTTCACCGACTTGACCCAATTCCTCTGGGGCCTTTGCTTGTAAGGTGACGCTAAATTTTGCCTTGTTAACATCTTCGGTAAATTTGCCCAAATTGCCATTCGCCCCCAAGTCCGAAAACCGGACGGTTCCGGTAACCCAGAAAGTTACATTGACCATTCTAGTGTCATTCTCGCGGGTGATCTTGGGAATAAGTTCTCCGCCTCGCTTCTTGTATATCTGAACATCCAATTCTTCGCTGCCAAACTCTTTGCATTTGCTGGGGAATGTTTCTGTAGAGGGAGACTGAACCTCGGAGTCGGATTCCTTGTCGGAAATATTTAATCCTGTTCCGGTATAAGAATTACCAGACGTGGATTGGCACCGTTTTAAAACTTGTGCGCGTTTGGATGCAAAGGAGGTGTTTTGAACAGTAACTTTAGTCATTTTAATAAGTTGTTTGCTTTATTTATACACAACTAAACTCTTTCTTAAAGTTTTCTACTTTGGTGGGTGTACACACATATATATATGCTTGTACCTATGCGTCGGGTATCGAGTCGGTCCATATGTCGGGTCATAGGTCGGGCCACTTTATAAAAATAATATAAATACCGGTCGAAAAATAACTTAAATGGACTTCGATAGGATAGAGAAATTTTCGGAGAGATTGTCGTACGCATTGTCGTCTTTCGTAACTATTTTGATTTTTATCTATATCAAATTCTCTGACTATGGACCTGTAGTATTTACCGGGTTGTTTTTCCTCCTATGGTGTTTCGTGTTTTTTATAATTTACATTATTCGGATGTTGATCATGGAAATACTGTATAATATAATGTCCACGGGCCAAAATGTAAATCAAATAAAACTAGATGTGATATCAAAACCAGAGGAAGAATGTTCTATATGTTTAGAACCATGCGATCAATGTGTCGAATTGCAATGCGGTCATTGTTTCCATATAGATTGTATCAATTCGTGGTTGGAAGAACAAATGCCAATGGCGACCTGTCCCAACTGTAGAGCTCAAGTCGTTTGAGCGCGTCTCTGTCTGAAATAATGTTTACAACATAGTCCTATCCGATGCGAAGGTTCATTGCATTCTACCATAATACACTTCTTAAACTGTTTTTTAAAATGTTCTAAACAAAAATCATTCAAGTATGTCTTTTTATCACATTCTTTACAGGTTGGTACTTTGGGAAACTCTTTTGATTCCAAAGCTTTCCTATAATGTGACCTACATAAATGTCTACAAAAAACCATGCGGTTACAATAAAGACAATGGGTTTGCCAAGCCCTATAATGTTTTTGACACAAAGTAGAAGCAAAAACGGGAGAGGTACAATTTACAGCGGTACAGTGAAACCTTCTTCTCTGGTCTCGTTTGTAACAGGATCGACATAGCCGTTTGCGATAAGCCTTTTCCTTACAAACCAAACATAACAATGAACGCCTGTATTTTTCATATGCGAGATACCCCATGCTTTATTTTATATATGAGTATATATATAATCGCTTAATTTGTTTAAATGAGCGCAGAGCAAATTGCCACATTGGACTACGATGTTTATGCAAACCATAAAAACGAAGAATTATTGTTTAATGCCACCAACCATAACACCGAATCATTACGCTCCATTCTGAATTATTTGTACGATGTAAATTTCTATTGGATGGCCTTTCAAATTTTATTCACGATATGTCTTTATCTTATGGCGCGGTGGATCGAACACTTGCAAAAACGAATCGAAACGCTGGAAGAAAGCCGACCGGAAAAAGAACCACTGTTGGCTACTTTTTAGTATAAATACACCAAGGTGATATTGTAAATGTCGGTGTCGTATAGACCATCATTATTTGGAGGATCATTGGCCGGGGGCGTATTCCTGTTATTCTTAATTATAGGTCTTTGGTCAGAGTTATACTGGTTGTTCTTTTTCTGGCTTCTTATTCTGTGTGTATTGGGTGGAGACTATAGATATTATAGATATTATGTGAAGCTACCGACAAGCGAAACACAAACACGTAAAGATGAAAAACAAAGTACACAATTACAGTTTTAATTATTTTACTTGCAAGTCTACATTTATACACATGCTCTGTAACTCTTCAAACAACAACTTGGCGGCGTATGGAACCGTCACTTTCTTTCCCTTTACCATCATTTCATGTGCGTCGGAAGATACACACATTCTCTCATTAATCACATATGGAACACCGTGCGCGTTGAAGGAGTCTTTCTCCATCTCCCCTACCCTTAGACCACCACCATTAGACCGCCCGTCGTTAGGTTGGTGTGTCAGTTGATTTCTTCTTCCCCTTCCTCTGGCGTGCATCTTGTCATCCACCATGTGCTTCAAACGCTGATAGTAGGTGGGACCGAAAAAGATCTTTGCCTTTATTGGTCTCCCGGTCATTCCCGAATAGAGTTGTTGATCTCCTTTGCGATTGAACCCAGAGTTGTGCAATTCTTGCATGATATCCTCCACTTTTCTACCAGTGAAGGGGGAGGCATCACCGAAGGTTCCATTGATGGCAGATACTTTTCCGGTTAAACACTCGATTAGATGACCAATTGTCATACGAGATGGGATGGCATGTGGGTTGATAATTATATCCGGCACCATACCATCCATTGTGAAGGGCATATCTTCTTGTGTATACAACATACCGATTGTGCCTTTCTGACCATGCCTAGAAGAGAACTTGTCACCGATCACCGGAACTCTGGTCTGTCTGGTCCTTACTTTTACTGCTCGGTCCCCGTTCCTCTCTTGAAACATCATTACCTTGTCGATGGTACCGGTTGCACATGCCATATTAGAATTGTCTTCTCCCTCTACCTTGAGGCCATTGGGTGCTTTTTCGTAAGATACTTTTCCGATCACACAGTCACCAATTTCAACCTTTACACCCGGGCGTAACATTCCGTCTCCTTCCAGATTGTCATATTTACCCACTCGACGTTTCTTTTGCGGTTTTTCGAATACAGAAAACTGCTTTCCGCTGAGTGATTCTTTGATGGTCTTGTAGGTATCTGCTCTGGCAAACCCTCTGTCCAATGCACTTTGATTGACAATGATACTATCCTCCTGATTGAAGGAATGGAAAGGCATGATGGCCACAATGGCGTTGGTACCGGTGGGCAACTCATGGACGCCGTAATGGTTCGCCAAACCGGTTGACACTAAAGGTTTTTGACCATACCACATAATGTTGGTGGTGGTGTCCATTCTAGACTGGAAATTGGAGGCGTTTACACCTTGCGCTTGTTTGGCCATGGCACATTGGTAGGTGTTTCTGGTCCCCGGGTTGCGGTCCGAAAAGGGTATGGTACTCGCACATAGACCATTCATCATGGCGTTGGATATCTCACAGTGAGTGTGCTCTGAGGTAACATCTTTGGCGAAAAATGCTACCAGAGTGGTATCTTCCTCTTCACAGTCTAAATACTCAATAACACCTTCGCATAACAACTGGCCAAAGGTCATAGTATCGGCATCTTCAATGGTTTCGTATACACATTTTCCATCCTTTACAATGAGTAAGGGACGACACAACCTGCCAGAGGTGGTCGATATCTGAATGTTGTTCCTCCACCGTTTGTATGTGATGGACATATCTTTTGCGAATTGGCCGGATCTCCTTGTAAATAATACAGTGTCCACCAATCGTTTCGTTTCGGAAGTGCTCCCTTCGTATATACCATTGATATATACCTGCGTGTGTTTCAAATTCTCGATGGCGATTGGCAACAAATACTGCTGAATCACCCGACGTATGGCCTGTGGGTCGCGTTCCAGAGAGGTATAGGACTGAACCGACAATTGTTTTTCCAGACCACAAGGTTGTCCCTCTGGTGTCTCGGCACAACAGTACCTACCCCAATGAGACCCATGAAGGTAACGAGGCTTGGGCAGTTTCTGTGTTTTTTCGACCGAGGAAGACACTCTCCTCAGTTGTGAAATTGTGCTGATGTAGGTCAGGCGTTGTAGTGCCTGTGCTACTCCTGCTCGTTGTTGTCGGTCTACAAAGGTGGTGTTCCAGTTTCCAGTGGCCAAAGAGTATTGAAATCCGTCGGTTATGGTATTGGATTTAGACAACCAGTTGCGTATTTTTTCGTCAGTGATTCCCCTCTTTAGTTTCGGTAATGATTTCTGGCACAACAAACGAGTATCATTGCACATTTTAATCATCAAATGCAAGAACAGTGTAGACAAAAGAGTGCAAGAGGTTTCCACTCGTTGATTTGCCACGGAATCTCTGTCGGTAGGTAGTATCTTACCCGTGGCAACTGCTAATAATTCCTGTATCATACCAACAATAAACACCGCCTTTTTTTCTATGCTCATGTGTGGTATGAGAACATTTTTTAATGCATTGACCAGTCTATCTTCTTCGGATTGACCGACATTGTACACTTCTCGAATGCGTATTCGTCGTCTGGCTTCTTCCACCGTGGGTGGTAAATTACGAAACGATGCTTCGAGGCAGGCATTTTCTTCGTTGTCAAATACCTTTCGAATTTCATCCATGTCTGCTCCCATCGCCATGAGAAGAACCATCACCGGTATCTCCTCCTCTAAACGTGGAAAGGTACACATAATGCTTGTATTGTCCTTGTATTTGATAGTTGTAACATGTACACGCTTGTTACGCTCCGATTTAACGGCACAGGCAGAAACTCCATTCTTGAGGTACGTAATCATGCGGTTGTGCATCGAGGAGGTTTGACCAACTAGAGACTTCTCATTGCCATTAACGATAAAATAACCTCCGGGGTCCTTGTCGCATTCTCCGTGTTTTACCCTGTCCTTTGGATTGCTTAAATGACATAGGGACGAAAATACCATGACTGGTATTCTACCGATGTAGACATCGCGTATAATGGTATCGGTACCGTTGGATCGCTTAACTTCCACATCGATATAAATGGGACTGGAGTAAGTCGTGTTGCGAATTCTACACTCGTTGGGATAAATTGGACGCACCGTTCCATCCTTCTCCAACATCACCGGCTCTTTAACCGAACCGCCAAGTATAGTCAAGGTAATGCTTTGCTCGTCTCCATCCGAGTTAAAGTAATTTGCCCGTATGGGACGCATGAGGCCCACCACCTCCCGTAGACGATTTTTGGTAAAATCATCAAAGGAGTCTGTAAATTGTTTGGTAAGTGATATTTCCTTCACGAACCGCTTTACGATTGATTCTTGCCAAGGAGTAGTCATGTTGGGGTAATTGTTTGACGAGTCTTTAATATTCTAGATAAAACAATTTTTTAAAAGACATTTGTGTACACCAGCTGTATGAAGCGGTCCGATATTTATATTTTATAAAGTGGCCCGATATTTATATTTTATAAAGTGGCCCGATATGTATTATATTACAACTGGTCCACCCATAGTTGTCAGACATGGCACAAAGCTGTGTGTACCCGTTACCGAGCTATGTGTACCCGTTACCGACCCGTATGCAATCGCACGTGAAAACCAGAACAAATATGAGTTTACGACCACCCTCCTTTCTATCCGCACCGCGTGGTAATTGTTTATGGACCGGGATAAAATATGGGTCTAGGGAATATGCCATGGGAAGAAACTGGGATTGTATCGTCCGTGGAACGTACGGGAAAGATACCTTTTGCCCATGTTACGACTGTTGGGGTGGTTATGTACATCGGTTTATAAAACTACAGAGTGTTTGCCGTATGTTAATGGCACGGCATAAGTATTTAAACAGATAAAATTACATAATACTACATGATTTACTTTTTTTATGCGTAAAGGGGGAAATGAACCTCGAGTCTTTTATAAACCCATTGTGACAGTGTGGACATTCGTATTTTACTCTGCCTCTTAACTCCGGCGGGTGTTGAAATTCCTCTCCGTGTAGTTCTAAATTTAGTTGACATGGTTCACACCAACTATTAAGGCAGTTGTAACATTGGCGCCATTCTTCGGAAACTTTATTGCACGTAGAACACGCCACGACTCGATAACGACTCATTTTGTTAAGATTTGGATGTATATATACTCTAATATTTAACGCAAATGAATCGGATCGAAGATAACATGTGTTACCAAGCAATTTTATTCTTGGTACTATGGTTGTTCGTTTGTATATTTATAAATAAGGTGGAGACCAATTTAGATATTACATTATAGTTTTAAGTTGAGCGGTAAACCATGGCATATAATATATCCAAATTGTTATCGCTTAAACTAAAACTTTGTCCCATTTATTCATATTGTCGTACTATTTATATTACATTATTATACTTTTATCTTTTTTGATGGCTTCTCGACCCCTACCCATCCTCTTTTCTTCGCTCTGGATGCCATAACCTTGTCGGCTTTACCCAAGAAAACACCGTCGCCTGCCCCCGCCCTATGTCGTAGGGTCATGATAGAGGACTTCTTCCAGTCGCTGCCGGTTGTTTTACCGCACATCATATATATGCCCCCATGTGGCAAGTTGAAAGTCATCAACTCGCTTGCTGGTTTGTTCTTATGCCACCAACGGAATTGTATCTTTCTTTTGATCCCGGGTGATAAATTGACACACATCACCTGATTGCGTTCGCGATCACCGTGCTCTCCTATTCCTCCACCGGGGAAATAGAAGTTCAACTCACAGTATAAGTTTTGCATCTTTTCAATATCAAATGCATTGAATAATTCGCGCGCATGTTTGAAGGCTGGCATGTCGTCGTAATGAATGATACTACTCAGTCTCTTTTCGGGGTCAGGGTTCGTTAAATCACCCTTCTGTGCTACATCACCAATGTTCGTGTTAAGGCGGGCATCTTTTACCTTACATTTGCCATACGACCACATATGATGATCGGTGTCCTCATATTTTATGTTGCATATGGACTCCCACATGCCCTTTACGGTCTGGTCGGCCAATAGATTGTCTATGGTCATCAGGTACGCATCCGGGGCATCTTTAACACCGTCAGATAGATTGTGGATGCTATATTCAATCGTCTTGTCATCTGGTAAGACTGCGTTCATCTCGTCCAATTGTTTGGCGATATTCGTAAAGTCATCGTGAGTATATGCCTCCCTCTTCTCACCATAGGTTTTGGCCGACTGGTCGCTTTCGATACATCCGCTGAAGGTACAGGCGGCAGAGATGGGTGATTTTCCTTTCTTTGTAAGAGTAAACATGGTTTTGATTGGGCTTTGGTTAACAACTTTGTAGAATCTATGCATTGGTACCATGGATACTGATGCTAGTGAGTACCAACACTTGTGCGTGAGTGGACTTCTTATATCGGGCCAGTTCATCGGGTCGGCTAACGCTATTACAGGCGTAAAATACTTGGGCCTATTCCCCTGCTAGCTCTTCTAGAGACAGGGCCTTGATTTGAAAAACTTTTTTTATTTATTTAATTTATTCATAATATACTAATAAGTACATGGATAACCTATATAAATAACATGAATATAGCATGAACCGTAATTAAATTAAATAAAATATGTTTTGGTTTTAGGGGTGCCCTCTCTAAAATTGTTAGCAGGTAAATAGGCCCAACAAATTTAGTATGAATACAGCGTTGGGTGGCCCGACCAATCCGACCAAGCTGGCCCGACCAATCCGACCAATCCGACCAAGCTGGCCCGGAGAGCTGTCCCATAAAAAAGTTGAACTATTTAAACAATAATTAGGGAATTAAACACGATGTCATCCACTGTAAAACACTCTGGTCGTTTCTCGGTCACTATGACCGTAGGACACTCTTACTATGCATATGTAACTGGTAAAACTGCGGAATGGCATTGTTTCGACATACGTACTCCCGGCACGTATAAAATAACGTGCAACGGAGTGGACGACTACACCATTGTAGAAGAGGATCCTCCTCCAACAGAGAATGATACATCTTAATCGGTGTTAAAGTCTTTGTCCAAGTCTCTGTATGTGTTGAGGTATTGTTGAACTCGTTCCAACATGGCCTGTTGGTGCTGTTGCAAGGTTTGAACGACATGTGTGTCTTCAACATTTTTTGCAAGTTCTTCAATAAATGTTTTTTGCATTTCTTGCAATTCCTTCATCAAATCAGCATGAAGACTACACATAAGATCAATAATTTTATCCTGTGATCCACTCATAATATTGTTTTCTGTTTTCTTCTAAGTTTTTACTTTTATCGTATTCGTATATTGTAATGGTTGGTTTTATTGGTTTTGGTTTTGGTATCCACGTTCCACAGTATCCAAATACCCACGGGAATACGATTGGTATATTATATTTCTTTGCAATAAAGAGACGCAAATCATACAATGGTAATGGCATGATATCATAGTAACTCTCATGACCTCGTACACAAATTATCTTGAAGTTGTCTTGCACGCACTTCAAAAATCCCCAACGCTGTGTGTATTGTAACCCTCGTTCGGTGCATATTATTTCAGGAACTCCACCGGGTAGAAGAATTACGCTCGTATGCTCTAGAGCTCTTCCAATGTCTTCGTAGGTAGCGGGTATAGCTCCCAGATGTTTGGCTATCCACCCTATAATTGGTACCACGAATACTACTGGTGCTACTGCTATAAGTGTCTTGGATTTCGGTTGGAAGTGTATACCAAATACTGCCATGGTACAAATCATTCCATGGGGATGACAACAGATAAGATGATTTCCTTTGGGTATGGGTACCACTATCTCACCAAACCATGCTTCAAATGGAGCAGAGGAAAGAACTTCCCTTAAAGAGGATTCTTTGATATGGTCTACGGATATGTATATACCTGCTGCTACTGCCAGAGACAGTGGCAATGCAACTACAAAAAAGGGAATACTTAGACAAAACCCAACTACGAATATTGGTAGTAAAAATATCCACATAAATATGAGTACGATGGTGACAATCGCCCAGAGAAAAAGCATTGTATATATTAAGACATAATTTATTTATATATGCATTGTTGTATAATCACGTGCAAAATACCACAAGACATGTCGTTATACACTGGAAAACATCTGATGCGTTCATTCATCTACCCAACATTGGACGAGTTCGGTTATGTCTTACCAGAAGGAGATTTACAAGAGAAAGTCAATAGGCGATACGAGGATTGTACAAAGGAGTGTTCACTCTCCATTTTTTTAGAGGACGAAGAAGCGATTAAAACCGCATCCGTTAGGGCCGAATGGAAACCATTGGACACCACTATGGAATTGGACAGCCAAGAACGTAGAGCGTTGCGTAGAATGTCTAAAAAAAGACCCCGGTCAGAATCCAATGAATCATGTCATATATGCTTGGAACCCTGTGATAGACCAACTACCATAGAATGCGAGCATACTTTTTGTTATACATGTATTAAGAAATGGATGGGTATTAAACGACAATGCCCTGTATGCGACGAGCCCATCAGCGTTGAAAAGTATGTGCGAAAGAAACGACTGAAGATACCTTGTAAAAGGACTTTACCGCGGTGATCTGAAGCGCCTTTTCTTCATTCAAATGTAAATAAATATCTCGGTTACAAACTATCATTGCGGATATTGCACTGAGAATGTTTTCGAAGATATCCCCTGTAAATACATAATCCCATAGTACGACTATATCTTTCATTTTAAACCAATTGGCAAACAGAGCCGGTGCCGTTTTTATCAGCAATAGTTTAATAAAACCGGTATTTCTTAGTTTCACCGCCAATACGGGGTACCGATATAATAATTTCAACCGTATGATACTTGCGGTGGACTCCAACCATTTTGTGATATGTCTATCTTCACTATCTCTGGGATATAGTGGCCGGATGTAGTGTATTAGGGTATGCAAGGAAAAGAAGGTATCGTGCACCGCATATTCTGGACAATCGTCATAATATACTTTGTATAAAACAAACACGATAAAACACATACCTTGGGCATACCCTATATTGGGATTGACTTTGGCATATGCCATGAGTATGTCAGATATATTATTTAAATGTTTGTCAGTATTAAACCATTCAATGGTGGGGAAGGTCCGTTTTAAATCTTGTTCCATTGTACACTGATCTCTTATTGTATCAGGCGGAATGATAGTTGATTCCCTCAATTTATGAATTAGATCCAAATCACCGATAAGAGCCGCTCTCCACTTGGATGCTCTCATTTGATTAGCAGGTGATATAATTTATAGTACAAATAAAAAAGAAAAGGTATATAAGTATGGATGTTGCAAATAAAATATGGCGAACCTCGGATTTAAAGTCATCAGTGGAATTCAATTAGCACTTAATTTAGCAGCACTTATTCTGATCGGTGTCAATTATTGGGCAAAAGACGCGACCGAAAAACCAAACCCATACAATGACGGAGCCCTGTCTATGCCAGCCATATTGTTGATGATGGCTGTGCCATTGGTAGGAAGTAAAATGGCAAAATCAGCGTATGGTATTTCCAAATCACAGGATGAAAGTGATACCATGACACTATTCCGCCATTCGGGATCCTCTCTTGCCCTTATGGGAGCAAGCATCATTCTGGGTATATTGTTTGTGGATGAAAGTTTGTCGGGTGACCATAGAAATGATGTAATCGGTCTCGCTTGGGCGTACTGGAGTTGCCATGCGGTCGACAGACTAATGGATGTTCTATTGGATCACCATGATAGCTTGGGGTTGAATCTTCTCAATCCACTCAGTGGAGAATTAGGCGGTTACCGCATAAAAGATTACCCACAAGCAGATGTGGTAAACGCCGAAGGGGTAGTAACAGGCAGGGCGGTTGCCCCAGACCAACGATTGTTCAGAGCATCCGCCGTTTGTGTCTCTCTGGCATTGAACCTTTTCGGTATCATCATTACACGGGTAGACAATGATGGACATAAAGGTGTTATGGACGGTGATGGTTTAAACATTGCTGCTATTGTAGCGGTTTCCCTTCATTTGCTCCTTGCCTTGTGTGTAGTAGCATCCGCCGCCGCCGAATCTCAAAAAGCTCCGGTTGAAATTATTGCAATCAATGAAAATCCTCTCTATCGATCATTGGTCGCCGGGTTTGTTATCGTGGCGATTGGATTGGACTTTGGACACTTATGGGAACTGAATGAAGAAGCTACTTGGTTCATGGTTTCTTTGACCTCAGCACTACTGGCAGACGGAGTGGGCAGGGATGTCGCTTAAACAAATGTAACCCTAGATTTAATATATGTACTTTCTAATATACACCAAACCCATACTAAACTATGAAACACTGTAAACATATATATATTCCACCACCCATATACCATCGTTACAATAATACTCCATCGTAACAATTCGTACATGATCCATCGGATTGGTGTGCGTTTCATTTCACATCCTATATTATGTTGAGAGACACAGCAAGACATGCCAGAATAGAGGAAGGGGATTAATACAAAAATGGTCTGCCAGTCTTCGTCCATCCAAAAATCTCGAAGAGCCAACATAACTATGGGAAGTACAAAATATGTGGTCGTTACTACGAATAACATCATTTTTAAAATAAACATTTAGTATTTATACTAGACCTACCATCTCTAACCGTCTTCTCAACACCCTGTTCTCCTTCTTACACATAACCTCATACGCTTTTAAATTTGCTTGCTTGGTGGATATTTTCTCTTTATGACGAATAACAAACTCTCGTTTTGGAAGAGGTTTAACCTGTGAAAATACCGTACCAGAAAGGTTGTAGGTATCGATGTATATTTTCCTATTGTTATATTCATATGTTTTGAAATAACTCTGTTTGAACAGTAACGCCTTATAATGTTCAGTAGGGTTTAGTTTTTTCGAAATAGCTGCCTCCAATTGCACAGCCCCCTCAACCCTTAAGAAATGGACCACATGTCTCCACAGATCATCGGGTATCATACTATATAAATATCCTCGGTTTCTTATATAGTATGGAAACCGAACGACACACATTCGATGAACCAACACCGAAACGTCAGAGGTCAGTAAACCCTGATCCGAAACCACTTTCTTTTCGTTCTTATCTGGCTTCGGCCTATTCCTTTTTTGAAGAAGAAAAGTTGATAGAACTGGAATCGAAACAACCTCAAACTTGCATATCTGCCATTACAGAAGGATCGAAAAAGAAACAATCTGCTCAAGGTGATAAATTGATGTTCAAGCTAAAGAAACTATTGGATTATGTGCCCAAATCGTACAAGGGTTGGGAGAGGTCCAAGATGCAAAAGATCTTCCATAGAAATTTTATGCAAGCCACGTGCATGCATTTGTATCGTAACGACCCCGATATAGATGTTGATCGGGTGATGAAGATGAACGGCTTTGACAACCTGAAGCAACAGGTGTTATGTCTCACACCGAGGCGCTTTGGTAAGAGTACGAGCGTAGCTATGTTTGTCGCTGCCTATGGAATGACCGTTCCTTATAGTGAGCAGTGTATATTTTCCACCGGTAGAAGAGCAAGCCAAAAGTTGTTGGAGCTCATTCGGGACATGATAAAATCGGGCGAACATGCTCACATGTTCTTAAAATGCAACGGTGAAACCATGCTTCTTCAGGGGCCTACACCCCTAGATGTTCGCAAGGTGCACTCGTATCCATCCTGTGCCAAAACGCTTAGAGGTTGCGGTGGAGACGTCGTATATATGGAGGAAGCTGCCTTTATGGCCTTGGATGTTTTTTTCGAGGTGATTGTCCCCCTGCTAGAGATGGAAACAACAGCTCTGATTGCTATCAGTACACCATTAGACGGAATGAACTTCTATAGTGAGATGTTCGAGCTTAAGGGTGGAGATGGTAAGCCCTTATTTAATACTTTAAGGATGGGTTTGTCCTGTGATAAATGCCAGAAGCAAGGCAAAGCCGCTGATTGTACGCATATGGCCTCAGTAACACCACCGTGGAAGAGCGCTGCCAAGTTTGACATGGTTAAGGCAATTTACGGAGACCGTAAGGATTTACTTGCACGTGAGTCCATGGGGCAAATCACCAACGATGCTGCTTCTATATTTGCACAAGGCATGGTGGAGAAACTTCTGGCGAAATCGTGCTGGGTCCTTAAAAACAAAGCGAAGTACGTTTTTCTCGGAGTTGATCCAAACGGTGGGGGTGACTCACAGATGGCCATAGTTACAATGGTAATGGAAATGAACAACATTGTGTTTGCTGGGTTTGAGACCCATTCAACAAAAAATCACGATCAGGTGGAACACTTACTTTTGGGCCATATTCGTGCGATACGAGGTCATCCAGATTTACGTGATGCATGGATTATAAATTTTTTTGAAAGTAACTTGGGTTTAGAAGCCGCACACATGGCACATATGTGCAAGGATGAGAGACGGTGTTATACTCAGTATGAGAAGGGTAAATGTGGTGTATTAACAACGCATGATAGAAAAGAAAAGTATACACACTCGTTTCTTAATTACTTTAATACAGAGGCGGTACATTTTATCAACGATTGGGTATGTGTGAACCCATTTGAAGATGCCAACGATAGGCATAGAAAGGTTCGCAATGAATTAAAAAAGCAGATGTTGTCCTTCCAAAAGATGGTGATTGGCAATGAAAATGCACCCTATCAATTAGCAAAGCATATATACACCGGTAAATGTAAGGCCGGAATGAACGATGATATAGTTATGACTATACTGTTTACTACCTATTGGGCGATTGAATTTGTGGCCAGACGGTTACAGGCGCCGTATGAGTCGTTTGAAGCCTGTTAAAAATTTAAATTACTCCTGTATCGTAAACCAGTAGATCCAATTTGGCTTCGTATTTCCGCGCAATCACTACTATCATTCATTTTATTGTCACGGTCCAGTTCTTCTGTTCTTTCTTTACTGTGCAAAGCTTCATAATCTCCGATAAGCTTGTTTAGAAATTCTCTTCTTTTATTTAAAAACCAAAACCAAAAGAATAAAATGAAATAGATTTTCTTCTTATAATATTTCATGCGATTAAAGAAATTCCATAGCCCATCTGTTTTCCATCCTCTACACGGTGCCAATAACAGTGTTTGTAAACTCGCCAGAACTCCAACAACTATTGATAAAGCAAACAGTAATAGAAAAGCAAGGATTAACCACACGAAGTTTATTGTAGCCAAGATAATCATTCCGGCGCCAGATACAACCCAAAAACCTATATAAGAAATATGCCATGGGGATATATACTGGTCGTTATTTTTAAAAGCATCCTCGACCAGTTCATTGTTAAATAACGTGTTTATCCGCCAATCGTGCAACCGTAGCTTTCTAGTGATAGCTTTCATGCGTCTGGTGTATCTTAAAACGATATATTTCTGTTTTTCCTCTCGCGCTAAAAACTGCGTGATAACGTAATCCAACTTCGATTCCAAATCAAACAGCGATGAATCGTCGCAATCTCCGCCGCTTGCTTTGTTACACAGCATAGACATCCATTTGTTTTTGTCTTCTCCCCATAATTTTTGCAAACAACCCATCTTAACATTGATCTTATTATAATTTTTAATCATGTCCGCCAATGGTTTATGTAGTGGGTTTCGATTGGTTTCTATGTCCAGTTTGAGTTGAAGCATGTTTAAACCTTGAAAGTTAAGGAGATACCCATAGTTGAAAAGGAAGCGCATAATAAAAAATATCCCAATAAGTATCCCAGACAATGTAATAAACGTAGGATCCTTTTCATTGAGATCCTGATAAAACATTAAGTGAACTCCTATGATAAGGAAAATCATTGCAAAGAGAAAAGAAATCATCATGACTTGAATAATAGCGGATATACTTTCCAAATTTTGCAGATCATATGTTTTTATCCACCGATTATGTCTCTCTTCCCTATCATCCCCATTGATGAATTCTGCTCCCGCATACGACAAACGAACAGAAATAAACACACCTTCTATAATAGCAACTAGTTCGAAAAAGAAACATCCTACCCATATAACAACCCACCAGCCAAGAAAGTGCGGTTGTTCAATATATGGTTTAAACAACGAAACTGTTATTCCCAATATAAGTACCATGATAGTATTGAATCCATTTACCATCTCTTGGTAATAATTAAACATGGAAGTGATTCTGGCCTGTTTGTCAATCATCATATCATGCATAGATATAATGTGGTCGTACTCTGTATCCATGGTAGCCTCTATGGCTTCTAAACTTTCCATCATATCATTTATTTTGGCATCGTCGGTTTGGTCTTTTGTATCATATGCAAGATTCCAAATAGTCAATATATTGCCCAAATTGTTAGCGATGAGTGTACCCAAACCACTCATATATATGTATACCTTACATGTAATATATAGTGTAAATGGCCCGATACAGCTGTTTTTCACATATATATATCCCATTTCAACTCAAAAATGAAGCAAAAAGTATTACCCCTTGGTGTCAAACATACCCTAGAAGAAGATGACGACCAAGGAGAGATGGATATCGTATTCGGCATATCGGTTGTGACCTATTCCATGTTCATTTTATTCCGTAAATTTATATTCCACGGGGAAGCGTATCATCAAGTTGGGAGGTTTGTGTTGGTGATGACAAACATGTTTGCCTTCTTCCCCATTGCACAGGCGCAGGGTTTATGGTTGAAACTGTTATTGATTATCACCTGTTTCTCTTCCATCATGTACCACTGGACAGAAATAGGTCTCGGTCTACCGGGGGATGACGAGATATATGGAGATGTCGATGCATGTTTCTCCATCATGAGTATCGTGTCTTACTGTATACAGTGGATGCCTATACCACCGCCACCAGAGTCAGAAACTCAGGATTTCTTCGCACGCAATTTCCTAGGAAGACCTAAACAAACAGCGGAGTGGAGATGTCGTCTGACTCCAGCACTCTGTATCAACATGATGATAACCATTGGGTCCGGCGTAGCGACCATCGTGTTTCGTGAGTACGCTTTGTTTATTGCATTGGTATTTGTCATGATAGCGATAGGATTATCATTCTACCATTTATTTGCGGGTGATATGACAGTTAAATCAACCTATCGAAAAAAATTCGCATGGTGGGCCGCCGCGGGAATTTGTTTGGGTGCCTCAGCATTTATATTTCAACACATGGAAGATCGTCTCTATTGTCATTCCCTATGGCATACGTATGTGTTCGCATCCGCATATTCATTCTCTCGAGCATCGGAGTATTTGGAGTTTAAAAAATAGTACCATATAAATATGTACCATTTTGTATATAAAATGAAACTAATTCTCTTATTTACTTTAATCGCAACCACCCAAGCAACCGTATACTTAACCACCGACAATTTCGATGAGATGACACAAGGCAAAAAGGGCCTAGTGGCCTTCAAAGCACCATGGTGTGGTCACTGTAAAAAACTGAAACCGGATTGGGACAAACTATCCGATGCGGTCAATGTAATGGTTGCCGAAGTCGATTGCACAAAGGAGCAATCATTATGCCAGAAACACGGTGTGAAGGGGTATCCGACGCTAAAGTATTCCGATGGATTTGGATGGAAGAGTTACGACAAGGGTAGAGACTACAATTCCCTTGAGAACTTTGTAGAAGAGCATCTACAAGACAGTTGTTTCGATGACCCAAAATTATGTTCCGAAGACGAGCTAAAGAAGATCGAAAAGGTGAACAAACTAACGGAAAGTGAAGTGGAAACCTTTAAGAGTACGGTTAAGGAACAACTGGAAACACTGGAATCAACGTTTAAGAAAGCGGTGGAAGTTTTACAACTAGAGTACAAGAAACTGTCGGAGGACAAAACACTGGAAGAACAAACGCTTAACGCGGAATTGGGATATCTAAATTATGCCAGTAAACAGAAGGAAGAACTTTAAAAACTAACATCTTTATTAAATTGATTACTTATTTCACTGTACCCACCTATATACTTACCATCTTTAAATACCATGGGAAAGCTAACAACGGTTCCGGCACTTGGCAAAGACCATATGAAGTCTAAGAATTCATCCGCTGCTTCGAGATAAGCATCGCAATTGATGAATCTGGCTCTGGGGAGCAACTCTTTGGTTTTGTCACACGCCGGGCAGTTTGATTTGCTGTAAATGGTATATCCTTCTTTTGGCTTGGGGTACATTTATTATAGTGTTCTATCAGTGTATAAGTAGTCCCTAAAAATGATTTTCCACATTTAATACACTGTACTAATTTAGGCATATATATTGAATCCAATATGTTTTATATACTACATGTATGTATTCGCATGGATTGCCAACATCTTGGTATTTACATACAAATTACCACAGATGTATACGCTATACAAAGTTAAAAAGACTACAGGTCTTTCCCTGTTCTCTTTATTTATCCAGCTAGTCAGCTACACATTGTATATAATTCATGGTGTTTTTGTCGAGGACACCTCTCTGTCTATAGGTATGATACCTCCTTTATGTCAGAATTTGGTATTGATATCGATGTATCTATATTATCAAAATATAAATACGGCCCCTGTTGAATCAAATGAAGGGTGAAGTATCTGAAATTATTGATGTACCTTTAATAGGCATTGTTACGCTAATGGCGCTGTTGACTTCTATATGGCAATCCGGGTTCTTTTCGAATGTCTGTTAAAAATGGGGTATAAATATACCAACGGAGTTGTAAAATAATGTCTAAGATTAGCAAATTCGTATACAAAAAAGCATGCGACGACTTTTTAGGCCTACAGCCCGAAATTCTCGAACAACAAGCAAAACTAAAACAACTTAGAAAGGAACAAAAGGCCAACACTGACGTGATCAAACAACATATGGTTGAAAACGATGTGATGCATCTAGACGTCGGGGGTTATGAATTTAGTAGAGAGGAAGTACAGCGGTGTTCTTTCACCGAAAAGAATTTGGAAGAGTTTTTAGAAGATTCTAGCATTTTAGAAAATTATAGAGAGACTTACACCGAATCAGGAGAAAAATTCAAAATGAACAAACCGAAGCGTAGAAGACGGAACCAAGAGTCTCCCGTGTAATAAACACTATAAATATATCTTATCTTATACCATAAATGCCAAAAATAGTAAATTTAAATAATTTAATTACGGATACTTCTAGAAAAAAGTTAATTGTTTGCGGTGACACCAAGTTGATGTTTGACACGAATACCATCCTTCAGACCCTGATAAAGCGAATAGGAAAGGCCGATACAAAGTATGTAATGGGTTGCGCGGCATGGTTTACCAACACTAAAATAATAGAAGCCCTGTCCAAACTAAAGGGAGTTTCTATTATATGTACACGTGATAAAGTTGCAAGGACAAAGGCCTCGAAAGCAAAATATAAGACCTTACCCAAGCACGATGGTATCCCAACCATAAAATTATTGGGATGTGGACGAGGACGATCCGCATCTCTTATGCACCATAAATTTCTGGTCGGCATGGACAATTCACAGAATCCCTTATGGGTAAGCACCGGTTCATTTAATTTAACCGAATCCGCATGTACAAATATAGAAAACCTCATGATCATCGAAAACAAAGAAGTTGCTACTGCCTTCTTAAAAGAGTTTCAAAGATTATATCCGTTGGCGAAAACACTACCTCTAAAATAGCGTATATTAATATATTTTTTTACACGTAAATGGGAAATACTACTACCAATATTTCTAGAGAAGAATTTTCAAGGACAAAACCTTGGCTCTTTGACGAAAATGTCACCGTCGGTAATCAAGAAACACCCATTGTTCTATTTGTCGTAAAAGCGGGTTTGACCGGTGCATTCAATGTATTTATACAAAGACGATTCAATTTCAATGTTGTAGATGAGTTTGGCAATACTCCTTTGCACTACGCCGCCGAAAAATCTGGAGTATTTGTCAACACTTTGGTAAAAAATGGGTTGGACCCATGTGCTCAAAATTACAAGGGGCGTACGCCTTTAATTTCGGCGGTATTGAGTAAGAAGATAGAACATGTTCCATTATTATCCCCGGCAATGTTCACACGCGATACACAATGCAAAGGACCAATCCACCACGCAATGAGTTTAAGGGACTTGGGTCTAATAAAAGAATTGGTTCGTTATACACCGGCCTTGCCCAAGCATTGGGTATTGACCTACAATGAACCGGTCGACTATCATCTGAACTATTTTGCCAATGTAGAGAGTTTTCCACCTATGCATCTATCGGTTACAAACATGGATATAGAAATGGTAAAATGTATCCTATCATTGGGTGGAAACATAGACTCCGAATACAATGGGAAATCGGCGAAGGGTATATTGGTGTCCATCGGTGCAACTCTAAGGTATGGTGGAATTTTCCCAACCGACATATGCACAAGGGAACAAGTGTTAGAAATGTGGTCGGTGATAACAGACGATACAAATGTTTATAGAAATATGGATGCTGGGGCAGATAGACATACTGGTTTATTGACTGGTGAATATAAGTGTTTTTAATTTAAGTTTTTGTTTACATCGTCTATTAAACAATCTATTCTAGCCTTCATCGTGATATCGTTTTCATATGTTTTCTGAAGCGATTGAAGTCCCTTTATAGAATCTTGTATATGATTCTTTGCCCGATCCGGCTGGGTCTCTAGCAGTTTTTCTGCGTCTTTGTACAAATCTTTTATCCGGTTAAAATCACTTTCTCTGTTCGCTCCATTCCACCATCTATAAATAAACTCCGGTATAGTATGAGATGGATTTATTTCAAAGTGCGTTCGTCTTGTCCCCAGTTTTTCAAATGGCTGTAGCTTAGCCATAATCTTCAGGTTGACCCATATGGCTTCTTCTTCTTCGTTCATTTTTTTATATATCCTCATCATTTATACTACCGAACAGACGTTGTTGTTCATAGTTACTAGTTAATTTGCTATTGTTAGATCCACCCCCTTTATGATCAGGGTGATATAAAACCCCACCATAAAGAATAGTCAGAAACAAAGATATACCAGACCCAATGGACCACCAGCCAAAGTATATATCCAAGGCCGCCGGAATGATTCCCAATAAAGACAAATCTGCCAAAACACCTCGAAAACACTCGTTCGTAAATTCAAGTGTACAACCCGTGTCTATGGTATTGTACAATAAAACAGAGAATAAAATACACGCTACTACTCCGCTGATGCGTAACCATAGTGCAACTAACGCGTTGTCGGGGTCTACAATTACAGCCGCTGGTGCTATGATACATGGTATACACACTATAGATAAATGCGCATATCTATAATACTCATATGTATAACTTAGCATTTGATTCATATAACCGAATACAATCGTGAATCCAAATATAGCACTTGGTATAGCAACGACAAACCAATCAGGCATATCACTGTGAATTAAAGATATAATAATAAGCACGCTGGCTATGATAGACTCTATACGCATTTAATAATTTATTTAATATATTTATAGTATTAAAAAGTACCTACCCTAACTCTGGCCAATTTCTCAAAGGTGATGGCGCTTTTCGCCTCGTTTATCTGATCCAGTGTAACAGCTCCAATAATATCAGAATAGTTATTTATCCTGTCTACACTTCCATACATAATCTTTGTATGATGAATAGCACTGGCCAAAGCACCCGGTGAATCATACTGAACATTCTGAGACCCGATGGTCTCGCCTTTCTGAACCTGTACTTCTTCTTCGTTTAATTTGTCGGATAACCATTGTTTAATCACTTCCTCTGTACGTGTAATACCCTCTTCCAACAATTTGGGTGAAAATGTACCGGTTACTTCAAATACAGCACAGCCCTTCAGGGGGACCAAACGAGCATTGATGCCGTACGTCAATCCGTAAGTATCACGCACTATACGCATCAAACGACCAGTAAATCCATTCCCAAGAACAGCAACTGCCAGTTTCAAGGCATCAGAGTATTCGACGACCATACCATACTTTAACACCGCGGATGATTTCCCCGGTAGTTGGATATCGTTCTGTCTTCCGGTTGCCATGAGATCATTGGTATACTCGCGGTTCCACTCTCCTTTGTTACTCAGCTTGGAAATATTGTTTGGAGCCACTACAGTCACCAGTTTCGGACCGCTTATAAGATCCTTGTGTGCTTTCTCAATGTCAGTATAGGAGGTGTTATTCAATTGTTCGATAACCTCATCGACCGAGTAGTGATAATTGGGATCCGATTGCTGAAACAAAACTTGACGGAAAGCAACCTTGGCACGACCATTGACGCTCGATCTCGAACCATATAATTCGGAGCACCATTTATTTTTCAGATACATAAAGCTTGGTTCCCCCAATATAGGACAGTTCATCTCATGCAAGAGAAGACCGGTGGCGGATGTAATTACCTTCTCATCGTTTGGTATGGAAGCCTGAATATGAAGCGCATCTACACCCGGAGAAATATGACGCTGAATATTGCGCTGAGACAAGTATTCGTATAGTTGGTTTTCAGTACAGGTGGTCGTTTTCAATTTAAATCCCTTTGGTATCAAGTCCGCCAATAGGTTTTTGTTTACATAAGAAGCCAAAGAAACACCGGAATCCTGAATGGAAATGCGAACATCTGCTTTGCCATTCGCATAGTTGGTAAATTCGCCATTGGAAGCTTCGAAGGAAGCGCCTTCATTGGAAGGTACAGAAGAAGTTTGGAATTCTTTGGTGTCCAATTTGGGATAGGTCTCTGTTACAATATCTGGCGCAACATCGCCCGGCAGCAACCACCCAACGGTGCTACGTCGTTCATCAAAGTATTTGGCAGCCACGCGTTTGACATCTTTCTCGTCTATACTACTTAATACCTCCAATCGCTTATGAACATCGAATGGATCTCCTCTAGCAATGGCCTCGTTAATGGCCATGGCAGTGTTTCTCGTCCCCAACATTTCATTGTCCCAGCTGTTTTTGATGTATTGTTTAGCTCTTGCAATGTGTTCTTTCATGTTCATTGTCTGGAACATGTCTGTGATCGTATGAATAGTATTTTCTGCTGTTTGTAGAGCATCTTCGGTAGCTCGATTGGTAGTTCCCCATATACTAAATAAGTATGGGTCGCGCATCCTTTCCCACTCTGCTATGATGTCGTGAATGGGTAAAGACTCATCCTTTTTGAATTGCTCCGATAGCGCCTGTGGTCCTTTGGATATGATATTGGCAATGACCTCCAACACGATAGCGTCATGATGAAGACCATTTGGTGCCTTAAAGGAAATGCACATTAGAGCACAGTTGGTGGGTCGTTGCATCATGACCCTACGCTGCCCCATCTGTGTAGGTTCGGTAGTGTACATGGTTGGTACACTTGGATCCGCTTCATCGAACTTGCTAAACTCATTATGAACCATTTCCATCACCGCATTGGTGTCAAAGTTCCCACAAAAAGTGTAGGTAGCATTACTGGGCTTGTAAAAGGTGTCGTGAAATTTACGTAAAGCTTCAGCAGAGACATTCTCGATCTCTGAACGCCATCCTATGGTACTGTGGTGGTAAGGATGTGCCATAAAAGCAGTCGCCATGACTCTTTTTTGCAAGACTTCGAAGTCGTTGTTTTCACCTCGCTCAAATTCATTGCGTACAACTGTCATTTCTTTCTTTAGTTCGCATGCGTCCAATAATGGCTGAAACATTCGGTCGGCTTCTCGCTTTACCACTTCATTGAGTTTATCACTGTCTATTACGGCGAAATAGTTGGTTCTGTCGGTGTAAGTGGTGGCATTCATGTAGGCACCGTACTCTTCCAGTTTCCACATGCCATTCCTAAGCTTTTTATTAAAATTTTTGCTACCCTTAAACATTCCGTGCTCAAGGTAGTGCGTCGCACCACGAACTCCTAAACCTTCATTCCTAGAACCAACACGGTAGGTGATATTTGCGGTGGTAATGTTTAGTCCGGGTTTGGGTACCAATAAGAGTGTTAGACCAGATGTATGTGTAAATTCATAGATACCTTCAGCCGCACGTTTGGGTGTAAAGTTGTCCATTTATCTTATATTTAAATATCTTATATACTCTTAATCACTATTATACTGTTTCATTTGTTCTATTACCTTCTCTCTTACAACTTCCAATATGGTAGGTTGTAATTCGTTAGGGATGTCTCCCCAATCTCCCATTTGCAATATACCCCCGGCGTAATCACCGGATATATATTTCACTCCAGATGGCAACCGAAAGGCCATTCTAAAATCTCCGCCGTACTCTGGGTCTAACTCGTCCATCCATGTTAAAAAATTAACACGTTTTATGTTTGGCCATTTGCACGACTTTATTATCTCCATATAGTCGGTTAGATCACGGCGGTAAAATTCTTCCAAGTATTTTATCAGGTCGCCCATAGTCTTATCACCGTTCTGTTTGATGTATTCTTCTACTTGTTTTCGAAGTTCGGTGGTCTCTATCTTTACCTTTGGCGTGGCCAAATCTTCCACAGCCTCTGTGAGCCTTTCCAATACTTCCTCAAGCTTTGGTTTGGCCTTACGACGACTACGCACGCATGGTTTGGGGGAAGGTGGTTTCACCAACTGTGATATATTGCCAATTTTACTCACTTCCTCGTAAAAAGTATATACATGCACAATCCCGCCCGGGACTCTACAATATGTGTATTTATTACCATCGTAAGAAGATAAATTGTAGTCGTCTACTATACTGAAACCACCATCCATAACATACCGCTCTTGGTCACCGGTGATTTTTGTGAATGCCATATAAATATAACTTTATCTTATTTATATTATGAAATATTTGTATCTATCTTCCCGTGGTATAGAGGGCTTATGTGATCCAAAGACGCACATTATAGAAGATTTTATGTTTAGAAACCAGCAATTTTTTTGTACAAAATTAGAGAGAAACAATATCATGGGGAGCTTTGATTTTATATTAAAATCTTACAAATTCAATATACTATTGGTAGATATAAAAGAAAAAGAAATTAATATGTTTTTAAAATGGAAACAAAGATGTTTCCCCGCGGATATAGAAACGCATGTAAATATATATGAAACACGCGACAAGGACGAATGCTTATACTTGTTGCAAACCGACATGAATTTAATGGTAACTGGGTATTTCTTCAAGCGGTTCATGGCGGTACTGTCGATGATAACACCCATAACAGACGAGCGACCCGTTTAATAGTATCATTTGTCGGTATTTACTTCCGCATTTTGAACAAGTTCGGTATTTGAATGGCATCTTTTATCACCATCTGGTTCCTTATATAGTTTAATTTTAATACCAACGCGGTCCCCGGTCCAAATAATGTCCAGTTTTTGAAGAGTAAACCGATACTTCAAGGCAAAGGTAGTAAGAAATAGCGCCTTGTAACAAAGTCCCCCGGCAGCGATGATCTGTACATCGTTTACATTATACAGGACCGTGCGAAGGTTTTTGATAGAAGAGTTCTTCGCAACCCTTATCACCAAGGTATCTGTATATTCTTTGGGTTCTTCGGTCTCTACTGGCTCCTCGCACGTAACATCGAAAGAGAATATGGTATGTGTCCGATCATCCTCCGTGTAGTGTACATTGGTTTTTTCGACTTTGAATTCTTTGGATATGTAGTAACATACCCACACGCCGAGATTCATGCGCAACCCGCCTGCTACCACCGAAACCTTTTCATGGTTTTTTAAATATGCTTTTATCAAATTACAGTAAAATTTTGAAGAACCCTTACCAATATTAATTTTAGTCATTTATCTACAAACGGGTGGACTTATATACTAACAAAACCATTCTGGTTTGTTTTGCTTCCAGACCATCTTAAAATTGTCTCGTTTGCTCCTGTAATAGTTTCGATAGGATTCTACGCCCAATAAATTGCCGTGTTTGTCACGGACATAATACTCGTTTGGCATACACAATGGGATACGTTTCAACCCAGATGTAATATCATGGTAGGCAAAATCTACCGACTTACACTTTTTCATGGGTGGCTCCTCCAATTGTTGGGGTGGGAACCCCCATTGGTACAACTGCCGCAAATGTGCTTCGGTTTTGTGGTATTTTCCGTAACGCTGCGTGTACTCCGCGCATAACAAGAGTCCGTAGTAACATGCGAACATGTAATTGGCTTCGTCTTTGCGAACCCATATCGACATGGGGTGATTGACATGCGTCTTGCGGTACGGTTGCAATTCCGACGGGGGCAACTGTTTGACGCGGCAATGCCATGCGCTGTATAACAACTGGGCGGTTTCTAAAATCATTTTGATGACATGTTTGTCGCATGCTGAATTGGCACACTTGCTTAAATATACGTCAAGGAAAAATAAATTCATTATCACTGATTAATTTTGTACTTCATTAAATAATTTTTATTAAATATGTGTGCACCCATGTATGCGCATGGTCGGTCACGCACTCACGCACATCGGGCCAGTTGGTCGGGGCTCAACGCTATTACAGGCGTAATCTTAAGACCTGCTGTGTAAGCCTAGCCCAACTCAGAGACAGGGCCTTGATTTGAAAAACTTTTTTTATTTATTTAATTTATTCATAATATACTAATAAGTACATG